CCCCTCACATGTGTAACTTTCAAAAATTGAGTATTTCAACTCTATAAATCAGTTGGTAAATTCCCGAATACTCACGCTATTTTGTTTTTCAAAAATCTAGCATTTCAACTTTATAAATCAGTTAGTAAACCCCTGAATACTCACACTATTTCTTACGCGGGGCTTTAATCACCCCACTTGAAGTACTCACCCAATCCACACCTTTCTCACGAGAACTCACGATAGTCATACCAGACTCACGCAGTCTCCCCAGGTGCTCCGAATACCACCTTTCCACCGCACGAGTAAGCTCAGAACTCACGTGATTGTTGAATCCTATAAATTCTACCCTGTCTAATACATACTCAGTAAGTGCGCGTTTCCCTGAAATATTATTGTCTACACAAACGCAGAATAGCCAATCGGATAGCATTCCTAGCAGAAAGCTACTAGATATTACAGAACCTTCGGAAGCCATAATAATCAAAACTTTCGCAGGTCGAAAGCCTACCAGACTTCCGTTATTCCTACCGGAAAATAGAGTCTTATCCGAAAAGATAAGTCTTAGATCAATAATAGCACTCGGTCTATATAATGATTCTAGTGGAGATCCAATGCTATTCATTTCCACTCCTTAAGAGATACCAGACGTTTTATAAAATCTGCTTCCATATGCGCTTTAAAGAAATCTATAGGGTCTTCCTCATTGATACCGTGTTTTAAGTAAAAGATCTCCACTTTAGCCCAGTAGTACTTACGTACTAATCTATCAAAGTTAGATGTTGCTTGCGCTCTTGTATAATGGCCTTCTGACTCTAGAACTTTGCCATCTTTAGTTATCTCATAACCTGTATGGGACAATCTAAGGCCATACCCTAGCTCTTTAGTTAGAATGTCCGCAATTCTAATATTTTTACGGGGATCGTCAGCCATTCTTTTGTCTACTTGTTTAGTAGTTATATCAGTCATTTAGCATCTCCTCAATGATTTCTTCTAGTTCTTTAACTCTAGCTTCATAAGCAAACTTATCTAACTCATAATAGACTTCGTAGTGTATTTGGGTATCCAATAAATATCTTGGACCAAAGATATGTAACTCTGAATCTCCTAGGTGTATGATTATGTAGTTAATATAATAGCTTATTGTCCAACCTTTGTCTAATAAGTATTGTCTTGTGTCCATACTTCTGCCTCCTGTTCTGTTAACCATATGATTTGAAGGGGATACTCAGTAATTTCAATCCACTTCCCTTTCTTATTTTTAAATCTATAATCAACCATAGTTGTAATATGTGGATGGGACAGCTCACCTGTAGCTGGATGCTTACAGTACTCTATCCTAGTGTAAGGTCCTTTAAGGACTTCAGAGCACTCTCTATATCCATTTTCTTTACTACGGTACGGATGAGGGTGATAGGGAGTAACATTCATGTTAATGTTAGTATCACTCATAATGTCTCCTCGGCGAGTTTATCTTAGTTAAATTAAATTATTGAGTTTACATTTTCTAATAATTATATTATACTAAATTCATAACTAAAATGCAAATGAAATTTAAGAAGGAATTCACTATGGCTAACGACCTATTAGTACCAGATTTAATGTCCCCAGAAGGGATGGAAGTTATTGACGCTTATATAGCAAACGGAAGTGACGTGCCAGCGACGGCACGGTTCCTAGGTATCACAGAAGTCCAGTGTAGAATGATGCTGCAAAAACCAGAAGTTAAAAACTATATTAATACTTTATTCATGGAAAGTGGGTATAGAAATAGAGATAAGCTTTTTGGTGTCCTGGATGAGATTATCGATAGAAAAGTTTCTACCTTAAGAGACAACCCTGAATACGGTTCTGACCAGGATATCATGGATATTTTATGGAAAGCCCACAAAATGAAGATGGAAGAAATGAAAATGCTTATTCAACTTGAAGAAGCTAAGAGCAAAAACGCAGGAACACAGAATAATACTCAAAATAACATTATCCTAGGAAGTAATGATGTTAACTATGTAGAACTAATAGAGAGTATTACTAGAGGAGGAAAATAATGCAGGTCTCTAGGAAATATGTTAATACTAAAGACATAGTAGACTTTGGAGTTGAACGTAGATTTTTTAAGTTCCCAGTCTCAGGTATTTTATCTAAGGAGGGCATAACTCCTAATAACCCTCAAGTGGCTATTATAAACGCACTAGAAGACCCTAAACACAGATTCGTTGTTGCTTGTGTATCTAGGCGTGTAGGTAAGTCGTTTATAGCATATACTCTAGGGTTCTTAAAGCTACTGGAACGTAACGTGAAAGTTTTAGTAGTTGCTCCAAACTACTCTCTAGCAAATATCGGCTGGGATCAGATTAAGAAGTTAATTAATAAGTACGGTCTTAAAACCGTACGTGAGAACAGTAAAGACAAGGAAATAGAGCTAGATAATGGTTCTCTTTTTAAGATAGCTTCTGCTGCCCAGCCCGATAGTGCTGTTGGTAGATCCTACGACTTTATTATTTTTGACGAAGCAGCTATTTCTCCTGAAGGTGGTAATGCGTTTGACATACAGCTGCGCCCTACGTTGGATAAGCCCAACAGCAAGGCGCTGTTTATATCTACTCCACGGGGTAATAACTGGTTTAAGATGTTCTATGAAAAGGGCTTTAGTGACTTGCATAACTGGGTTTCTATTCACGGAACGTATAAAGATAACCCTAGAGCAGATCTAGCGGATATTGAGGAAGCCAGAAGAACAGTTACTGACGCATACTTCCGTCAAGAATATGAAGCTGACTTTACAGTATTTGAAGGTCAAATATTTGATACCTTTAATATGGATACGCATGTTAAAGATCTTAGCAATATGTACAGAAACTTCTTTGATGTGGAAGAGTTTGAAACACTTATGGGTATTGACGTGGGTTATAGAGACCCTACAGCTATCCTTACTCTTAAATACCACTACGATACTGATATTTACTATATTCTAGAAGAGTACCAGCAGGCCGAGCTTACTACAGCTCAACATGCTGCGTACATTCAAAAGACTATTGATAAGTACTCAGTTGATAGAGTGTTTGTGGACGCTGCTGCTGCACAGTTCAGACAGGATTTAGCTTACGAACATGAGATACCTTCATCTGCTGCTAAGAAATCAGTTCTAGATGGTATTGCGTTATTACAGTCTTTGTTCCAGCAAGATAAGATTATTATAGACTCTAGCTGTAAGAACTTGATAGCTGCATTACAAGGCTATTCATGGTCTATGCCTGATAATAACGTGCTGTCTAAAGAGAAGCCTGTTCACGATAAGTATTCTCACATGGCGGATGCTCTAAGATACGCATTGTACTCCATTGCTAGAGGTAAATAAGGTAATTTACTCATTCGTAGATTTTCCTTTCTAGAATCTTAAAAAGTGCTTTACAAATTCGTCTAGATTATATATACTATAAACATATTGAAGTAGCAAAGAAAAATTAATTAGCTAAATAAAGGAACAAAATAGTTTCAAGTTTAGCTTACAAAAAATTAAGGAGCAGAATAGCTCTACAGTACCTCATTAGTTACTCTACACAAAGGGCAAAGACCCAATACCTTATGGACTTACATATGTTGAGTCGATAACAACAAATATTATGTGTAGTTGATTTTTAAGGTACTGTTCTTTATTTACGAATAAGCAAAGGTAAGGTAACAATATGGGTTTTAAAAGTTGGATTACAGAAAAACTAAACCCAGGCCAAAGAATTATAAGAGACTTAGAGCCTATAAGCTCTCGTACAAATATAAAACCAATAACGACGTCTCGGGCCTACCGCACAACAGAAATCCTAAATAGAACATCCAACATGGTTATTGATAGCGCCGCCGAATGTGGGTACACAGTCGGCGATAGTTTAAAGATAACTACGTATGGGTCAGGGGTTAAACAGAAGACTTTAAGTAGTCTTTTAAACGTGCGTCCTAATCCATATATGGATACTAGTACATTTCGTCGTCTTCTAATTACAGACCTCCTATTTGAGGGCTGCGCATACATATATTGGGATGGCTCATCTCTTTATCATGTACCGGCTGCTTTAATGCAGGTAGAAGCGGATGAGAAAAAGTTTGTGAAATACTACACCTTTAATAATCAAATAAGATATGGTGTAGATGAAATAATCTTTATAAAAGATAACAGTTACTTGTGTGGTGTTAACTCACAAATTTCTGGACAATCACGTATTGCATCTACTGTCGACTCTATAACTAAAAGAGACAAGATGCTACAGTTCAAGGAAAAATTTCTAGATAACGGTACTGTGATAGGTCTTATTATAGAGACAGAAGAAATTCTGAACAAAAAGCTGAGAGAAAGAAAACAAGAGGAGATTAAACTAGACTATAACCCTACTACAGGACAGTCAACAGTATTAATCCTAGATGCAGGGCTTAAAGCAAAACCGTATTCTCAAATCTCATCTTTTAAAGATCTTGACTTTGAGAGCGATATTAATCGTTTTGAAAAGAATATTTGCCTAGCTTTAGGTATTCCACAAGTCCTTATAGACGGTGGAAACAACGCGAATATTAGACCAAACATAGAACTGTTCTACTACATGACTATAGTTCCTATGTTAAACAAGTTAACTAGTGCTGTATCTTTTTACTTTGGATGGGAAGTTAAACCAAATATAAAGAATGTAATAGCCCTTACTCCTGACAAGGAAAAAGAAGCTAAGCATTTGACATCTCTAGTAAACAATGGTATCATGACAGGTAATGAGGCTCGTCTTGAGCTTAATCTAGAAGAACTTGATGACCCTGCTATGAATAAGATTCGTATTCCTGCAAACATTGCGGGTTCTGCGACAGGTGTTAGTGGACAGGAAGGTGGACGTCCAGAATCTGATGAGGAAGAGGAATGATAAATTATACAGCTATAAAAGAAATATTTGGAGAAACTCTTCCAGAGGCCCATATTTTCTTTGCAACTATAGCAGTTCACCCATATGTTAAGAGCTATCAAGCTCTTAGACGGGAGTTAGGTATGACAACAGCTCATACTAACAGAGCTGTTTGGAAACGTTTTGTAAAAGAATACTCTGGCGCAGGTTCTGTTGGAATGAGTATTACTCGAGTTACTACTGTAGCCCCTAGACATAATGCTGTTGCTAGGTACAAAGTTACGGGTGCTCAGGGTGCTGTAACAGTTACGACTAACGCTCCTAGTGTGGTAGTAGTAGATAAATCTGCTGTAGGCGCAGGCTTATGGGATGTATTTATGGACGGCGTAACAGGTGATAACGTAATTATAACCTTTGCAACTTCTACTGAAACCAAATATGAGGACGTGACACTACTTCCTTATGTACAGGCTACTTCCGTAGTGGCTGTGCCAAATAGTATCGCAGCATCTAGTACGCCTATAGATACTACTATCCAACTAATTGTTACTCCTGCCGAAGCTAGATATAACATAACTTCTGTTCCTGATGATAGCACAGAGAGATTGCTTATGGATTATGTCTCTGGTAGACTTACGGGTTATACTTCAGGGGCAGGTGTACTGCCATTTAAGGATAGAATAGAGGTTGAAACGACTATAGGTAATTTAACTATTACTGAATAGTTGTATCCTTTAAGGGGGAATCATGATTATTACTAAACTAGGTGGTTCTAATGAGTGAAGACTACAAACCCCTGATTAGGTTGGATACTGAGATGAAGATGGTTACTAAGGCGGACGCAGACTCCACCTCAGTAATTATCGAAGGCTACGCAAACGTAGCCGTAAAGGATAGAGCAGGGGATGTTATACCCGCCTATGCATGGTCCAGCCCTGAGGCGTTAAAGAATTACGAAAAGAACCCTATTATACTATTTGGTCATGATCATCGCAGACCAATTGGTAAGGCTTTAGAGTTGAGTCCAGACGGTTCTGGTCTACATATTAAAGCAGAAGTATTTAAAGAGTCCGATCCCTCCATATTTAGTATGGTTGTAAACGGAGTCTTAAAAACCTTTAGTGTTGGCTTTCGCTGCCTAGAGGCTGAGTGGGATCAAGTAACAGAGATCTTCGTTATTAAAGCCCTAGAGCTTTACGAAGTATCTGTAGTTGCTGTTCCATGTAATCAAGACTCTACTTTTAGTGTAGCTAAGGGTATGAATGGTCAAGAGTACATCGATTTTAGAAAACAATTTATTGTTGAACCAGCTGCAATTGAAAAAGAACTGTCAGCTATAGAACGACTTGCACTAGCCTATGGCTTTGTGAAATAATGGAGAGATTATAATGCCAGCACCAACTAATACACCAGACGTTAATGAACTGTTAAAGACAATCAGTGACGGTCTTGGTCTTAACAGTATTAAAGAAGCAGCAGCTGAAATTGCTGCAAAGAAAGCTGCGGATGAGAAAGCCGCACGTGAAGCTCTAGAGCAGAAGCGTATGGAAGATATGGTAGCTAAAGCAACTGGTGAAGACCGTGCTAACTTAGCTAAAGCTCTGGAACTAGTTAAAGCAATGGACGAAAAGTCTAAAGCTGATTCCGCTGAATTCGCCAAGTCTGTGAAGGAAAATTCAGAGACTATTACAGCCCTGCAAGATCAGATTAAGCAACTTCTAGCTGCTCGTGATGGTCGATCTTTTGTTGCTGATAATGTTGCTAAAGCTCTGTACGGCAACACTCAAGAAGGCTTTGAAGAAGAAGTTGAAAAACTGGTTCTGCTTGCATCTGTAATGCAGAAAGATGTATTTGAAACTAATCGTGGTGCAGAACACTTTAAAGCTGTAAACGCATCATCTTCTATCGAAGTTTCTACTGAATCCTACGAAACTATCTTCTCTCTGCGTATCCTTCGTGATCTACAAAAAGAGCTAGTCGTAGGGGCAATGTTCGAAGAACTGCCAATGTCCAGCAAATTGCTGACTATGATGGTAGAACCAGAAGCTGGTGAAGCTACTTGGGTAGACGCTACTACTTATGGTACTCCTGCGACTGTGGGTGCTGAAGACAAAACTAAACTGTCTGAAATTACCTTCAAGACGTTCAAGTTAGCTGCTAAAGCTTACATGACTGATGAAACTGAAGAAGATGCTATCTTTACTCTTCTGCCAATCATGCGTCGTCGTCTGATCGAAGCTCACGCTATTGCTATTGAAAAAGCGTTTATGACTGGTCCAGGTACTGGTGGAGCTCCAACTGGTCTTCTGACTATGGCTGCTGCTGACGGTGCTGTATACGCTACCACTGCAGAAGCTGATGGCTCTGTTCTAGTAACTGCTAAAGAAATTCACAAGCTGCGTCGTAACTTAGGTCGTCATGGTCTACGTCTGAACAAGCTGGCTCTAGTAGTTTCTATGGATGCTTACTACGATTTGTTAGAAGATGAAGAATTCCAAGACGTATCTCAGGTTGAAGCTGCAACAGCTATCAAACTGCAGGGTCAAGTAGGTCGTATCTACGGTATGCCTGTACTGGTTTCCGAATACTTCCCAGATAAGGCTGCTTCAGCTCCTTATTGCTTCATCGCTTATCGTGAAAACTTCATTGTTCCACGTCAGCGTGCGGTAACTGTTGAGAAGGAACGTCGTGCATCAGAACAACGTGATGCTTACTACGTTACTCAACGTGTTAACTTACAACGTTACTTTGAAAACGGTATTGTTGCAGGTACCTACGCTGCTTAATGGCTTAACGCCGATAGAGGAGAGCTTCGGCTCTCCTTTTTTATTAGAGGTATATAATGGAATTTATTGACTTAGATTACTATAAGTCCTATCAAGGGACAAAACGACCTGAGGTAGAAGCCAATATACCTCATTTAATTCCTGCGGCTAATAGTTTGGTCACTTCACTCCTAGGACTTAACATCTCGGCTAATCAGGTAGATCTTCTACCTACCAAGCCGTCTAGACGCATGTACTTTCTTACTGATCCTACAGCCTCTCAGATAACCAAGATGACTATAGGTACTACTGAGATATCCCCAGAACAATACAAACTATACCCTGATGGTAAAATCTTGCTTAACTTCAACCCTACGGAAGGGTATATGGATGTAGAGTACGAGGTTGGAGGATTAAATCCCGTCCCAGAAGACTTAAAGGCGGCAGCTTGTATGTTGGTAGAGTACTGGAATAAGAAGGATTACAGGTCTAGTAGAACCTTTGGTGGAGAAACTATAGACTATGCTTCCAATACTGCGGGAGTTCCAGAACACATACGTGCTATTATAGGTGTTTATAGGAGGTTGTAATGGCGTTAACTGATGCAGCCCGCACCATAATACAAAATCAACTAGACCAAGGTAACAAATCAGGTAAGAACACTGTAGTATATAGTGTGGAAACAGGTTTACTTGACTCTAGTAGGGATGGTACTGTGGCTAAGATGTCTTTTAAGTTCTCAAAACCAGTATCCCAAGATCTTATTGATGTAAGAACATCTAATATACTAAGACTAGTCTCTACCAGCCTTAACATGGAGGGAGATATAGCAGGTATTGAGAACATGCTACAAGAAGTAGCAGGTAAACGTAGTAGGGTAGGTAAAAAACGAAGTACAGGTAGGGTAAATGTATCTTTTGGAGACCCTGTAGATGAGCAGGGTTTTGAGGGTTCTTTAACTGGAGCATCCGGTAGGTTTGTGTCTAACAGCAATATGAGACAACTACTAGAACTTCTAGCCAAAGAGTACCTAATCAGGGACATGAAGAAAGCGGGGGCTCCTCTTAAATTTAGGACAGGTAGGTTTGCTAATTCTCTAAAAATAAGACGAGCAGCTATTATGGATAGAGAGTCCAAAAGAGGTAACGCTCCAGAGTTAGATATCTCATATACCTACATGACTAGACCTTACTCTGTATTTAACCCCGCTGTATCCACATATAGAAGACTTTCCCTCAGGCCTTTTGCAGGCGCTAGAAACCCCCAAAAGCTTATAGGGGAAGCTATAGCTAAAGCTACTAGAGACTTATTACACTCTAGATACAAGATTAAGGTCCAACAAGGTATATAACATGACTATAGCCGGTATGAGTCACCGAACAAGTATTTTAAATGCTCTGCGTAATAAGTTATCCAGTGAATTGGATGGAACTAAACCAGAGTACTACTATACTAATATGTATGATAACGTATCCACTAGAGTATTCAAGTTTGATGAAATCAACGAATTTCCTTTTATAGGTTTAGCACTAGGCCCCGAAACTTTCGAGTATCTACCTTCTGCCCAACAGAATGTAACTCTTGAAATCCTAGTATATGCATATATTAGAGAAAACGTGGATATTCAAGAGGAACTTGAAAATATTATCTCGGATATAAAAACTGTTGTTGACACTGGAGGTAATTTATCATATACTGTTAGTACACCTGATCGTTCAAGTATAACTTGTCACACGATAGATATTCAACTTGCATCAGTAGATACTGACGAAGGTTTATTAGCCCCCTTTGGTTTGGCACAGGTATCTGTAACAGTAACTTACTCCCCCCCAAGGTTGGCACTAAGACGTTAATTAGGAGATATAAAACATGTCTTTACAGCTTATACGTAACACTAGAATATTCGTCTCTACAGTTAAAACTGGATTTACGACGGATAACACTCAAGAAATTCTAGTACAAGATGACATTTCATGGGGACAAGACAGTAACTCTACGGATATTACTGTTAATGAGGCAGGCCCTCGTCCTACTAGAGGTTCAAAAAGATTTAACGATTCTCTTAACGCTGCTGAGTGGAGTTTCTCTACTTATATACTGCCTTATGAGGACACTGTAACTGGAAACATCACCCTTCCAGATTTTATGTTGTGGCATGCACTTTCTAGTGGTAGTGCATTAGACCTGTCTGGCAACACAGGTGCCCATAATAACAGCACTAACTTTATGGTTAACTTTAAAGATAATGCCTACCACGAGTTGGCCTCTTTAAATATTTACATTCTTACAGACAGAGCATGGTCTGTTATTGAGAATTGCCAGATTAACCAAGCAGAAGTAAGCGTGGATATTGATGACATTGGTAGAGTTACTTGGTCTGGTAACGGTACCCAGCTTATTCCTTTGGATGTTGCACCATTTGACGTAGATACTATTGGTATGACAGACTCCCTATACCTACAGCTTCAAGCTTCTTATATTAAGAACAAGTTAACAACTTTGAAGCTAAGAGATATGGATCATAACAAGGAATATAACATTCCTATCACTGGTGGTTCTTTCACTATTAATAACAACGTTACCTACTTAACTCCAAACATCATGTCTAGGGTTAACATTCCTATTGGTTCCTTTACGGGTGCATTTGAACTTACTGGTACTATTACAGCATACTTAAATGATAACTCTCTTGGCTCCCTAGAACTATATAAGGATCTAATTGAGCAGCTATCAGTTGTTAATAAGTTTGAAATTGCCCTGATTCTAGGTGGGGAGTATGATAACGGTAGACCTGCGGCAGTTCTAGTAGCTAAACAGGCTCAGGTTAACATCCCTACTATAGAAACCGACGACGTTCTTGGTACTAGTGTGGAATTCAAAGCTATTCCTACTGATCTAGATACTGGTGATGAAGGTTTCCTAGGATTCTCACCTGTGTATACTAAAACTCAGATTGCAAACCTAGTAGCTACAGGTAATGGTGCAGACCCTGGTATTACAGCAATCACTGTAACTCCTGCTACTGCTACTATTGATGATACCAACACCACGGTACAGCTTTCAGTAACTCCTACACCTGCTGGAGCTACAGGATTTACTGTTTCATGGTCTGTTCTTTCTGGTACAGCGGCTACAGTTAATGCGTCTGGTCTAGTAACCAAGGTTACCGCTACTACTGGAACAGTTGAGGTTCAGGCTTCTGTAACTACTCCTTCAGGAACGTTTACAGACACTGCAACTATTGAGGTAGAATAATAATGATTTACCCTATTCTTAGAGAGTCTAGGGTAGTTATTGAGTACGAGGGTAGAGCATTCACTATGGATGCTTTATCTTCCTTTTCTGGTAGCACGTCTTATGGGGAGTACAAATCTTTAAGGAAGACTATTCATAATAGATCTAACTACGCGTACTCTAAGATAGTTCAACAGGAGCCTAGCAGTATTAGCATCCAAACCCCGTTCACTATGGGTGGAGTAGAAGGTCTTCTTTTACATCTTCTAGGATGGGATACTGATAAAATCCCCTATGAGATGCCAAAATTTAACCGCTCAGTAACTCCTAAGATGTTCAATATTTATCTATGTTTTAAAGAGTTAGACTACATCTGTTTTACTAATTGCTACTTATCAGCTATGGACATTGTTCTAGAGAAGAGTGTTCCATCAATAAGTCTAGGTTTTGAATCGGGCAACTTTTATGAAGGTACGTATCCTCCTCAAGGAAGTATGATTCAAGGCGATGTTATGCCCTTTTATCCTGTTTCTGTACTATACGATAACACAGAAACTCCGGGTCTTGTATCTGCTAGCATATCTTTACAACAGCAATGTGAGTGGATAGATAACCGATCTATACACAGTATAGGCACTATATACTCTAACTCTCAAGCTTACGTTAGAGAATTAAATGTGTCCGCTACTGTATCTACCTACATGGTTAGTAGACTAAGTGGGCAATCGGTTCTTTTACCGGAATACGCACCTATTACAATAAGAAATAATATATTTAGTCTTAACATACCTTTAGCCCGAATAACCAAAAGAGCTGATTTCTCAGATGTTTTCAAACTAGAGTATGACATAATACCTACTGAGGATTCAGACCCTGTAACAATATCATTTATGGAGAAAATAAGATGATTAACTTAAGAGATATCAGCGTTTCTACTAGAGAAATTGAAGTAGTTTATGAAGGAATGCCTAACTTTAAAATCACCCTAGCGTATATGTCTAGGGCTCAGTCTAAGAAAGTAGTAGAAGCGTCCAAGAAAGGTGAGTGGGTTAATGGTCAACTTGTTCACTCTCAGAACGAGGACTTATTTACAGAAAGCTTTGTAAAAGAGGCTATTAAGGGATGGACTGGACTAACACTAGGTGATGTTGAGAAACTTATGCTAGTAGATTTTGGAGATCAAGATCCTAATACACCTATTGAGTTTAGTATCGATAACGCAGTTATGTTAATGCGAGAGTCTACTGCATTTGACTCCTTTATTAACAGGACGGTGTTTCATTTAGACTCCTTTCGTTCAAAAACAGAATAGTACTCTCTTAAAAGAGGTAGAAAAATTTGCAGAGAGGTGTGTTAAAAGCTCTGCATCTAAAATGACTAGAGAACAGTACCTAACTTTATGCGAGTCTTTAGGGCAGGCCCCAGATCCTGCTCTTTTACCTGCTGAGTTAGAGGACTTTCCCGAAATAGTGAGAGTAGGTATTACAATATACAACAACCTACTAGACCAATATGTTCCTGGGGACTTGCCTGCCTATATAGGTAAAGACAAGTCCTCCCTACCAGTTCTATTTGAGATTTATGCAATTACAGAACTAGTAGAGAAGGAGTTTATACTTAACATAATTAATATATTTGACACTAAAGCTGTACAAGCGTCTAAAAAACGAATTGAACAGCTAGGTAAAAAGTCGAAAACCAAACCAACCACCAAGCCGCATTCTAGGCCTGGGGGTAAATAAGTTTTCTCCAAGTGGTGTTTTATTGTGGGGCTTAGCTCTGGGTGCTTTTGCCCAGAGCTTTTTTATTGGAAAAATTATGGCAACTGATAAACTTATTAGAGAATTACTAATTAATGTCAAGCAACAGGGTGCGACCAAAGTTACAAAGACATTGAACTCTATAGTAGACGGCCTTCAAGATGCTGCTGCTGGAGCAGAGCTTACAAATGAGCAACTGAATAAGTTGCCTAAAACCCTAATGTCTATTGAAAAGGCCGCAGATAGAGCAGGAAGAAGTTTAGGGAAGGTAGCAGTTACTAGGGGTATGGGTGCTATCAATACTACGTTAACTCAACTTGCTAACAAAATAGATGATCTATCCCTAGTAATGATAGAGCTAGCTGATGTGACCAAAATAGGATTTGAAGACATGGTCAAATCTAGTAGGAACATGAGCAATAATGTTGGTAGATCTATAGAGAGAGTTGAAGACGGTATTAATGACCTACATAGAACTACTGTGCGTGCTGGGCAGGGTTTAGATGGTATGGGTAATAATGCTAGGAGAGCTAGCAGGGCTCTTGGTGATACTTCGGGATCTTCTAGAGGATTAACTAGAGACTTTGCGGCGATGGCTAAAGTGGGGGGTACATTACCTATTTTATACGCAGCCATTGCCTCCAATATATTCGTATTACAGTCTGCTTTTGAACAGTTAAAGCTAGGTGATCAGTTGAATCGTCTTGAGCAGTTTGGTTCTATTGTTGGTACTACAACAGGTACTCCTGTACAGTCCCTAGCTATAGCTCTACAAGAAGCAGTGGGTTACGCAGTCTCATACGAAGAAGCAATGAGACAAGCTTCGTCCGCTTCTGCTTACGGTTTTGATTCCACACAGTTAGAACAGTTTGGTTTAGTCGCAAGACGTGCTGCTGCTGTTCTAGGGGTAGATATGACTGACGCACTTAACCGTGTTATTAAGGGTGTATCTAAGCAGGAAATTGAACTTTTGGATGAACTAGGTGTAACTATTCGTCTTAATGATGCGTATGCTACTTACGTTAACAGACTTAACGCTGCTAACACTGGTCTTCAATACAACATGAATAGCTTGTCAACGTTCCAGAAGCAGCAAGCATATGCAAATGCTGTTATTGAAGAATCCACCAAAAGATTTGGCCATTTAGACAAGGTACTTCGTGCAACTCCATGGGAGCAATTTGCGGCTACCGCAGATTCTGCATTAAGAAAAATTCAGCAGTCTGCTGCTAGCTTCTTAGGCCCAACTATCGCATCTATAAACGCAGTCATTGCATCCTCTCAAGCTGAGGGATCTATTAGTGCAGCTATAGCACAACAAAATACTAATAGGCAAGTTAATTCTTCTGATACAGGAGCAGTAGCTTTAAGCCTATCCAGTTCTCAGAAGGGTTACAGTGACGCGCTATCGAGATATAGAGAGGCTCTAGCAGCTAGAAACAAGCTTCAAGACGAATACAACAAAGCCTACGAAAAGGCTAGCTATCTAGGTAGGGTTGCTATTGATCAAGTAGGTCAAGGTATACCTGTAAGCTTATCTGCGGCTGCCGGTACTTCTAAGGAAAACCAAGCTGCGGTAGAGACTATTGCTATGATGGGTCACCAACTTACCGCTGCTAATAAGGAAATCCAAGATTCCACCGAGGATTTAGGTGCTTGGAATAGGGCGGTAGAGCTGGCAGGGGAAAAAGCAAAACAGGCTAGTCCTGAACTTCAGCAGTTTATTGGTTTAACTAGAGACATGGATACCCCTGGAGCTAGTGTGGACTTCAACAGCACTGCACTAGCTAATGTCGCTGACGCAGTTAAAGAGTATCAGCAGATACAGAAAACGTCACAAGACATTAATTCGGATATTCAGAACGTAGCTCAAAGCACAGACACTGCGGGTAAAGCAGCACAATCTTTGTCTAACGTTGTTCGAGTTATAGAAGACTTGTCTAAAAAGACAGGTCAAAACATGGATACTCTAGTTGCAAATCTTAAGCTAGGTGTTAATAGCATGTCTGAGTTGAAGGCACAGTCTACTGCCATAACTAACTACTCCAAGAACCAATTGGATGATAGTAAGCATAAACTAGAGGTTGAACAAGAGATAGCCAAAGTTTACAAGGAAACAGGTAGTAAGGACAAAGCTACTGCGGCAGGTAGAGCTCTAGAAATTAAGCAGCTACAGCAACAACAGACCTACCTACAAGCAATACTGGATACCAACAAAGGTAATAAGGCTCTAGAAAAGGAAATAATTGAAAGCCGATATGAACAGTTAAAATTGCAGAACCAAGGAATGGAGGCGGATAAAAAGACTAAGGATAGACGAGATAAATATCTAGGTGTTGAAGAGCAAATAGCCCTGCTTAACAACAGGACTATGACAGCTCAACAATATAAAGTAGCTCAATTAAACACGGAATTAGCTATAGAGCAGAAAAAACTAGACTTTTATTCTAAACAGAAAGACAAGTTAGCAGAGCATGAACAGACTAGACAACGTATAGCCCAACTGGAAAGGGAACAGTGGGAAAACAGAATGTCTATGCAGAACACTACTACAGCTAACCAAGAAAGGGAAATGCAATTAGCTCAGAGACAGCGAGGTAGTACAGGTCAGGCAGCTAACCTTCAGGAAAATCTAGACTACTATACTCGTAGAAAAGAACAGCTGAAAGGGAACTCTGAAGCTCAAGCTGAACTAGCGGCTAAGATTAGGGAAACTAGTGTAGCAATGTCGGAACTACGTGTACAAAGAGAAAGAGAGATGCAATCTATGGTCGGTTCTTCTCTAGGTGCTACGTATACTCCTACTACAGGACTAACAGGGGAAGATAAAGAGTTCGCAGATATGCAGAATAAAATGGCATCCTATGACCAAGCTATATCTAAAATGTCTGAACTTAACTCTGAGGCTACTGCTGTAGGACAAAGCTTAGGTAACCTAACTAACTCTGTTATGCAGTTCTCCCAAGGCTCTCTGGACATGACGTCGATGGTTGCAGCTGGTATGCAGTCTGTATCTTCAATGATCCAGTACTCTACTAGTAACCAAGTATCTGCTATTGATGCGGCTATAGCTGCGGAACAAAAGCGTGATGGTAAATCTGAAGAATCTAAGGCCAAAATTAAACGTCTAGAAGCTGAAAAAGTTAAGATTCAACAAGACGCTGCTAAGAAGCAAATCATCATTCAAACTGCGGTAGCAGTTATGCAAGCTGCAACATCTGTACCTTACCCATGGTCTATACCTTTAATGGTTGCGGCTGGGTTAGCAGGTGCTTTAGCGCTAGCTCAGGCAAGTAACGCTAGTAGCATGTCTAGTATTGGTGATAGTAGCTCTGATACAGCTTCCTCTCTATCTCTAGGGGAAAGACAGAAAAATATTGATGTTTCTATGTCTGCAAACCAAGGTGAATTATCATATATCAGAGGAGAAAAAGGTATAGGTAATGCTAACACGTTCGTTCCTAGAGCAGAAGGGGGTAATATGTACCCTGGAGTTTCCTACGGATTAGGAGAACATGGGATGGAAGTGGCTACACCTCTAGTACCTATGAAAGTAACTCCGGCGGAAGAAGTATCTAGGTCTGGTTCAGGCCCTGCTATTGGTAACTTGACTCTTCAACTTACAGCATTCGATGCTCTAAGCCTGAAAGATTACTTAGCTAATAACAGTGATGCTGTGAGGAACGCTGTAGAACAGGCTCTTAACGAGCAAGGTACTTCTTTAGATAGACTAAATAGGTAATACGCAAACTAAGGGGCACAGTACGTGCCCCTTTTTATGAATAAAAAAATGTCCTTGTAAATTTTTGTTTATAGTGATATAATTGGTTATATTAAGGAGTTACCACTATGAGACTACCAGATCCTTTTACACATCCTATGTATCCTGGCTTAGGATTTACAACCGCAGACTTGATAGACAATGACCCGGTTATACGAGAAGAATTACCTAACGGAAAGGTTAGTGAGATACATATATCTGCCCAATACTGGGGCATAGAAATAGGGTATTCTGATATGCTCCCTGAAGAGTATAACATTTTATCCGCTAGTATACTGAACTACAAACGTTCTAGGGGTACGTTTGAGGTAGTATTACCTCAATATGAGGCCTATAGAGTAAGGGGCAATACTGCGCTTACTAGTATACCTTTAGGTCAGAAGGGTAATTCACTTGTAATAAATAATACTAACGTCTTATCGGGTAAACCTAATCTAGGAGATTTGTTTAAGTTAAGCAACCATTCCAAGGTGTATAAGATAGTTAGTTTGACCGAGAACGCTAATTCTTGGACACTAGGACTATACCCTGATCTATTTATAACAACTACTGGTAATGAGAAGCCTGTATTTACTGGTATACTGTTTACGACAAAACTTATGAATGGAGATAATTTTAGAGAGAGTATCACGATTGACGGCATTTACTCTCCTCCTACTCTCCAACTACGGGAACATATTCAATGAAGAAAGTACTAGACAGCGCTATAGAATATCTAGATAATACAAGTAGAATAGACATGGCTTGTCTAGTAGCTATTCAACTACCTTCAGATGGTAGTTCCACCCAGAGCTATGCGTATTTTACTAACTACTATAAAAATATATCCTTTAGGGGTAACTTATATGTATCGGGTAAGATACGTTCTATATCCTCCCACAAACAGGACAGAAAGCTGACTATTGGATCTATATCCTTTACTGTAGCAGGCACTGACCAAGATGAGGTGGTTAAACTAGTTCAGAATGGTGTATCTTTTTTAGATAGATCCGTAGTTATATATCAAGCTGTTATTAGGGAAGATGGATCTATTTTACCTTTCTCTGATGATGACACGCAAGACCCCTTCCTATACTTCAACGGTAAGATCAATAGTGGAGGTATCAAGGATAATGTTACTACTTCTGGTAACGGGTCTTCAGTAATAACATGGCAGTGTTCCAACCAATTTTATGATTTTGATAGAGTAAATGGCAGATACACAGATGATGCAACTCATAGAGCCTTAGAGGTTGTTAATGGGGAGCTAGTACCTTCAGATTCCGTTAAGAGGGAAGAGTATAAAACAGATATGGGATTCTACCACTCCAACAAATCTGTTAATATCTTAGCTAAATATCAGGTACAAGAACTTAGATATAGACTTAATAAAAAGAAGAAACTGTTTGGTCTGTCTGCTAGCTATAGTATGGAAGAGTACTATGAGACTGTTACTAAAACAGTTGATATAGACTTTAACCTTGCTGCGAAGTTTCTACCTGTAGTATATGGTGTGCAAAATGTTCCGGGTATTCCTATTTTTGCAGATACTGAGAAGAATAACCCTAACATAGTGTATGTTATATACGCCTTTTGTGAAGGGGAAATAGAGGGATTCTTAGACATCCAAGTAGGGGACGCCCCTTTAATATGCTACGATGACTCTGATGCTTCTGATAGAACGTGTTTTGGTAGAAAGCGTGTTAATGGTGACACGATGCATAGGCTTGCATCAGGTTTACCTACATCCGACCCTAGTACTCATGGGCAGGAGTATATATATAATGATGGGAACGGAGAGATACGTTTTTGGACGTTCCACGGTAAATCCAATCAAGAAGCTGCGCAGGTATTGGTTGACTTAGCAGCTACTCAAGGATTTTACCTACAGTCTATGGATAACATAGGCCCCGAATACTGGGATAGTAGATATCAGCTGTTAGATACTGCATACGTAATAGCTAGGTATACCATTAATGAGAATAGAGCTGATATACCCACAATAAATGCGGATGTTGCAGGTAAAAAGATTAGAGTGTATAACGAAAACGGCTTAGTATCCAATCAGGAAACATCTCTAAACGGTATCTGGCAGACCTTGGATTACCTTACTTCAGATATTTATGGGGCAGGTATACCATTAGACCTAATACCGCTAGATAACATGGTTGCTCAAGCTAAACTACTAGACATTATAGATACTAGTTACGAAGTTAACTGGAATACATACTGGAGATACACAGGCTGGAAAGTACGTTTTGCTGAAAATAGACAAGTAGTGCAACTAAACACTATTATAGATACAGCCCAATCTGTGTTCAAGAACGTTCAGGAGGTTTTAGACTCATATAAGGGGGCTATTAATACGTTATCTGGAGAATACCGAATAACTATAGAGAAATGGGACGCTAACCCTAGAAAGATTAATTTCTTAGATACCTTTGGTAATCTTGAGTTATCTGATACTACTGGGCGTAATAAGTTTAACTCTGTTCAGGCCTCTCTTTCTGACCCTTCTATGGGGTGGAAAGCAAACTCTGTAACTTTCTTTGACTCTAACTTTAAGAAACAAGACAATGGTCTGGATAAAAAACTTCAGCTATCCTTTGGGGCAATAACTAACTACTATACTGCTAGATCTTTCGCAGCTAGAGAGCTCAAGAAGTCTAGATATAGCCGAACTTTATCTTTCACGCTTCCTTATAAGTTCATAGGTATAGAGCCTAATGATGCTATATCTTTCACTTACGATAGATATGGTTGGGAAGATAAGTATTTCTTGGTAGATGAGGTTGAAAATAACACAGACGGTAGTTTAGATGTTGTACTGCAAGAATACGGTGAGGATGTATTTATTAATTCTCCCCAAACGGAAAATAATACCACTATACCTATTGAGACAAACACTATACTACCTCCTAGGGACGTACTTTATGAAGCTGCGGTAATTGCAGATGGGGTACCCGGGGTAAACGGATATGTATCATGGCTTCCTAGCTTAACTAATAGTGTTACGTATTACAGTGTAAGAACATCATACTCTGCGGACAGTTTTGTAGTTGAGTCTATAAACCCTAATCCTAATGAGAGAATGAGATTTGTAATTAGAGAGCAGCCAGAAGGTCTAGTAACTATAGAAATACGAGCGGTAGACATTACTGGTAAGAGAAGCTCGCCTGTAACTCTATCTTTCATGCTAAATCCTGCTACTAACTTGTCCATGGTTTCTAACTTTGAAGTAGTTAACCGAGTAGCGGGTACTAATGAGTTTGCAGGATCTGACGTGCAGTTACGTTGGAGCGCTATTCCTGAAACGGGCATAATCGAAGACTTGGTTTACAGAGTCCAGGTATACTCTAGCAGTAATATGATACGTGAGGTTTTAACATCCTCCTTAACATACACCTACTCTCTAGTGTTTAACAAACAGGACTATCAAGCAGAGCATCAAACTCTCGGTATAAACAGAAACTTAGACTTTAGAATCCGAGCAGAAGGGTCTAAAGGAGAACAGTCAATTGGGTGGACTAACATATGATAGTTAACAATGCAACAGAAAAATTAATTATACAGTCTTTGGTTGCATCGTATACTAAAGTCTATATATTACATAGTATCTACAGAGACTATGACGTTGTAGGTAGATCCTTCTGGACTTCTGGTCCAGGAGGGGTATCTGAACGTAGAGACATTACTGACACTAGTATAAACTTTGTAACATTATCTAGTTTTGTCCCTAACGCAGCCTATACTATAAGGGGTGCGTTTTTCGATGCTATGGTTGATTCAGAGCTACTAGGGGCGCAGATAGGTATTAACTTATCAGATCCTACTACATTTACCACTAAAGTATACCCTACTATAACATCTGCAAATTCTATTGCAGAATCTGTAGACGTAGGTGTAGGACCGCCTAGGGTTACTATAGGTACTTCTGGGGATGCTGACTACTGCGTTATAGAGTTCAAGTTAGTAGGTAGCACACAATGGGTAAGATACTACACTGGTCCTATAAGTCCTAGTATTTCCTTTAGTGGAGTACCTATTGGTCAGTATAACGTGCGCATATCTGGTTTTATAACCTTACCTGATGGCACTACTACAGAAAGTTCAATACCTTATGAATTTCCGGGCGTACTAGATGTTAAGTATAACTTTGTACCCCCTACAGCCCCTAAAAACATGCGGTTTAGAGTAGCTAGGATTCAAGATGGTAAGGAACGTTATGACCTTAGAGTAGAGTGGGATTGGGAGAAGGAGACAGGTGCTAATGTTAGAGAATTCTCTCTCCACTATATAGAGTCTTCAGAATACGCAGCTACAGGGTGGTCTAAGGCTCAAGTTATAAATGTGGGTGCAGCCAGAGCGGCAACTATAACATCCTTTCCTTTAAGCAGAACGTATAGGTTTAAAGTATCCTCTATAGCGTGGGGTCCAGATACCCAAGCAGTTACAGAGTCTGATCCAGTAGAGTTTATACTTACTCCAGATACTCCACTAGACTCTAGCTTTACTAATGAAACAGGAATAGAGGTCAACTACGCGCATATTAAAGGTACGTTTCTAGACAGTGGGGTTAGAAAACAATCCTTCTTAATAGATGCTGCCACAGGTAGTGTAAGTTTAGGTGCTTTAGATGGCCAAGGCAGGGCACCAATATCCTTCGATCCTGTTAGCAAGATAGTTAACGTTGATGGATCAGTTATAACTAAAAGTATATACTCTGCTAGTTTTATATTGACTAACTTAACGGGTGAAGACAATCCCGCAATATACAGTCAAGGTAAATCTTGGGGAGATGCTAATTCCGGTATTTGGATGGGTATAGATAACACTACCTTAAAACCAAAATTTGACTTAGGTAACTCTACCCAGTACATTAGATATGATGGGGATACCCTTAGAATATCCGGGCAGGTAGTTTTAGGAACTCCTAACGGGGATATACCTTTAGGTGAGGGTATACAAGGTAAGCAGACAGTATTTATATATATTGCTGCATCTACAACTCCCGCAACACCTACTAACTCTGGATACCCACCTCCTGGATGGGCAACAACTCCTCCTGCCAGAGACGTAGCCACACAAAACATATACGTTTCTACAGGCACGTTAGACCCAATTACTAATACTCTAGTGTCGGGTACCTCTTGGTCTACACCAGTTCAGTGGTCCGGTTCAGAGGGTTCCTCAGAAGAAGGCGGAAGAGGAGCAGGTATATATACTCAACCAGTTCCAGGTACAGTAGGGTTTAATGTTGCCACTGCTAATGCTTTCTTTAATAGCAACTTTGGTAGTGGCCCAGTCTTGGGAGATGTTTTGACTCAGTACAGACCTGAAACCCCTAGCATAGCATATACTAGATACTGGAATGGAACAGCATGGGGTACTCCGGATTTAGTAGTTCACGGGGATATGATAGTTAACGGTACCATTCCTAATGCTAAGATCTTAGATGCTACTATAACTGGTGCTAAAATTGCTGATGCCACTATTACTAATGCCAAGATAGCTAATGCGACTATAGAGTCTGCCAAGATTAAAGATGCTGCAATTACTAGAGCTAAAATTGCAGAAACTATAAATTCGGATAACTATGTACCTAATACTACGGGCACGTCATTAAACTTTGCAACAGGGGTTATAGAAATGAACGGGGGTACCGCTGGGGCAGGGAGAATGAACATTAAAAATGACAGAATTATAGTATACGACGATAATAATCAAGTTGCTGTAGTTATAGGAAGACGTTTATGAGTGATTTCGGTATACAAACGTTTTTAAAGGGCACCTCTTTTGACGCATTTAACTCTATAGACTTTAGTTATGTTATAGATATAATATACCCATTAGGCAACACCTCGGGTACGAGAACATACAGTATTCCTCAGGGGTTTAAGCTAGTAGCATCCTGTAGTTACTTAGTACTCGGAGAAGTATATACTTCTATTACTACCCCATTGGTAGTAACTGGCAACACTATTACTTGGAATACCCCTGTTAACTCTAGAATACTAGTAACTATGGAGGGTATATAATGTTTGGTGTTGAATTAATGAAAAATGACAAGTTAGCTATTTCTCCTAATCAAATACCCGCTAACTTAGTTCATTATCAACAATGTCCTGTAGGTACAACTATAATCACTACTAAAGTCCCATCTTCTAAAGAGGTTCTAGTATTTTACAGGCCTGTGGTGTACTCTCCTACAGTACCTGCTGTATGCGTAGTGGACATACTAAAAGACCAAGAGTTTGTACGACTTCAAGTACTAGTACCTCCCGGTATTAATACCCCTATTTTAGTATATGTATTTGCCAACCACTTAGTAAACACTCCCGATTGGGGAATATTTGTATACAACAATGGAGAGATAGTATGGCATGCAAATACTTTACCTTTAAAATGTAGACTAGTAGACTTGACAGAAGATTTAGTAAGTACTATTCCTATAGCCATAACTCCTGGATATTCTGGTCTTGAAACAGTGGACCCAACTGGGGGTTCAGGCTATTGGACGGCTATATCCGCTTTTGGTTTTAATGGTATCTACACTGGGTCTATACTAAAACATAGGGTAATGTCTGTAGAAGTTAGAATTACTTATACTAACTCTGCTTTTAGTAGGACAGATACTCAAGCAGCCCCCTTGTGCATAGATACTACTTTCTATGACCAATATTACCAACAGGTATTAGGAACCTAACAATGACAGAAAACAAAAATTTAGACTTAGTAATAGATGAGAACATAGATTACTCTCTATTACTTCAATTCTCCGAAGATGATGGTCCTACAGATCTAACAGGATTGGCCATCTCAGGTAGCATAGCTACCAGTCTAGGCGCAAATCCTATAGTTAACTTCACCTCAACTATACGAGATGCGGAAGCAGGGCTGGCTACCATATCCTTAACTAAAGCGGAGGTAGCCGTTCTAGTATCTAACGCTAGTACAACTCCTGTGGATAAATTCGATACAAGAAAAAGATTCGTAGGTTACTATGATATTTTAGTTAGCAGGACTTCAATGACTACTAGAATTATCCAGGGTAGAATCTTTGTTAGCTTAGGAGTAACAGATGGCAACTAAAATCATAGTACAACAGATATTTCCTACAGATGAATTATCTGTTAGCAAATACCCTAAATACACAATCCAGCTGGCAACTAGTCTAGCTGGAATTACCGTTTCAGAGCTTTATGAAGCTGTAGAGGATGCACAAACTGCCGCAACTGCTGCGGAACAATCTGCCCAAGACGCTGCTAATAGTGCTACTCAGTCTGCTAACTCGGCTACACAGTCACAGGGATTTGCTCAGGACTCTCTGACTAGTGCAAATAACTCTGCAACTAGCGCAACTCAGTCTCAAGGTCATGCTACGAATGCTGCTAATAGTGCAACATCCGCTGCTAACTCTGCAACTGCTGCGGAACAATCTGCCCAAGACGCTGCTGCGGAGTTAGGGCTAGCACTGCGTAAAGACCAAAACTTAGCAGATCTACCTAACAAACCTGCTTCTAGAGATAACTTAGGTGTTACAGCTCTTCTAGCAAATAAGGCAGATACTTCTTACGTTAATACTCAGCTGTCTACCAAAACAACTAACGGTCAGTTTGGGTGGGGTGGAAAAGCGGTTAGGATCCCTGATGGAACTAACTTGTTTGACTATTTTACAGCTACAAGAGCTAGTGGTCTATACTGGACTAACCCAACAGCTATAAATAGGCCCGCCGGTTTCACTAACTGCATCCTTTACTGGAACGTTATTGACTTCACTAATTTTTTTGGAGTTCTTATAGCTGCGGAGTTCCCTAATGCACAAGGTAGGGTTGCTCAAATTAGTTGTAACCAAGGTACCTGGGAAAACGCCTGGTCTACGGGGTGGAATAGTAAAAACCTTAGCCCAATGACAACAGATACAGTACAGGCTATAAACTCACTTAAAGTATTTATTCGTGACTACGCTAGTTTCATGCTTCAGTCTGCTACGCTAGGGGGAGCTAGCTGGATTGAGGGGCAGGACAACGACGGCTCAACTCGATGGATTTTAGGTTGCCCAACTCAAGGTGACAATACGCTAGTTCTTCGTAACCAAAAAGCTAACAGCACAATATCCTTAGACGCTCAATCCATAATCTTTCCTGCATCAAAAGGTTTTGTTAGAAATGCGAGGGCTGCTCCGGGATACGATAATATTACCGCAATACTCGACAGCTGGCGCGGTGAACAAGCTATGGGCTCAGCGCTGGACAATTCCGATAGTAGATGGCGCACGTTCATAAACGTCAGACATCGTGGAGGTAACTCAAATAGGGAAAATGGGGGGAGTGACTCAGACCAGTGGGGGTTTGTTCTAGTAGATGATAATATGACTAACAACCAACATAACTTCAGATTTGTTAAGATGAGGGCCGGAGTTTGGGGGGCGGGCGTAGACATCTACCATACAGGTAACGTTACTGTGGACGCTAACGGGTTCCTAAAAGCAGCCTCACCGATCGTAAAAGTGTTTTCCAACGGGAGTTCCGAAGTAAATGAAGAGTCTGAGGGACTGGAAACAGAGAGACTAAGTACTGGGGTATACAGAATTTCTGGCTGCCTAGGATTAAATTCTGATCTAGCATGGGGGGGTATAGAGGGAGGTATAGTTGGGCCTAAATGTCGTAATGGTCTGGAAAAACTTTGGTTAGACTACGACATAGAAGAAGATGGTTCTATTATTTTAAAGACGTATCATAGAACCCATCCTAGTGCTATGGAATTCGCCAGAAATGAAATACCTGGAGTCTCAGAAGGTGATCCTATAGATATTCCTAGTGATTCATTTGTTAGCTTGAGAGTACAGATGCCAGCTAGAGAAGAGTTTGTGTATACACTTCCTACAAGTAAAACTCTACATAGCAACGTGTACAGTAATACTTAATAAGTAAAAAAGCCAACCCTCACAGGTTGGCTTTTCTTTTGTGTACTGCTTGTACTAGCGCTTTCTTGACACCTATGCCCTGAATATACAGCTGCTTTAGCACAGTAATCTCATCAAGACTATATAGTTGTATACCAAATCCCTCTTTAAACCTGAATTTTAAGTTTAAACCTTTCCTGAAGAACCCCATCCAGATTCCCCCCTGTCAGTATCATCTAAAGTATCTACAATTACTAGGGTATTAGGATTTAGATGTGGAACAACTACCATTTGACATACCCTTTGAAAGTTTTCCAAAATGACGTCCTCAGTGCCTAAGTTGGTAATCTCTAGTGCTAACTCTCCTCGATAGTCTGAGTCTATTAATCCTACAGTATTAGCTAAGATACAGTGTAGCTTTCCCGTAGAACTTCGGGGTAATATTAAACCACACCATCCCGTAGGGATCTGAATCTTAACTCCAGTTCTATAGCGTTTAGTAGCCCCTGCTGGGAGCACACTCATAACATCCGTACTTTTATTGCCTAAATAAACCCTAAGATCTAGCGCTGCCGCATCTTTACTACCAATCTTAGGCATACACCCTAGGTTATCTAAAGTAGCCTTAAGCCCATATGTAGGTGTGTTTAGTGTTAACTTATCCATTTTACTCCCCATTTAAGATTTCTTTCTCTAATCCTGCTAGTAATTCAGACACAGCGTTAATAGCAGTATCTCCCGCAGCTGCTAAAGCTTCCCCACAAAAACTTTTGAGATCTACTAACATTAGATTTCTAGTGATCAGGTCTCCTGAGGCATTTAAACTTTGGATAAACTTCTGCTTCCCTGGTAGAGGTAATTGGTCTACGATATCAAGGGCACTGCCGTATTCTTTAATTAGATTATACCCCCTCTTGACACCTATGCCTTCAACACCTATTACGTTATCTCCTGTATCTCCCATGATAGCTTTTAGAGATACAAACTGATCAACCGTGTCAACACCATGGTAATCAAACATATTCTCTATGCGGTACTCTTTTCTAGTCTGGAAAGAAAATCTAGAGGTATTTTCGTCCAACAGTATATCCCAGTCTCCATCTGTGGAAATTAACCAAATATGGTCGTATAGATGACCTATTTGTGCCTTAATATACGCTGCCAAGTCGTCTGCCTCTACTCCACGTATCCGTAAAGTTGGTAGAGTTGTTGCACATAGTTCAAAGGCCTCATCCACACATTCGAAAAACGCTTTTGCCTCCGCACGTTCTGCTTCTGTCTGATTTTCATACTTAGCGTCTCTATTTGCCTTATAGCCAGGATCTATTTCTGTTCTGAATATAGACTTGCCTTTATCTCCTAGAACAATAATATGTCTTGCGTTATAGGATTTTCCAAAAGAGTTAATAGTTTTTATATAGCTGGTAGAAAAGGATTCCCCTTTGTTACCATTAAACCGAAATGCTAGGTTTGTACCGTCCACTATTACTAAATTGCGCCTAGATTTAATTTCTGCTTCGGCTTCTTGAGCCATAGTTTTCCAACTCTTCATCTTACCTCTCTTTAGTGATATCTTTTGCAGCAATCTTTAACCAATTGTTAAAGTTACCTATAACCATCTCAACACCATTCTTAGATAGGAGAAAATGGTTTGTTGAAAATAAAATGTCTGCTAATGGGTCAGTACTATCGAGTGCTACAAGCCACTCTCCTCTATCTTTCTTAAATACAAGAATGGGTAGCGTACCCATTTGACCCGCTTCTCGCACCGTCTGTCCCCACCACTTTTCTAATTGAGATTCCGTAGAATTTAAAAGATTGCTAGAAATATTATCTCCAGCATACCATTTAACTTCAAAACAGTATTTGCTAATCCTAGGGCTAGTGGCAGGTAGGTATATGTCCCCTTTCAACCCATGATTTTGCCCAAATGCTCCGGAACCGGGTACTCTCTCCCACTCTAACCCTGTCAGTGATCTGAGGGAGTCCCGTACTTGGTACTCCCCTCTCTTTCCTTTTTCTCTGCTGTCTGTCATTCTTCTATAAATGATTTACCATATTGGTCTTGCTCCACAGATACCTTGTGAGCTAAAGGATGTGTTCTTCCATGTGATACTATTACAGAGTTTAGCTCATGTTCTTCGGCTAATAGCTCTACTAAAGTCTCTAGTCCTGTTGGGTCTATAAAACTAACTACCTCATCTAAGAACAGCAAGTTAACGTCTACTTTATTAAGTTTTGCCAAAGTTTTCCTTATAGCTAATAAGGTAGCTATACTTATTCTAGATTGTTGGCCTGTGGAGCAGTTTTCCATATTAGTTTTATTACCGTCTTTGAACACTACTACCTTAAGCTTAGTATCTTCCAGTTCAAATCCTAGAGCAAATTCCCCCCTAGTCATAATAGATAAGTAATGGTTAATAAGGGCTTCAAAGGATTTAATACTATACTCTACTTTGTAAGAAACTAAGTCTTTCATAGTTAGTATAGCAACATCCAGTTCTGCTATAGACTGCTCTACTTCTACTAGCTCATCCATAACTTCAGAATACTCTTTTTCCGCAGAAACCTTTTGCTCCAGTATAACTTCCCGTCTAGCATTGGAAACGCTAGCCCTATTATTGAAGTTTCTTACTTTTTCCAGTTCTTCTTTATGACTAAGAAGAGATATTTCTGTAATCTTCTTCTGAGTAGAAATAAACCCACTATCTGTACTAGCTGCGATAGCTTCTTTATTACTCTCTATATACGTCTCGTATTCAGAAATTACCTTTTTAACCGAAGCTCTTTTAGCAACATCAGCTTTAAACTCTAGCTGAGCAGAAGTTAACGTATCTTTTTCTGCCTTTAAAGAGTCTCTAGTGGCTGCCTGTTTTATAAACAAAGCTTTTAATACTGCCATAGCCTCTTCGGCTTCAGCAACATCCATTACATTACCGCATGTAGGACATACCTTACCATCTACTTCTGATTTTAACTTTTTATACTCTGCTTTAGTATTTTCAGCTAAAGCATTAGCCGTATGGTACTCTTGTGATACTTTTATAAGAGTACTCTCATCAAACTCTAGGGCCACCAACCCAAGTATGGCTTTCTCTTCTTTTTCTGCTCGACTTCTGAGGCTATTAGCTTTAGCATGAATCTGAGATACTCTGTCTATGTCTCTTAGCTGAGAGTTGAGATTGGACAGCTCACTAATAAACTCACTAGTACGATCTTCTGGTTCTGCTATAAGAGGGATTGGGTCAGGAACTTCAGCAGCTAATTTAATAGCTTTGTTTAGTGCTTCTTCTTTGCCTTCTAAGAAGGAGAGCCTAGCTCCTAGTGTTTTTCTTTCTTCTTTAAGCTTATCCGAGATATGAGAATACCTGTGCAAATCCAGTAAACCTACTAGAAAGTTCTTTCTAGCTGCATCCGTAGTCTTTAAGAAATCCATGCTAGATCCCACGGATTGGTAGACTAACTTAGTCATAGTCTGAAAATCAGTTTCTAGAATTTCCTCTATTAGTTTATATGTTTGTGTAGCAGTATGCCCACTAATATCTACCCCGTTTTTTAATAAAGTTACTTTAGCGCTAGATTTCACTACCTTCTTTATTAGATACTCATCATTATCCTTAGTGAACCATAAAGATATAGAGTACTCTCTCTTATCGCTATTCCATGAGAATAGATCTTCTTTTTTAATACCTCTAGAATTCTTATTGTATAAGACTTCTTCCAGAACAGTGGCGATGGTGGACTTACCTACCCCATTACTACCTACTAACTGAGTTACAGCATGATTATTAAATGTTATTTGAACGTCGTCTCCATAAGACATAACGTTGCTAAACTTTAGTGTATTAAATACTACCTTGGACATACTTCTGTATTCTCCCAACTACCCTAGAGATTTTATCTGAGGCAAGATTCTGAATCTCACTAAGATATAGGGCTGCTTCCTCAGCTATTGATAACCCTTCTAGATTAAGTTTGGCTTCGGAGGTTACAGTGTTATTAATCTTTTTGTCGAATATTTCCGAGTCTACCCTAGCTAAAGCTTTTAAGTCTAGTACATCCCCAGAGACTTCATAAATAGTATGATCATAATCTGTTTTGATCATCTCTTCTTTATTGCTAACAGTAAGGCGTATTAACTGTGGCAGTTCTGATAAGTCCACCCATTCAGTACTTAAAGTATCTGTGTCTATTAACAGTGCACCGTTAGTATTAGTTGTCCTAGATCTGTGAAAGGAAGTAGTCATTGGTGACCCGGGGTAGACCAAGGGAATATCTTCAATGCTTTGGGAGTTTTGATAACTGTGTAAGTCCCCTGCTACTACTAAGGAGTAGCCTGCATCTACAAACCTTTTCAAATCAATTTCTGGCTCCACATGGGGAGGAATACAGCCCCTAACATGTGTGAAGCATAAGTTAGAATGTGCGTCTTTCCACTCTTTTTTATGTAGCTCTACAAAGTCCACAATATCAAATTCGGGGCTTCTATAAGGTTCTGTAATAACTGTCCAGTTGCCTTTGGTCACCTCTTGAATTGCATCCGCAAGGTAATACATACAAGACACATTTTTATTGAGTGCCTCATGGTTTCCAGTATATATAATACCTTTGTGCTTCAACTTAGCTAAAAAGCTAAACATAAGTTCTAACTCTTCCATAGATGGGTGCGCCACGTCCAGTAGGTCTCCTCCTATAATATGTAGGTCACAGGAGTTACTATCAAATATGTCAACTAAGTTGTTAGCTAACATATCAAACCTATTCTTCTGCCAGTCTTTAGGTACTTGCTTAGACTTGAGCTTAATATGATGATCTGCGGTAAATAAAATTCTCATTAAATCCTCATAAAAATAAAGGGAGCTTGTTAGGCTCCCTTTAATATATTGTTAGTCTAGCTCACTAACAGCTTCGGAATCGATCTTCTTACTTGAAGAAGAAGCGTTCCCAGTGGACTCTTCGCTACGACCTTCAATCCAAGATTCGATAGCCTCTTTAAGTTCTTCGTAAGAAGATACAGGGTAAAGCTCATCCAGAGACGGTACCTTCTCAAACTTCAAGAAGTCACCTTCATCGTCTGTTAGTGCTTCACCAAGGATATCAGTAGTATCCTGTTCATAACGCTTAGACTCTACACTATTTGGATTAGTAAGAGCAGTCTGGAACTTCATTGCTGAAATTTGACGAACTTCGTACTCAGTGTCAAAACCTGTACCTTTCTTCTCGATCTCGATATCGATATCGTAAGGGTTGTCCAAGTCTAGCTGCTTCATGGTAGACTGGATGCCTTTCAGAATGGTAGCCTTAACTTCCATTACTTTTAATTTGTTATCAGAACGGTCAATAACAAAGGCAATGTAGTTCTTTTTAGGTTTCAGAAGAACCTTTTCATTGGTCTTCTTATCCAGCTCTTTTTCGTAGAAACCCATATCGTGTACGGGATCAGCCTTGCCGCGAACAAAAGACTCTTTGGTACGGTTAAAGCGCAGGCATTCAAAAGGTGCTACTTTACCGTCTTTGTTGGGAATCCAGTAAACATAACGTGGTAGTACTCCGGATACAACACGGACTTTGGTTACGCCGTTGTTAAATTTCAGAAAGTCTACTTTATCGTTAGAACCACCAGTAGTATCGCCCCATGACTTAGCCATATATATTTTCCTCTATAAAGATTAATTTATCTCGATTAATTTCGATTAATTTATTGGTTGTAATAACCAGTTTAGGTATCCACAATGGAACTGACTGTATATCCAAGCTTGTGATTTTCTGAGTATGATAATCACTATAATTCCTAAAAGATAAGATCCCTAGGTATTCAGATAGTTCTAAAGCTGAAAGATTGTAAGGGTTATTGATAATCACGTTCTCATTAACAATGAATGAGTTACCCACTAACAGTTCATTAGCCTCAGGATTAGACACAAGATTAGATAGACACTGAACGATTAACTGAGGGTTGCCTTTTGACAGGATATATATCTTTTCATAATTGAAAAATAACATCTCTTCCTCGCTAATCAATGTAAATATTATATAACAATTATTGACTGTTGCCAAATGCAATTTTAGTCATTTCTAGAGCATCCTCATTAGAAATATACTTAACGTCCCAACCATTAGCATGGTACACTGACATCCTACCTGATGCCTGATTGAAACCTACTCCTCCAGACATCATTAAATCAACTACTACTGGGTCTAGCTTAGGCTTATCACGCACCATTCTCTGGACTCTACCAACTAACTGTTCCACTAGGGACTCGTTATTAATAAGGCTGGCTAGGATAGCACAGGATAATTCATTTAATGAAACTCCTTCAGCAAATATAGACTGGGAAGCCAGTAATATTGCACTTTCTTCCTCTGCTACTGCCTCTAGAATATTATCTCTACTGTCTAAGTCTGTAGAGCCCACAATAAAGTAGGGTATAACTCCTGCGCTTTCTAGCTCCTGTCTGATTTCTGCTAAAAGCTTAGTTCTATCTGATACTAACAGGACTCTATGTCCTAACTTGTAATATAGTAAAGCCAAAGACACTAAAGTTCTCTTGTACAAAGGATGAAAATATACAGCACTAGCCCTATCTGCCCAAGGTACTATCATATTTCCGGATATCTCTATGGGTACTTGGTACCTATGTATAATAGGTGTTAAAGTATTAGCTACTGCTGGAGAGTAGATAGTAAATCCAAAGAAATCTTTGAACATTACGTCTAGACCGTCCTTCCTCTTCAAAGTACCTGATAGGCCTATTCTATACCTAGCATGACTGCTTTCCAGTACCTCTGTAAATGTAGAAGCTACACAGTGGTGCACCTCATCAACAATTACCAATCCAAACATTTTGGACAGCTCTAAAGAGTACTTCTTAATACTTTGTATGTTACCTACAACAATAGGAGGGGCAGTATCAAATTTTCCAGATCCTATAACTCCTGCCTTGAATCCAAATAGTTTGAAGACCTCTTTTTCCCACTGAGCGCGTATCATAGTATTGGTACACACCACAAGTGTTTTTTGCCCCAATTTATGTGCTATCCATAGAGCTAGAATAGTTTTTCCGAATCCTGGCTTACCATTTATTATGCAAGTATCAGTACATTGACTGTAAATCTCCTTCTGATCTAGACGTAAGGGTACTTTAGGTACAGGTATTCTAGCAGGTACTCTTACCCGCTTATCTATAATCTGGATAGGTACTTTTTTAGCCTCTAAAAGATCTAGCCTAGTTATAGGTATCCATTTTACCTCCTTACCAATACTTCCACTATTTCGGAATATTTTAGGGTACCTAGAGGTTTTATCCTGTACCTGATAGGTTGTTTGAGTACTACAAAACTCCCATAACTCTTCAGTGGGTTTTATATACGCCTTGTTTGACAATATGACTTTCATATCTTAACTCTTACTCTAGGAGCTTCTGGAATCTCCTCGTGCACCTCGTATATTAAATAGCTATTATTGAATTTAATAACTGAAACATACTTAGGTATGTGATCCAATATAAAGGGGGAGTTTATACCTTTAGCAAAGCATTGGAACTTTCCATTAAACAGTCTGCTTCCTGAAACTATCTTTCTGACCTCTATAGGATACATCTTCTCCTTTTTACGCTTTAGAATTCGACCATCTGAGTTCACGAATACCTTAGATTTGCTCTTTACTAACTGCGACAGCTTAGTAAGCATTCGTTTTAAAGGGTACAGCTTATAAGGTAATTCAGACGTAGGAGTTATAGCTAACTCTAGTCTTCTCTGTCTAAAAGAGCCCCCTAATTTAGGTTTATCTAAAATATACTTGTTAAATTTGGAGACTATAATAACATAGTCCCCTTCTTTAACTATTTCCTCATAGGATCTTATTGCATATACGGGTAACTGTATCATGCTGCTAACGCGGTTTCTGACCAATCTCTAAGACATATTGCCTTATCAAGTTTAGTCATATCCTTATGTTCGGGATGATCCACTGTTTTAGCAACATGTACTAGCTCACTAAATGCAGGATCGTTAATCAATTCGGATACGTATTGTGTAAACTCAGGGTCTTCTAGCACAGCTATTTCAGGGTGTTGAACCTTGATCTTACCACAAGAATAGTCTCTAGAACCCCCCTTCTCTGAGTCAGACTCTACTCCAATAGGACAACCAGGAATACTAATTCCTCTGTCTTTCTGAATATTTCTAAGCAGAATCTCATTATACTGATCTACTAAGTCTTCCCGAACAATAGCTACTACGGAGTCATGTACTAGCATAACTATCTTCATTTCGTTTTCCAGACCCATGGAGATAATTTCATTATCCGCGTCTATAGCCCCTAGGAGTAAAGAGTCTGATGAGGCGGACTGAATGATAGCGTTAAACCCACTACGAATCTCTTCCCCCTGTACTCCACGATCCTCAGAATTAATATTGTGTAGTCTACGCTTACGCCCAAAGTGGCTATAGATAAACCCATAGTTCTTAATCTGGTCGTGAGACTGTGCAATCCACTTTTTCAATCTTGGGAACTTATCAAAATATGTATCGATGTATCCTTGAGCATCAGCAGGAGTACACTCGACGTAACGTTCCCCAGTTTTAACCGACTGTTCTAGCAGTGCTTCATTTACAGAAGCAGCAACCTTAGCTTTACCAGAACCATATAAGATACCAAAGGAAATTGCTTTAGCTGCTTGACGTAGTGCAGGGAATAGCTTTTTAACTTCTGTAGGCTTACAGGTTAATCCGAATACTAGGTGTGCAATACTACCGTGGAAGTCTGAGTAGTTTGCAGGATCATTTTGCATATTGATAAAGACTTGTTGTAACTCACGGTCTCCTGATAGCACAGCTGCATAGTAGACTTCCGCTGTGGTTAAGTCCCAAGAAATTACACGATAGCCTTCTGGAGCTACAATACACCCTTTAATTATAGACTCATCCCTAGGTAGCTGTTGTAAGTTTAACTTACCAGAAGAGCTTAATCTACCAGATGTAGTCATGTGCTCATGAAATCCTGTTCGTATGCAGCCATCTGCGTCTATATTAAGCAGCATCTTGTTAACGTAAGTTGACAGGAGTTTTGTGGTTTTCCGCATCTCTAGTAAAACACCTGCAATAGGGTGTTGACTTGACAGCTCCATTAACACATCTGCATCAGTACTATCCGCACCTGTATCTGTTAATTTACCAGTAGGTTCTAAACCTATGTAGTCGAATAGTAACTTCCTAAGCTGAGGTACAGAGTTAGAATTGAAAGGTGACGCTTGGTCTTTTTCAAGGGCTATAACTTCTTCGAAGGTGTACAACTCTTTTGTCTTGGAAGCTAGTTTTTCCGTTAGATAGCTCAAGGCAGCTTTAAGCCTAGCCTTGCTAACCGGTACTCCTCTGTCCTCAACTCTTTGGAGGAACACACATCCGGGAATCAAAACGTCATAGTACAAACTAGCTAACCTATCATTAGCCTCTATCTTAGGTAAGAAAAAGTTATGCAAGCGAATAGTTGCATCAGTATCTTTAGCAGCATACGGCCACATTATTTCGAAGGGTATTAGATCATATGTAAAATCCTCTTTCTTCATTTTATGGGTTTTACAGTACTGATCTTTAAATAAATCTAATTCCTCGTCATAGTTTCCCATATCAGTATACTTCATGGCTAGGGCTTTCAAACCATGAGTACCTCTGCGCTCGTCTAATACATAATGTTGAAGCATGGTGTCATGTAATCTACGATCGGCATGTGCTTTTTCAAAGTTCAAACCTAAATGATATGAATAAAAATGCATATCAAACTTAAGGTTGTGGAATACTATAGTATGTTCTTCACTGTCTAGTATTTTTTGTAGATATACTACACACTCTTCATTGAGTACTTCGGAGTCTATGTATACACCTTGGTATTCTTGGTGGCTCATAGAGAGTCCCAGCATATACCCATCTCTAGCGTAAAGTGCAGATGATTCGGAGTCAAATGATACTGGCCCACGAATCATCGTGTACACCATTTTGATGTATTCTAGGGCTTCCTCTTCTGAGGTTATAGGTTTGTAGTCCCCAGGTTTTGCTACCTTTTCCTTTCCTTCTAGGATAAGATGTATTTCTTCAACAGTAGCATCAAAGATAGGCTGCATTTCTGGTTTAAAATGCAACTGAGCTGGGCTTATACTTGCTATAAATTTAGTATACCCATTATGTTCTACTCGTTTACCCGAATAGTCTGCAATACCTTTTTTACCTGTAAAATACAGAAAAGGTTCTGCACCAATAAGTATGACAGCATCATAGTCAAAAGGATTGAAAGGGTTTTCTTCAGTACCAATAGTTATATGCTTCTTAAGAAGCCTGCCTGTCAGCTTTTCGTTACACATGTGGAATACATCAACATCGTGCTCTTGTAACTTATAGTGCTTCTGATACTTAGTATTATTAAGTGATTTATCTACAATTGCTATCTGCATCTAGTTCTCCTCTAAGATGTGCCTATCAGGGCTTTTCTTACTTTTCACAACTATTATATAATAATTATGCCTCTTCTGCAAGTAATATTTCCATATACATAACTAGTTTATCGACTTCCTCCTGAGTCAACTCTCCAGGGTCTTTTCCTGCAGGAAGTAGATCTGTGGCTATAATTGGTCGTAAGTTAGTTTTGTCACGTATTAACCTGAATAGTATTTCTGACGCTTTCATTCCTGATTCATCATTATCTAGTAATATGAATACCGTTTTAGTACCTGAAATAATGAAAGGGGACAACTTATCCAATACGTTGCTAGCTGTAAATTGGTGGGTACCGAAACAGCACACTGGTGCATGTACTCCTTTGTCCTCCAGATTAAGCATATCAAATATACCCTCTGTTAGCACTAAAACAGGTGCGTTGTGTCGCATAGGGAACACTGGGGGAGGTACGCCCTTGGGTTTAACCATATATTTTACTGAGTTAGTACCATTCTGCCGTCTACCTAAGAAGAAGAGAATTCTACCTACAGCATCCGTTATAGGGAATACTAACCTGTCTACCCAATCAACGTGCTGAAAAGGGAAGTATCTTTCTAGTGTTCTAGAAGATATTCCCCTGTAGTCTTCCTTAAATAAATTGGCGTCTTCTGGTATACTTAAATACTCTACTCCCCGTAATAGCTCTCCAACCAGTTTCCTAACTCTTAATAGTGAGGCAGACGCCTCATTAATACTTTCGTTAAAGTAGTGGAATATGCTAGGAATACCTTTACCAAATCCGCAACTTAAGCAGTGCATAGCTCCCGTACTAGGGTCTACTCGTAAACTAGGGTTTGCATCCGTATGCTCTGGGTTTAAACACTGAATGATTATATCCCCTCCAGTATCTTTGAAGGGGATTCCTTTTTGACTTAAAAGATCTACTATTCTACTCATATATCAGCAGCCTCTTCTCCGGATTGTTTGCCAGAAGACTTTTTAGTCTTCTTTGGCGTATCAATTGGTATTACGAATTCTGCGTTAGCCTTTTCTAAATCTGCCAAAGATAGATTAGATGTTCCATCTAGCTTCAGACTAGTCCAGTCAATCTCAGGTATAAAAATACCTGCATCAGATGATCTTGCTTTCACAAAATTTAACATGATTCCGCCAAACCCGCTAGGAGATTTAGCTGCATTTAGGTTAGCTGCCATATCGCATGAGTCTAGTATACCTTGGGATAGCCTTGCTTTACCATCCTTATCTATCTGGAAAGGCGCTAAGCCTGCTGTGTTGTACTTCTGATTTATTCCTTTGAAAGTAGAGCTTACTAACATCTGCTGCTTCCAATCATACGCATCTAGCATAGATGTATTGGGTAGCCTAGTCTGGTTTATATAGTCAAGAATAGTCATAGTTACTCTATCGCCATATTTAGTGACTAGTTTGTTCATCTCTACGTCTATTGTAGCAGTACTTAGTTCTGGGTCATGAATAATTATCATAGGAGTATGGAGCTCATAGTTTTTCATTAGCTCGCTTTCTAAGTCATAATAGTCCCCCATCTTATCAAGAGTATACTTTCGTATATACTGAGCTAATAGATCTCCCCCACCATGAAACATACCTGCTCTAGCTCTGGCCAGTTTTAATAGGTCTGCACCTTGAACGCTGTTGTTACGTATAGCGAGAGCTGAAACTCCAGACATAATAGCTAGATTTCTTCTGAATACTTCAGTTTCGTTCATCTCTATAGTGAAATATGGTGCTATATCCCCATTGTTATACTGGTTAACTTGAGCGTTAGAGCATATAATAGACTTCCCTGTGCCTCTCCAACCACCTATAAGAAGAGTCTCCCCTCTAGCTAGTCCTTTTAATAGGGCATCCAACTCGTTACTTATTCCTAAAGCTATGAAGTTAAGCTGTACGTCTTCTTCCTTACTAAACAACCGGATCTCATTAGCATTAAACACTTTTCCACTTACGTTTACCTTTTCTTCCAGCTTAAGGTGTAGCGCGGCTACCCTATCTAATATTTCCCCTTGGTCTAAGTAGGCTATATCATTTAGCACATCAGTTTCTAACAGTTTAAGAAAAGTTTCCTGAGTATATTCCGTCTGCAACACCTCTATAGCATGAGCTAGTTCTACATCAGGTATCTCAGTACTTTTAAGAACTGTTAATGATTGCGATAGTCTTGCATTTCTACTAGAGTCTAATACTAATGCATCAAGGGTGGGCATTTCTTTGTGTTTATTGTAATAGTTCTGTATGGATTGATATATAGCGGAGAAGGCATCGTTAAAGTGATCTTTTCGTAATTTGGAAAAAGTCTCTAATGCTAAATCTTTATGTGTAGTAGTTAGAAGCATTTTCAGCACTACAGACTGGACGTTTATCATACCTAATCTCTTATGCGATTACCGCCGTTAAATAAAAGAAAAGGGGATGGGACAAATGCCCCATCCCCTAAGGTTGAAAATGCGCTAATTACTTAGCAGCTTTGTCGTCCAGCTTCTGACGCTTTGCAGCACCATCGTAGTCCTTGGCAACAAGGCCACGGCGTGACAGCATAGATTTTACACCACGTTCAGACTTGCCAGTCGCTTCCGCGATTTCTGAAACGATCATAGATTCGATATCCAGACCTTCCAGAACATCTTCACGCGCTTTTGCGGCGGATTCAGATTGAGAAGGGATAGCTTGAATACGGCCTTCACGTAGCAGTGAGAGTGCCTTACCACGAGTCTGCTTAACAGTCTTATCGAAAGCTACTGCGATTTCTTCAATAGACTTACCTTGAGCTGCAAGACTAATGAACTTAGCTTCTTCATCTACACTGAAAGTACGAGCGGGTGCAGTACGTTCCGTAGGTTTAACTGAGCCATGAAGTTCCAGACTAAGGATCTTACCCTGAACTTGTTTAGCAGTAAATGTACCACCTGCTACAGCAGCAGCAACTTCTGCATAAGTATACGCACCTGCATAGTTGGTCAGGAAAGCAACCAGTTCAGCTTCTTGCTCGTCACTCCAAGCAGACTTAACCGCTTCATTAGCTTTTTGTACAGAGTACCCCAGCTTACGCAGCTTAGAACCGATAGAGCGAGTGGATACGTCTTTACCAGTTTCTTCGGACAGTTCAGCAGCAATCGTTGCTACGTGTTCTTGACTTACAACATCTGCGGACAGTGCTTTTGCTTTTGCTTCAAGGGCGTTAGTGTTTTCTTCATTCCATACTAATTTAGACATGTTTTCTCCAAAAGTTGTTTAATTGACAGGATTTCGATCCCATTCTGTTTTGCTTTCTGATACGAAGAGGAATTGACTCGATTCTCATCCTCACAAATAAGATATTTGACACTTTTTGAAACTGAGGCTTTTACTGTAAAACCTAAGCCTGTTAGATACTCTATAGCTTTTGCTCGATTAGAGAAAGCTGAGAGTACCCCTGTAATACAAACCTCTACTCCTAGAGGTTGCGGAAGCCTTTTATCCTTTTTAGATATAAACTTCCAAGGAAGAGCAATTACGTCCTTGCCTACGGTACTATCTAACCAGTTATTAAGATGTTCTCCTAATTTACCTTCTGCCTGTATACCTTTAAAAGAGTTGTATTTTTCTGCCAGTTTTCTAGCAGCTACTTCCCCTAACGAAGGTATTCCTAACGCCCCTAATAAATCTTGGAAAAGTAAAGGACATTTTAGTTTAGTATCAAGCTCTGTAGCTAGTTTAGTTCCTACTTTATCCCCTAAAGCATTGGTTAAATCCTTTTTAGAAAGGTTCCATAACTCAGGGATAGAGGATATCTCTAGCTTCTCTAAAGTCTTGGGGCCAAACCCCTTAAGTTTAAGCTTGCTACAAAATTGCTCTAGTAATTTAGAAGATTGGGCTGGACATTCCGCCTTATTCCTACAAAATAGTTGGGAGTTAACCAGTTCTAGGGGTTCTCCACAAGAAGGGCAATGAGAGGGTATTTCAATCTTCAATTGATTTTCCTTATTAATTACTATACACATAGTATATCAAGAATATACTAACATAGCAAGTAGAATTTTCTACCAGTATGCTGTGAGTTGATGCTCCTTACCCGATCAATGAAACTAGTATACATGTAAATTGACGTGTTGTCAATTAGGTTTTATTATTTGGGTAAGGAGGTATGATTAAGCGCTATTTTAGTCGTAAATACGTTCTATGATCCTGGGTATAACCCCGCCAGCACGTATTACCTTTATCATGCAGTTTAACTCAAGATCCAGACCGCTAATGTACTCTTGGTTATTAAGGGTAGCCTTAGTTATTGTAGCACCGTCAATAGTTACAGGATCAAAATGTCCGACTGGCGTTACTTTACCTGAAGCACCTACATCCCAAGTAACTTTGCGCAAGGTAGTAATCTCCCCTTCTGCATCTTCTTTTAATGCTATAGCCCCTCTAGGGAACTTATTAGTCCACCCTTTGGATACAAAAGCAGTATTAGAATCTAAACGGTAAACTTTACCATCCGTAGGAAACCAATCAAAATGGTCATTAATATCTCCTACGGTAAGAAAACCTTGGGTAACTAACCATTTAAGATCTTCTCTATAAGTAGGGAATAATCCTACAGACTCCGTAGATCCCTGAACTCCATATGCTGCAAATACTAGCCCTGCCTCTTTAATACGATCAAAAAACTCGTCTGTGCTACTAAGTCTCATGGCTCCAGAGGAATAGTTACGCATATTGTCTAGCTCTTTTGTTACTAAGACTTCTCCTGTGATTTGTAGAATTCCTGGAATATCAATCTTTCGAGGTACATTCAACATCTTAGCGTTAAGAGTTACGTCTTCCCCTTTAATGCCGTTACCTCTAGTTAACGCTTGTACTAAAACACCATCTAAGTATAGAAGCGATATAGCACAACCATCCAGTTTGTCAGTTTCTACCGACGTAGGAGAGTCAATAAGTTCATGGTCTTCTCCACGAGACTTATACACTTTTTGTAGAGAGTACATTCGGAAGATGTGAGGCTGGTCTCCTTCCACACCTATTTCCTCCTCCACTCTAGGGTTGCGCCTTGTTAAGGCATCATACTCCTCGTTAGTTAGAAGCGGGGAACCTCTATCATACGCATCTTGGCATTGTTTTATAAAATCTTTTAAGGCTTGCATTTTAAATCCTCTATTAATGAGTACACGTCTTGTAGAGCTGAATCATACCATAAGTTATACCTAGGAACGTTATTTCTTCCGGCTAGGACCCAAGCACTATTAGTGCCCCCAGATACTCTAGTTTTACCCTCCGGTTTAGCATAACAAATAAGGAATCTAGAGGGAGTATTCAAGTCCTGCCCTAACACTTGATACATATTCCTAGTGTGTGCTCTCCTAGCAAAACCCCTTAAATTGTCTCCGGCCTTATGGATTGTCGATACTAAGTATTCCGCGTCTTCATAGTTGTCAAACTTACTGGGCAATATAGCTCCTATATTACCAAACTGTTTCTCAAAAGAAGTGTCCGGCAAATATATTTCTTGACGATATACTCTAGTATCCTTAGCAGCATACTCTGCACCACGTTGGAATGCATAGTCTGCCCTTTTAGCTCTACCACTTCTAAGCCAGAAACCCAAGTGATACAGCTCAACTGCTATATCAGACATATGGTCTGTTATGCTTATGGGTGTTTCTCGAGAGCCTATTCCAGTATAAAAATTAGTCATCCTCATCTCTCTTCTTTAAGAAATACTTTATGAAATAAAAAAGGCAGAAGAGTATCATTCTTCTGCCTTTTCTTTAGCTCGTTCCGATACTTCATGAAGTACTTCAGATTCACTAAGTATCTTGGTGAACGCTCTGAATATACGTGATGTCGTCTCTATTGAGTATGGAAAAGAAAAGCCAGATTTAGTGGGGAACCAGTCTCCATTAATATCTTGTAACCACAATCTAAATCCTAGGTAAAGGTTATCTCTAAATTCAGATACTGTTAGTCTTATCTCTGTTCCTTCTCTCTCAAATATAACGAAACTCTGGTCATCTTCATGACCAGAGTAATCTTGGTTAACTTCCATTATACTGGTCTAGCTTTATCCAGTTCGTATTGTAGACTAGTTACTCTACGAACTTTAGATACTGGGATGTATCGAAACACATTCCCTGTACGACTAAACACTAAAATGTGATCTTTATCAGCAGGTTTGATATTTTCCTGAGCGTAACGTTTTGCTAGGTATTTATCCTGCGATTCATCGAACTCCATGGTACCTTGTATGTACGTGGTTTTTCGTCCTTTAAAAGACTTTTTGATATATTCAAACTGAATATAGAACTCACCGTACTCTTTGCATTTGGATTCGATTTCTGATTTAGTCATAGACTATCCTTATTTAGTAATTTTACGAACAGCTTCTGCTAAGTGCAGTGCAGCTTTACCGGTTAACTTATCCACGATTTCAACATCTAAAAAATCGTCTTCTAAACCAGCATCTGAAAATGCTGAGCGCAGTGCGTTGTGGGCATCTGCTTTGGATGTTCTAGCTCCACCAGATTTAGCCTCAGACTTGGTCGCAGTTTCTTTAGATGCTGCTCCCTTCTTAATATAAAGACCCGCATTGGTAAGCTTAATACGAAAGCCGTTTGGGGTAACGCCTGCTGCTTTTGCTACTTCACTAACAATCTCCATGCTCACACCAGCTCGTTCATCTTCTGGATACGCAGTGATTTTAGACGTGTATTCAGAAGCCAGAGTGGAGAACAGTTCATCGGTCCATTGGGTAGGTGTTGACATTTTATTTCCTCGGTTGTGTAATTAATTTATACAATAATTATATCAAGTGTTTGTAGACTTAGCAACTAAAATTTTGCACTAAGCAGTCAGTCATCTGCGTGTATAGCCCCCACCCTAGGGCAGTTAAATGTAGCCCTAGTTCAGTAGGATCTACTAACCAGTAGAGTAACTCCAATTTATAGCAACAATTAGGTAAGTCATCTGTAACTAAAAAGCCGTGAGCTAACCCCAATGTCTATTTCTTCAACGTGCATTCTTGTCTCCCTTTTCCCGTTTAAGAGCTGACGCTACAGCAGCATTGAGTAGGGTGTAGGAGTCTTCCTTAGACCATTTGTACCCTAGGGACTTGATATTAACTCCCAGCTCTTCTAGATGCTTAACAGAAGCCAGCTCATAGAACATTACGTGAACGTATTGTTGAGTACTTTCGCTCAACAGGTATACCCTGTAAGCCCCCACAGGGTTATCCATTACTTTCATTACTTCACCAATACATTGGTATCCTGCTACCCATACGTGTTCCCCTACTTCAAAAGATTCTGATACAGCCTCGTCAGGAATCATTGGAGGATTAAGTGGGTCTACAGACCCCTGAACACGTAGTAGTGCACCATTGCGTTCTAGAACTGCTTTAACCATAGCAGTAGAGCGATAGTTTCTAGTAGCTATCTCCTCAAAAGAGTCCCCCTGCAAATAGGATTCAATCATGTTTGCAAGTTCTACCCCCTCAATTGGGGTTCCTCTCTTTTTCTTCTTCATTTCTGCGGTTAGAATCTGAAGGTCTTTCCACTCCTCAACCATTCTTTCCATAGTTGCATTAGAAGATACGGATAGCATTTCACAAGCTGCCTTTTTAGTACCTCCATTTTCTAGGTGGGCAATAACAGCTTTGAACACCTCATCACTGATATCGTTTATGCTTTTCTTTCTGCGAGTTGACATAATTAATTCCTTATTCAATTTATAAATACATTATATCAAATTCTCAGCTACTTTGCAAATACTATTTAATCTCCGAATCCTTTACCAGTTCAGCTAACTGCTTATATAGATTATTAAGGTCATGAGATATATTTTCCCCTAACTTAGTGCGAGGATATTTCCTCAACCAGTCCACACTGCCTTTAATATTAGCTAGTCGTGTTGGGAGGACTCTGCACATTTCTACAGAGTCTCTAGGCTTTATTTTAGCTTTCTTTTTCTTCGGCACTTTCCATCTCTGATCCATTTCTAGCCCCTAATTCTGCTCTGGTCTCCTCATGCATAGCTACCTCTTCCTTGGTCATAAATTGGACTGGAACAGGTATTCCTTCTATCTTGCAATAGGTTCTATACCAGTCTATTACCTGATCAAAGTTAAAGTCTGATTTAATTCCCATCATACCCAAGTACATTCTAGCATACTTAGGATTAGCACTCTGTCCAGTCCTAATAAAAAAGTCTTTCTTATGGTTACGCAGTGCCTCTATGAAAGGATACAAAGTAACGTTGTTACACTTTAGTATGGAAGGCCAGAATATATCCTGCAACTTATGCAGAAACGCTGCCCTTTGGTCTGGTTTTTCGGTTATAAACTGTAGCACAAGTTCTTCAGTTATGTCTGATAATTTCTCTAGATGGTAATACTGCATCAGTAGCAATTTAGCTTCATATGCATCTGCATGCCTAGGCATAGAGTATTCCGGGGTGCTATGGAATATTGCTTTAACACGTTCTTCTGTGTACTCTGCTGATGCACTATCAATATTGCCCCAACTTTCACTGAAGATGTTTATAGATGCTCCTTGATCTAATAGATAGTATCTAAGAGTACTAATGTAATTCTTAGACTCCAGCTCCCTACGCTTCGCGTAAAGCTGCTGGGAAAACTCAAACCAGCCCTCATCTATATTATACTGATCAGATCCTGCGGAGAAACCACTAGTAGACTTATCTATGAAGTAATAGATATTTTTAGCTCCACGGTCGCGCCTAATTGCCTGAAAGCGCATGTTTGGCGCCTGATTGGATGTTCTTGTTATAACAAATACACTATCAAAGTAGTTAAAGTCAACTCCGCTAGTTACCGAAGGGCTACATAGTAAGGCATCAATTTGTTGTGCAACTAGTTCTTCACTAGTGTAGTCCAGTATACGTCTAATATCCACATCGGAGGTTGAATTAGAGTGAATTTCTTTAACTATACAATCAGTACTGTTACGCAGGGACATACCCTTTTCATTTAGCTCGTCAGGGCCACAGTCTGATACTAGAATGCACTTCTCCCCTAGCTCTAGACTAGTTTGTAACGCTACCCAGATACTATTTTCGTCTGGAAACTCGTAGGCGTGTACTCCTGTTAACATCTTACGGTGATGCACATAATAGTTAATAGGTTTATCAAAGTCTATCAAACTACCATATGCTTCGATAGTCTCCCCGCTGATATCCCCATCAGACAGAATAACACGTTTTGCGCTAATTAAAATATCTCTCAGCACTGAGATACACTCTCTCCGCTGTTTTACAACGGGGGAGAATAATAAGTCATTCATAACGGCGTCACATTCATCTATAAATATAGTATCTATCTCACCAACAAATGATTTAAATTTATGTATAGAGTGAATAGTGGAGGACATTCGTTGTTCCGCCCCCCTCTTAAAGTTGAGCATGTCCACTGACTGGTTATACTGCCCTGCCATAAACTTTTTAGCGTTTGAAGATACCAATGCCCTAGTATTTGTGATAGCTAGGAACTTTCCGGGAAGTACTCCAGCCTCTAACCATTTAACCACAGCTGTTGTCTTACCTGTACCAAGACTAGCCTTTACAAAAGTAAGTGTGCCTTCCGGTGGTACTTTTGTCATTTTCAAGTAGTTGTTATGCGGTTCTATGTCCGCAGATAACTTCTTAAGTGGAATACCTTTCAAGTTACTTTCAGGAATCTCGCGTTTAGCATTATTAACAAATGCTTTGAGCGCCTGTCTACGACCATTATTGAAGTAATCAACAATAGTTCTGGAGTTATCCTTGGTAGCAATATATTCACTTAGAGCCGGAGTTATCTCACGTTCTAGCCAAGCAAAGTCTACCCCGTCTTCCAAAGCTCTGTGGTAAAGCTTAGGTATAATACGTAGATATACACCATCGTCAGCTTCCTCTAACTCAGAAATAGTTGCTTCTACTTTCTCAGTAGCACCCGTAATACCTGTTACTTGGTCTAACAGGGAAAGAAACTCTTCCTTAAACTCTCCACGAGTAGTTTCAAAGTCAGGCAGATTAGTAGGTAAGTTGACCGTTGCACCCCTAACAAATACTAGACGTGATTTATTCTCCGCTATAAACGGATCGACAATACCATCTTTAAAGATTGGGTCTGCAAAATAGTGTGCCTGCACAGAAGAGTAATAGGCTAGGTCGGCGATTTCACCACCATACTTTAATTTACTAGAGTCATTAATAGTAGTAAATAAAAATTTTAGCTGCCCTTGAGTTACAGGTATATTACTTTCTAGCATCAAGTGCATACGAATACCTGGCTTAAGACCAGCAGAAGACGATGCATGAGCTACAAACCCTGCATTAAGTGGGAACATATCCTCACTAATACTATTAAGCATCTTGATAACGTGTTTAGCTAACCTATTAATGTCCCAAAACGGAATATCCTCTTTTAAGGTAATGCCGTCAACGTCCATAGCTATAATTCTACTAGGAACAGATACATCAAAGTTAGGTTTACGTCTACGGAGGGCTTTCTTAGGCACAACACATTTACCCCTAACAGCGACAACATGGGGGTTCGTAGTGAGCCTTTTCAGAAGACGATATGCATCACCCAAAGTTTCTGGGTATACTTCGTCAACTACATTAAATTTAAATGGTAGAGCCGAAGGCCTACCATTAGGGTGCTCTAGACTAAACTCCTTAGCAAAGGAGTACTCAGCCGTCTTAGTACTTTTCCATAAACCTGTTGAGGGGTCTCTGGAGAAACTATCATGTCCTTCCAATATAGAGAACATTCGCACTTCCTTCTAGTTAGTTACAACAAATATTCCTTTAACCCAACTTTCCTAGGAAAGAAGAATTATTATACAGAATATAAATAGCCGCATCAAGCATCGTTTGGGGTGGCAACTCCCTCATCGTCCTACACTGACCGATATATACTCAAGTGCAGGGTTAAGGAGGCCGCTAAGCCCACCCGCACCCACTTACTGTCGGACTTAACCGCAGACTAAGTGAAGAATATACTCAGTAACACTTCTCAGGGTTTATTAGCCCCTCCCGCTCCACGTCACAATCACCTTAATTGCTAGATTGTTTCGGACTCTGGCCTTTTCGCAGTCCCTACGGGGTGTAGATAACTAATGCTCTGTTTACGACTAAATATACTACTGTATAATAATCAAAAGGCGATGGGGCAGCCGAACTGTTCCGTATCCCTATTAGCAAAGAAAAATTAGACAAATCAAAAAACTTGTCTAAGTTCTCTCAACTGATGCAAATATTATAACAACTCCGGAGATAAATTGCAAGTAAAATTTTTATATTCGGACTGGGAGGGTCTTTAAACACGAAAAAGACCAAGTCATTTTGACTTGGTCTATGGGTCTGGGCACTTAGTTTCTATTTAGCGGGAGAAATAAGCCTGCCTGCTTAAGCTTAACTTCTGCCTCTTCAAGTGCATAGTCATCATACTCCCATACATCATTGTCTACCTTCTGAAAGTAAGGGCTAGTGCCTAGTTCAGGGTCTCTAGCAAGAGCCAACCCTTGCGGGTGAAAAATCTTATTATTCAGATAAACAATAAGCCCCATCTTTGATAGAGCATTCCAGTCAATAACCTCTGAAAATATGTGAGAACCATCTCGATCATGGGATATCCCTACACTAACACCAAAAGAGTTAAGGACGACTCTAGGATTAGCCATGCCTAATACTGATTCGAATACTCCTAGCATTTCATCTACTAGGTAAGGGTAGACAGCATCCCAACACACATTATAGATTTTAGGCATTAGTAGCAACCTCTTCCTCGTAGACGTTTTCACCGTCCTTCTCAACTTGAACGAACCAACTGCCTACACTATCTTTAGTAGTATGGATAGTTACCCCTGCAAAATTGCCAAAATCTTTTTTACTGGGCTTATCTCCTACAAAAATATGTTGAATACCCTTACACAAACCTGCACCTACCATAATTAGGGCTAAGAAGATACCCAATCCAATTGAACCTAAACCTTTACCAATTCGCTTTAACATACATTCTCCTATAATTTAACGTTTTGTAGTGACCTATTTAATAGGATATTGAGTTGAGTGCATCAATGTCCAGGGATATTACGCCGTTCACTAAGTTTAACTTTCGATCCGAAACATAGTAGTAAAATACTGCCCACCAGCATGAGAGGTAGTAGTACAAACACTAGGATCAAGCAGTAGATAATTGCTGCTGTAGCGTCCTGTATAATCTGCGATAAATCAAGCACCATTTAGATGCCTCTCAATCATACTGATAAAGTTAATATTACTAAAGGTCTCTACAGCCCCTGCCCTATACACTACAACACCCCGTTGAGCATACTCCTGCTCTTCTAGGTAGTTAATTCTAGGGTTAACCACAGCCATTTTAACCCCCCAATTCATTGCAGGAAATATCTCCCAATTGAAGTTAATAACTTGGTTACTACAACCTACAACTACAACCATATCCTGAGCCGTTAAGGTATCCAGAATATTATACATATCCTTATAGTACCCACTAACTTCCCCAAAGAACACAACGTTAGGTTTGCAATAGTCGTACTGCTCAAAGTTGGAAGGACTGTACCCCACATCTAATAGGGTGCCCGAACGATCGGTCTTAACCTCCGGAAGATAGCCATGAACGTGAACAATGTCAGATCTGTCTATACCCGCACGTTCAAATAAATCATCAACGTTAGTGGTTATGTTAAGTACCTGACCTGGGTAGTGAAAGGCCCACTCAGCAATACGCATGTGTGCTAAATTAGGCTCCACAGTTTCTAGTTCTTGGCGACGCTTATCGTAGAACTGGTGTGTTTTAGTATACAAATCCACACCATCTTTATCATACCCTGCAGGATCGCTTTCCCCCTGATAGTTCCAGTACCCTCTCTCAAATGCCTGAATCTCACAGACTTCATCTAGTGAATACTCGTCCCACATAGCTTGTCCACTATCAGTATCTACACGGAAGGCTCTAATCCCACTCTCCACACTAATACCGGCTCCACTGATAAATATCACTCGTCTTGGCATCTCTTAACCCTCCCTTCTCGATACTGTTCAAAAGCTTGAACCCGTAGATGGGGCTTATCTGAAAACTCTATTACCATAAAGGTTTCTGGTATGGTTAGCTTTCTACCAAACTGAAGTTGATCCTCTAGTACTTCAATATCTCGTTTTATAGACATTCAGTTACCAGCTCCCTAGCAGATTTATAGAACATCTTGGTAATGTTCTCATACTCACCGTTATGACCCTCTTCATCTGTCCAGAGTATAAATACTTTGAAGTTTTCTTCGATGTACTTAAGCTGCTGCTCTAGAGTATCAGTAACTTCTTTATCTTCCCACCCTAGAAAGCCATCCATACTCCAAACATAGTACTCACTGCTAGTATTTTCAAAAAAGTCAGCCACCACACTAGGATAGCTGTGATTGGCATAAATATCACGGCAGCCCAGAATGGCAAATAAAGCATCATTATACTCAGCAACCCCTAGAGAGTATCCTGAACTATGTACAACCAAATATTTAGGTAAGGTCATGGTAAATCTCCTTTATTAATTTAATAAAGCTATTATACCAAAATTACACCTATTTAGCAAATAAAATAAAAGCCAAGTCAATTGACTTGGCTTATGTGGTTACTTAGCTCGAATATCTGAGTGCTTAACCCTTCCCATGACCTCGTGCTGTTTTCCAGGATTGAAAGGTCTTGCTCCTGGGTTACCTAGGTACCCGGAAACTCTCCTAGTGACTTCAATAGTCTCAGGGTTATGGTTACCACAGTGAGGACACGAGAATCCGTTCTCGGTAGCTACTGTTTCACCTAAAAACCCACACTCGTAGCAGGAATCTATGGGGCTATTAGCTCCGAAATAGTGTACCTTAGTACTAGCATAGTCTACAACCCACTCAAGAGCCTTAAGATTTTTCTTCATATCTGGTAGCTCTACATAAGTGATACAACCCCCTGTAGCTAAGATAGTAAAATTGCTCTCATAATCTATCTTTGTATTTGGGGAGACTTTACGTTCTACGTCTAAGTGGTGCGAATTAGTATAATATCCCTTACCTAGAATATCCTCATGCTCTGGGTACCATTCCCTATCGAGACGGTTAAACCTATCGCATAAGGACTCAGAAGGAGTGCCATAAAGAGAGAACCCAAAACCTGTATCTCTTTTTTCCACTTCAGCTCTAAACTTCATATACCCTAGAACCCCAGACACAAAACTGATAGCTTTGTCCGATAAAGGGTCTATATCCTTACCAAACATGAATTGTAGCATTTCATTACAGCCAATGTACCCTAGAGACACTGAAGCCCTATCTCTTAAGTGATCTAGCACATATTCATTAGGAGGTAATCTAAGACCAAACGCACCATGCATATATAGGATAGGGGCAGCCTTAGCTTGAACATGCTCTAGACGTTTTATTCTCCAGTTGAGGGCTTGGATAGCAAGCTCTACTCTAGCCTTTAGAATTTCAAAGAATCTATACTCATCCCCTTCTGATTCTATAGCAATACGCGGCAGGTTGACCGTGACAACTCCAAGGTTATTTCTACCAGACGTCTCTCCAGAAGGTACAGAGCCTAGAAAAGATCTACATCCCATAGGGAATTTAAAATCCCCTGTAACCTCTACCACTTTATCATAGAATACATAGTCAGGATAGATTCGTTCAGACGTACATTTAATGGCCAGTTGCTTAATATCGTAATTTGGATCCCCTGCATCAGCATTCAAGCCCTTTTTAAGAGCGAATACTAGTTTAGGAAATATGGCCGTGCGTTTATCTGCTCCTAGACCAGTCATGCGAACTTCTAGTATGGCTCTCTGTACTAGTCTGGCTTCCCAGCTTTCCCCTAAACCAAATCCAAAGGTAACAAACGGAGTCTGCCCATTAGAGTTATATAAGGAATTACATTCGTATTCCAAAGCTTGACAGGCATCATACACCTCTTTCTCAGTCATATCAGTAGCCATAACAGCAGCCTTAGCCTCATTTTTCAACCAGCGTCTAGCAAAAGCTAAGTGCTTATCGTAACTACGCCTAACGTAAGGGGCTAGGACAATATCAATATTATCGATAGATTGCCCCCCATATTGGTGGGAACTTACTTGAGCAATAATTTGTGATGTGATAGCAGCAGCAGTAGTAATAGACTTAGGGCTTTCTATAGCAGCATTACCTACTGTAGTACCTTTTTCTAGCATATCTGCCAAATTTATAAGGCAGCAGTTAGTATACCCTTGAGCAGCATAATCAGTATCGTGAAAATGAATATCCCCGATTTCATGTGCTATCTTAATGTTGTGAGGCATTTCCTCAAGAACTAAAAACTTATTTATTTCCCCTGCTAACATATCCCTCTGAGTAGAGAAACGTTCTGAAGGTTTGTTAGCGTTATTAAAGAGCAGCTCATCATTAGCAGTCTCTTCAAGTATTTCTTTGCAGTTGATTGCGGTTTTGTGCAGCCTATTTTGCATATAGTCCTCCTTAGCAATTAATATACAACATTATACCTTATTCTATCGTGTATGTCAATCCAATTATTTGTATAACAACGGATGTTACACAAATTTAACAAAATTGTATTTGCTAATGAGTCCCTGTACATGATATACGTACGCGCGCGTATAATAAATAAATGACTATCTAATAACACACTTGCCCACTGTAAGTCAAATAATATTTAGGCTTTATTTATACTTTCCTTGAGCGAACCAAAAATTTCTCTTGCCATCGAGAGTAGATATTGATATAATATATGTGAAAAGTAGAGATCTATTAACTAGCGGACGTACACAGCGTTTCGTAGTAATACCTTAGGAGACTTTATGGGTGGAAGAAAAAGAGGAAAAGAAAGGGCTCAACGTGTTTCAACCAATAATCGTAGAAGCACCCAAGTAGACCGTACTGAAAGATATGAAGATCGTTCTGATACTGGCTTTACTGTAGTGAAAGCTCTTCAGCCTAAAAATGACGGGCAAAGAAAGTACGTCAATGCTATTGACAACAACAAAGTAACTGTTGCAATAGGGGAACCGGGCACAGGTAAAACGTTTATTCCAGCAGTTAAAGCTGCACAGGAGTTGACTAAACCCAATTCAGTCTATGACCATATAATCATGGTTAGGCCAAACGAGCCTTTAGGTAGAGCCCTAGGAATGCTACCTGGAGACCTAGCAGAAAAGCTAGAGCCTTGGCTAGAACCTATAGCAGACGGTATAAAGTGGGCTATTGGGGAACACGCGTATAAGAACATGGTCAATAGAGGCACCATAAAGTACCTAGCCATTGAACATGCTAGAGGTAGAACATTTAATAACGCGTACGTTATTGTAGATGAGGCTCAAAATATATCTATCGAGGCTATGATGTGTCTAGTAACTCGTGTAGGTCTAGACTGTAAATTAATTATTTGCGGAGATGTGGCACAAAAAGACATTAAGGCTAATTCAGGCCTACAACTGTTAATGGACATTAGGGACGAGTACGAATATGTACCCTTCAATCTAATTGAATTGACAGATAATGTTAGATCACCAGAGTCTTCTGCTTTCTACTCCATCTTTAAAGATAAGGGATTGGTATAATGACCAACGTGTATAAATTTCGTAGCGCTAAAGAAGGCACGCATAGAAACCTTGAGTTAGCAAATTCCATTTTAGCTAGAATGGATGAGGACACTAGACTATCGCTGCAGTCTAGTGTAATGGAGGCAGCTAGGCTAGCATATTCCTATAGATCCCCATCAGAGCTAATGAGAAAAGCCATGGAAATAAACCTTAACTTAACAGAACCAGAATTAGCATAGCAACTCAAATACCCAGGCCTAGTGTCTGGGTATTTTTATCTTGGAGATAAAATGGCAATTGAAAAAGTAATTAAAAGAGACGGTACTATAGAGGCTTTCATGCCAGAGAAACTTAACCAGTGGGGAGAATGGGCAGTAGGAGAATCTACAGCTAACTGGTCAGATCTGGTCATGCGTGCCATAAAAGGTATCTCCGATACTGTGGTTGATTCAGATGAACTAACAGAAGTTTTAATCAGAACAGCTATAGACATGATTCAGGAAAATCCTGACTATGATATACCCGCTAAAGAACTAATGATTGCTCAGATGAGAAAGAGACTATTCGACTCTTACTACCCTCCATCTCTTAGAGCCTACCATGACTGGATGGTAACCTTAGGGCAATGGTCAGATAAATCTGAGTGGGTGTCCGATGAACAGTTCGAAGCCTTAAATGAGGTAATAGACCACTCTAGGGATCACCTATTTACTAGTGGGGGATTAAAACAGTTTTTAGATAAGTACTCTAGACGCAGCACAATTACAGGGCAGACATACGAAACCCCTCAGTTCATGTATATGGGTATGGTTCTAGAGATGCTCCAACTACCTCAGTACTCTGTTAAGGACGGCATTGATCTATACAATGAGTTATCCCTACACCGTATAAATGTCCCTACACCTCCTCTGGTAGGTCTACGATCAGGAGATAATGGTTTTGCTTCCTGCTGTTTAGTTGACGCAGGGGATACTTTAGGGAGTATAGGGGCTGCTGCGGAAGTAGTATATACTATGACTGCTGCTAGAGCAGGTATTGGATATCACTTAGAAAGCAGATCTATTGCAAATCCAGTTAGAAACGGAGCATTCTCTCACTCTGGTAAAATCCCTTATTATAAGCATATTGATAGGGCAGTAAAGGCTAATCAGCAGCAGAGCAGGGGAGGTTCAGCAACTGTACATTATAATTTCTTCGACCCTGAGATTCTAGAGCTTATGCAAGTTAAGTCTCAGAGAACTCCAGAAGAGAATAAAATAGATAAGATGGACTACAGTCTTAAGTATAGTAACCTACTTCTGAAGCGTTATCTACAAAAGAAAAATATAACACTGTTCTCTATCCTGGATGCCCCTGAGGTGTGGGAAGCGTTCCATTCGGGTGACGAGGAGCTGTTCGACAGACTTTACGAAGAAGCGGAAAATAGACTTCAGGATTCTACAGTAGTAGGATTTAGAGGGCAAAGACTATCCAGAGTAAAATCTATCCCAGCAGCTACACTACTAGATCAATGGGCAACTATTCGTCTAGAAACAGGCAGAGTATATGCCATGAACGTTATGGAGGCTAATAGGAACTCCCCTTACAAAGACCCTATTAGAATGAGTAACCTATGTCAAGAGATTTTACAGCCTACAACCCCCTACGAATCAGTAGCTGACTTGTTTAAGACCGAAACCACTGGAGAAGTATCCCTGTGTAACCTTGGGGGACTAGTGTTAGGAAATATCAGCAATTGGGAGCATACTGCTTATGTACTACTTAAGTTTGTAGACTCCATAATTGATATTCAGTACTACCCATACCCATCCCTAGAGTATACAGCTAAAGCGAGACGAAATGTAGGTATAGGCTTAATGAATGCCGCGGGTGCTATGGCTAAAGAGGGCTTAGCGTTCGAAGGTGTAGAGGCTAGGAACTGGATCCATAGAGAGGCGGAAAAAGCCCAGTACTTCTTGTATAAGGCCTCCGTATCTCTGGCTAGAGAACTAGGTAAATGTGACTGGTTTGATAGAACTCAGGCTAGCGAGAATATACTGTGTATTGATACCTATAAAAAATCTGTAGATACTCTAGTAACTGTAGACTTAGAGCAGGACTGGAATTCTCTCAGAGAAGATATCAAAAAATACGGTATGAGAAACTCTGTACTAACAGCTTGTATGCCTGGGGAGTCTAGTTCTGTATTGTTAGGAGTAACAAACTCCGTAGAACCTCCTAGACAGCCTGTGACTATTAAGTCTAGTGCTCAAGGTGCAGTAGTAACTGTAGTTCCAGGTCTATCAGACTGGGATACAGGATTATCCTATAAGTATGCTTTCTCTATCGACAGAGAGGAACATATTAAATGGTTGGCAGTATTGCAAAAGTTTGTACAACAAACTATAAGCACTAATCTATACTACGACTTCAATCAGTATGAGGGAGGAATAATTCCTAATGCTGCTGTTATTAAGGATTTAATTCTACTGTCTAAGTACGGAGTAAAAAACCTATACTACGCTAACTTCTTAATTGAGTCAGAGTCTGCTAATGGAGTAGGCTGTTCATCTGGTGGTTGCACACTGTAACACTAAAGCCTAGCAAAATTACACTTGCTAGGCTTCTTTATTTTTGCTATACTAGGTATTGAAATTTAATAGGAGGGTATTATGGCAACAGTTTATAATAGAGACTACAATTTAAATGAAGAAAAGTTATTCCTAGGGGATGAACTAGGGGTAGCTGACTATGTAAATGTTAAATACCAAGTATTGGAAGACCTTGCACTAAAGCAAAGAAGCCAAATGTGGTATGAGAATGAGATATCCTTAGAGAAGGATAAAGCCCAGTGGCCTACACTTCCCGAACATATTAAGGACATTACTAGACTTAACCTTGGGTGGCAGACCATTGCAGATTCTCTGATTACACGAGCACCTGAAACAGCCATTTCTCAACTAGTATCACGTCCAGAGCTAGAAGGCCTACTAATCCAATGGTCATACTTTGAGAACTTACACTCTAGAGCGTATTCTAATATTATTAGGAACGTACTTACAGACCCCTCAGAATTTATCGAGTCCGTTAACAAGAACGAACACGCATTTGCTAGGGTAGCTAATAGCATAGGTATTTTAGATGAGTTAGCAGAAAAGGGTCTATATTGGACATTCGTTAGGGATAACCCTAAAGACTATCCGGATACAGAATTGGAAGAAGTAGAAGCAGAACTTAGGGTACTATTATGTAAAGTATACTTTGCTATCTATGCCCTAGAGTCTATTATGTTTTATGCATCCTTTGCATGTACGTTTGCACTAGCTGAGCAGGATATACTGCCTGGAGTTGCAAAAAGTTTGCAACTGATTGCTAAGGACGAGGCCTTGCATACAGTAGCAAGCCGTGAGATTCTAAATATTCTGAAAACTCAAGTAACTCCAAAGGAGTGGGCAGAGGCAGAAGCAGCAGCACCAGAAATCATGGCCTCCGTATTAGATACGGAAATAAACTGGGCTAAGTTTATCTTCTCAGAAGGTAGAAAGATAATTGGATTAAATTCTACCAATCTACCTGAATATTTATACTTTATAGCTAGAAATTCATTTGCAGGGGTAGGCATTGCATGGCCGGATAATCTTCCTGTAGTAGAAAAAAATCCAATCTTGTGGATTAACAAGTGGTTAGACCCATCTAGTCAACAAGTAGCCCCACAAGAGATGCAAATAACCAATTATAAGATGGGACAAACAAAAGCCACGTCTGATAGTGAGATCGAAAACATGTCAGACTTAATTGGAGATCTATAATGTACGCAGTTTATGCTAAAGGACCACGAGGAGAATTTGGGTCTAACCATGGTAATGGATTACCGTGGGGCTCATACCCCGAAGAGCTTGAAAGATTCTATTGGGGGCTAAATAACTTCTCACTGAAAATCAAAAGTAAAGAAAAAGAACCTATACTAGTAACTACAGAAAAATGGTACGAATCCACACCTTCTAGCATACTACATAAAATAGAGGAAGCGGCAGGTACCGTTAAATGGGTACTAGTAGGCAGAAACCAAAAAGAGTCAGAAGAGTATAGCTTAGGAGCTTTAGATAGGCACCTTAGAGTATCTCAGGTAGGAAAGTCCTTAGATATGTACTTAGAAGGTCTAGGATATACTGGAATATGCATAGGGGGAGCTAATTTACTAATTACACTGTACTCCTTAGACTTAATTTCTGAGGCTTTAGTTTCTATAGTTCAATCTAAGGGATGGTCACACTATCCTCATACCTACTTAACTTTACCCTCCAGTACTTTAAATTCCCCAACCAGGATTCTCATGCATAAGGTCAATGAGAATGCTACCAACACTAACAAGTTTGCTCAGTATAGGGAGATTTATTAATGCAGCAGTATTTAGATCTAGCACAAGACGTACTAGCTAACGGTGATTGGATTATGGATCGGACTGGGACTGGCACAGTGTCTGTCTTAAACCGTATGTTAAAATTCGATTTGCAAAAGGGATTCCCAGCAGTTACTACAAAGCATCTATTCTTTAGAGGAGTAGTTGCGGAGTTACTTTGGTTCCTTTCAGGCTCTACTAACATGTATGATCTGGAAGAGCGGACGTACGGCACTAGAGGCGAGAGGGGTACTATCTGGACGGGTAATTACGAGAAGCAGGGTAAAGAAAAGGGGTACGAAGATGGTTACCTAGGACCAATCTATGGTAAACAATGGCGATCATTTATCCAAGTAGACCAGATCACTAAGTTAATCAAAGATATTAAGAACGATACATTCCATAATCGTAAAATGATTGTATCCGCATGGAATCCCTTAGATTTACCAGATATGGTACTATCTCCGTGTCATCTTATGTTCGTTGTTAATACCCGCAAGAATAAGTTAAATCTTACTTGGTATCAGCCTAGTTGTGATGTATTCCTAGGGTTACCTTATAATATTGCAAGTTACGCAACACTAGCACATATTTTAGCACAGATTTGTGGGCTAGATGTTGGAGAACTATGTGTACATCTAGGGGATACGCACATCTACCAGAACCACATAGATCAGATTACAGAACAACTCACCAGAGAGCCTAAAGACTTACCAGAATTAATCTTACCTGAGTTTTCTACTTTAGAAGAGGTATTAGCTCTAGATGCTAAAGACTTTATCTTAAAGGACTATAACCCACATGGCAAACTAGTGGGCAAAATGTCAGCCTAAGGATTAATATGATTTTTACACCAAAATTTTACTTAGATGAAAAGCAGAAACGAAAATATGAAGCTTTGGTACCCCACTACACAAAACCTATATTAGACAAAATGATAGGAGAAGGTATTGACTACATTCTAAACAATCTGCTAGGTATTATTAGTCCAGCCCGTAGGGGCATACCTCCACCTCCACCACCTCCAGCACAACTGGAGCACCCAAATGAGAGAGGTTATCAATAATGTTTCACGTATTTACTGATGGGGCTTGCAGAGGTAACCCCGGGAAAGGATCCTGGGCTTTCTGTGTGTTTGATGAAAACGACGATATGCTAGGGAAGAAATCAGGTTATAGTTCAGAAACTACCAACAATGAGATGGAAGTAACTGCAGTAGTAGAGCTACTTAGGTGGGCAACTAAATCTGATGGAAGACCCATTAAAGTATATACTGACTCTACCTATGTTAAAAATGGTATGGAGTCTTGGTTATGGTCGTGGCAGAGGAAGGGGTGGAAGAAGGCAGATGGCCAGACCCCCTTAAACTTAGAATTGTGGAAAGAGGCATTCACGCTATTAACTAAATATAAGGATTTTCATGGGGAGATTCCAACCTTTATTAAGGTTAAGGGGCATTCGGGAGATCCTAGAAATGACAGGGTTGACGCATTGTGTAATGTTGTACTATCGGAGCACGAATTAGATGATTATCTTAAGTCCTGAATATATCCTAGGTATTAGGCGTACATATCACGATATAAAACGTAGTGTTTATTTTTCCTCTAGTATAGAGGAAAGAAACTACCGGTTATGGCGCCTATCTATGTTTAAATTTAACTACGCAAAAGAGTTAGAAAATGTTTTTTAAAATTTTATTTGCTATTTAGCCTAATAATCTGTATAATTATTCCATAAATTTAGAGAAGGATTAGCAAATGGCAACTACTAAGGAATTCGGAGTAACAAAAGAATTTGCAGAGAGGGTTGCCTGCCATCTAATAGCCTATGGGGAGTTCAGAGTCTCCAGGAATCCTACAGGTTACTATCATCAAACCGTTACGGCAGCTAAGAAACTACAAGAAAAAGGTTTCCTAGTGCTTGCTTACAGAACAGACTCACATGTAGTTTACAAGGAGAACCCGTGCCAACGTATAACTCACCACCTTGGATTATCCCCTTACGTAAAAGAGCTGAGTCTCCTCGTAGACCGAACAAAGGGATTAACATCGGAGAGCCTAGTACTAGGAACCCTCCACCACCAGTCCAAAAAGAGATTCTCGATCCTGAAATGGCTGCTAGAGAAGCTAAAGCTTTGGAAGAAATAGAGCGTAAGAAGCTATGCACAGCACCCGCATTCAATAAAGGGGCGTACACGTATATTGCAAGCGAAGAACAAGCAAAAACGATCGGACGATAATTTATAAAATTTTAGTTGCTATTTATCAAAATAAAGCGTATAATTATCTCATAAATTAATGAACAAACAAAGGAAATAAAAATGGCTAAGTCTAAAAATACAAAAACTGTAGTGGTAAAAGACACCAGCAAAACCGAAGCTAATCGTGCTCGTCGTCTGGCGCGCCATTTGAAGGCACACCCAAACGATGCACAGACTGCTAAAGCAGTTAAGAGCTTTACGCCACGAGCTAAGCCTCAGGTTAAAGGTTCTACCAAGTCCCGAGCTAAAGCTCGGCTAGTAGCCTTTGTTGCAGGATACGGACACAAAAGCGTCCCTGTAGTTACAGGAACATATCTGGATAACGAGTTTTACCCTAAAGGTACTATGGCACCGAAGGACTACACCCGACAGATGTCTAGTCGACGTCGTGAGTTGTCTAAGTTTATTATGGAACAAAGAGCAACCTTTGGTTCAGTGAAGCCAAATCTCTTTGGCAAAGAGTACGATGCTGAGGATGCTCGAGCAATCTGCTTCCACCTAGGAATCAAGCGTTCTAGCAGCAAGCCACGTCGTAAATCAAAATAATTTGACAGGGGCGAAAGCCCCTACTAAGGAATTTGTTATGCCAGCACCAAGTTATATTTTGGGAGTAATAGTAGACAGACTATTTTATGAGGGTGCTATTACTTCACACGCTACCAGTACTCCAAATATTTTTAGATTGACAGTTGCTAGTAGCCCTGATACAGAGTCTTTATACCTCATGCAAGCTGAATGGTTTGAATATTCTGATGAATGCGGTCAATTCTCTCAAGGTTTCTTCTTGTCAGAAAACGAAGCTAAAGAAGCCTTAGATCGATACTGTAAGGAGTATTTAGGTGTCTAATAATCTAGTAGCAAAACATGACTTTAACGTAGGAGGCGCGCACAAGTCCGGTAAGGACTATACGCGCCTTACAACTAAACAGTTGCTAGAAATGGCGGATGAGTTTGATGGTTTCATTAGTCCTAGTAATGAGGAAAACTGGGGAGTAGACCAGGACTGGATTACCCCTCCAAAGCCCAAGAAAGGGCTTAACAATACTAGAGATTGTTAAGCGTTTTTAACAAGAGGAAAAACTAATGACATTTTCAGTAATTGATATTGAGACTTTAGGTACAAACTCTGGTACAACTAACCTTATTGCTATGCCTAGTGTAGCAGTTGCTGTATTCCCCGATAATGATTATCCTAAGGTAATCATGGCTACTCTCAATGTAGAGGAGCAATTTAACCGAGGAGCCGTAGCAACAGCTTCAACTATAGCCTTTTGGATGAAAGAAGCGTATAAAAATACGTTGCCATCTGATGAGATTATTAGCATCCTTTCTGGAGATATTACTCCAGAGGTTACAGTATATGGCAAAGAATCAGACAGTATACCTACTGTTAAAGTAGCTAACAACACTCAAGTATTAAGGGATATCCAGCAATGGTATTCTGCCAATACGGGTAAGTATGACATGAGCTACGGTAATGGTAATGAGTTCGACCATAAGATTCTAGAAGCACACTACCATGACTTAGGGTTTGAAAAACCTTTATGTGATTTTTGGCAGCAAGGAAACCTCCGGAGTCTTCGTGCTCTTTATACTAGTAGATACGGGGCAGACTCGTATAAAACAGATATTCAGAAGGTAGCGGTAGATTTAACAATCGAGTACTTCAAAATGTTTGGGCTAGGAAAGGCTAGAACTGCAACCAAACATGATCCCGTATATGATGCCTTGGTAGAAGGATTTGAAATCCGATTAATTAGTCAGCTTGTATAAAATTATATTTGCCTGATGCTTAAAAATGTCGTATAATATTTATCTAATTTGAACAAAGGAAAATAAAAATGCCAGTATCCAAAAAGCCACGCAAAATCAAACAGTCTTCAGCTCGTGATGAACGTAAACAGAAAGAAATTACCTCAGGGCATATCAAAGTACTAGCCCTGCTGAACCGAGCTACAGGTGGACTGGTTAAGGTTATTAACCAAGAATAACAAAAAAACTAAACCTCAAAGATTAATTAGGAGAATACACATGACTACTATGACAATTACTAAAGCACTGGCAACTGCAAAGGCACTGGATGCTAAAATTGAGCGTGAGCTTCCTCGTTTGAAGTTTTACGCACAAACAGATGGTACAGGTAACTTTACTAAGGTTGCGGGCTACTCTAACACCGTAGAAGACGTGACCTCCCAGATCACTGGAGCACTTCAAAGTGTTACTGATATGATTTCTGAGCGAGCTAAGATCAAAGCAGCTATCGTAGCCTCTAACGCAGTAACAGAGGTAACTATAGGTCAGAAGGTTATGACTGTAGCTGCTGCAATTGAGGCTAAGCGTAGCATTGGGTATGAAAAGCAGTTGCTTATCTCTATGACTAAGCAGAAAATCCAAATGGATCGGGAGCATGCTACTCGTCTGGAAGGCTTTAACAAGAAGCTAGAAGACGCTAGAGCAGCAGCTTTTGGCAAGGATAAGAAGGTATCCGCAGAGGATATTGCTATGATTACTCAGCCTATCGAGGTTCGTAGCACTCCTAACGTCCTAGACCCAATTGGTCTTGACGCTCGAATCAAAGCCCTTCAAGAGTCTATTGAAGATTTTGAGCTTAACGTTGACTTTGCCTTGTCAGAGTCTAACGCTAAGACTACTATCGAAGTTTGATAGTAATCCTGCCCTAGAAATAGGGCAGTTCTAAGGTAGCTTTATTCTGTTTACGAAGTTGATAACATCTTACCCCTTATTAGCCACGTCGGGGGGTTAAACTTAGTGGCTAACCAAACCTAAAGGTAAATCTCACTAGGAGATTGACGTTATAGACCGGACATTTAATCCGTATTCTAAAATGTTGATAGGCTGCGCGCCTAACATATCTTCAAAGGTTAAAGCTTACAAGCTTAAAGGTTAGCGATAAAAGTTTAAACTTGAAAGATCAAACTTGAAAATACAGAGTACAGAGCTAATGAAATCCTAGACTAACGGTTAGCAGTTCATAAGATATGACTCTTAACACCGCTAGGCTGTTTACAGGATAGAGCTACCCTAGAACTGGAGGTAATATGATAACAGAGCTGCTGTTAACACTTTTACTAACTATTCCTCATGATACTGTAGGTACGGTTACTAAAAGTGCTAAAGACACTAAGGAAATCTCTTGTATAGCACAAGCTATATACTTTGAAGCTAGAGGTACTTCCTTAGAAGGTCAGGCTGCTGTGGGACAAGTTATTAGGAACAGGGTTTATAGTAACAAATTTCCTACAACATATTGTTCCGTAGTATACGAGCCAAGTCAATTCACATGGACTAAGCACAAAAGTTTAAAGATAAAAAATAAGAAAGCGTGGGATAAGGCTAAGAAACTAGCTGAAATCACATATTACCAAGGTTGGACAGAGGACTTGACACATGGGGCACTATATTTCCATAGTGGAAAAGACCCTTATTGGGCTAAGAGCTTAGATAAAACAAAGAAAATAGATGGGCATAAGTTTTATAAACCAAAAACATAGGAAGTATCATGGGCGAAAATATGCTTACGGTTCTACGAGAAATCCTAGAAACCTTTCGTAAAAACGGTTATCCAACTGTAGCGGTATCTACAGTGTTAGGGGACTTACAACGTATAAACAAAGATTACATTAGTCGTGATGAACTCTTAAAATATATCAAGTCTCAAAATAAAGCTATTGAGACTACGGAAGCAAAAGCCAATGAGCTGGGGATTGATTATCAACCTGATCAGCTGTTTGTAGAGCTTCTAGATGAGCTATGGGAACGTTATGCACCTGTACTGCTATCGGAAGCCCAATTAGTCCAGTACTTCAATCAAGTTATTGACCTAAACACAGATACTGTGATTACTAAAGCCATTTTAATGCGACTACTTAAGGCAGAGTTTGCTGGTCAGTATGATGGTAAGATGGCATCACAGATTGCTGACAGAGTTTTGAAAGAAGCAGGAAAATGACTACTAAAGTAGTAAATATAAAGAAGGGCGAAGAATATGATGTGTACATAGGTCGCCCTTCTGAGTTTGGAAACCCTTTTGAGGCTAGGGATTATGGCCTAATAAAATGCATTAAATTATATGAGATGCATTTAAGAAATAGGCTATCTACAGATTCTACGTTTAAAGATAGACTTCTAGCCTTAGAGGGGAAGCGTTTAGGTTGTTTTTGTAAGCCTAACCTGTGTCATGGGGATATAATAGTTAAGTTGTTGGACGAATTTAATTAAAAATTCATTTGCTTTTTAGCTAAATAATCTGTATAATAGATTCATAAATTAAAGAAAAGAAGGTTTACAGAGGGAGTCAGATCCTAAAAGTTCACTTCGGGTACTCTTAAGAGGTTAAAGTGCCACACCGCACACCTAAAATGCTTTAATTTATGTAGTAAAGAACAGCAGGCAGACTATGCTGAGGTACACGTGGATGTAGTAGTCTTAGCGGGTGAAACTGGATCGTGAGTATACCTAGAGAGAATCTGTGAGTTTGAGGAATGACAAGTTCGGAATTGTGGCTCGCTCTCCTCTAGAAAACCTCAGTGCTGACTGAGAATCTCGTAAACTCTTCTTTACTAAATGTGGGAAGTGTATGTCTGGAGTAGGATGCCAATAGGATGTCTTATTAGGGGTGTACCAGCCACAAATTACGGGGTGTCGAAATTGATCACGTAACAACACTGCCCTCTTGGTCTAGTTGGAAATGATAGTACCCTAGGGGTACAGGCGTAGGTTCGAGTCCTACAGTGGGAAAGAGTTAGGTGTTTGATGCGTATAGCTACGCGATCGCTGCTAGAGTACATACTATGAGGGCAAATCGGCCACGATGTGTCTTATCAAGGTTAGATCGAAATAGCTAAACCGTACAGTTGTCAGACTGTAAAACTGCTCATAAACTCTACGCTCTGGTTCGAGTTTGTAACGTTTAGTACAGAGCTTGGATAGTTGAGTGAATCTGAGGTGGCCTCTCAGCCCTCAACCAAACGCACGGGATAACTCATTGAGAAGATGGGTAAAGGACATCAATAAACATACGATGGTGCACGCAAAATATGTTGCGATGGTGCCTAGACGAAAATGTGGAGTCATGACCCTATAAGGTCTAGGATGTAATACCTGTTGGAGATTAGCTCCACTAACCGTGAACAAGTCTACGCATGACTTTAAAAACTGAGACTATTGACTAGGAGTAAACCTGTATCGTCAGGATACTATTTCTAGTCAGTATCTTTAAGAGCTTTTACGAGAGTTCTTAAAAATACAACGCGCCCTTAGCTCAATGGATAGAGCAGCGGCCTTCTAAGCCGTAGATATAGGTTCGATTCCTATAGGGCGTACCAATTTTACTAACTAGGAGCTACTATGGCTACTGTAGAAGAATTACAACGTGAAATCTCTAGACTACAGTCTAGGCTAGGGAATTTAAAGAGAGTTAGAGCAGCCATTTCAGGGTGTACTCAAATACCTTTTAAGGTATATGTTGAAGTAAACGGAATACAGTACTCTACAGATATCCCTGAAACAGATAGAAATTATCTTAATGTAATGAGGGCTGCTTACGATAAAGTCAGAGAAGGTTTTACAGAAGGGTTGCAAGTTGATATATCTGAGGTACGAAGTCAGTTATCAACTCAATACTTGCTACTAGCAGCAGCATTTGAGTCTACAAAAGCAGAGTTAATTCACAAATCCTCTGACATACTTGTGGAGGACTAATGGGGTATTATCTTTTACTACTTATGTTGCCTGCACTGTGTGTAACAGTTTTAGCTAAGTGGGTATTTCACCACACAATTACATTGAAAGAATGGGGTGTTCAGTTTCTAGCTAATTTAGGAGTTACCGCACTCCTCTGTGGGTTTCTAGCGTTAGCTATGCACGCCAAAACAGGCGATACAGAAATTTGGAATGGGTATGTATTAGATAAGTACAGTGAGAAAGTCTCATGCGAGCATCAGTACCAGTGTGGGCAAACTTGTAGTACGGACTCTAAAGGTAACCAGACCTGTGTTCCAATATACTGTGATGAGCATTCTTACGATATAGACTGGACAGTTAAAACTACCGTAGGCTACTTTGACATAGACCGTGTAGACCGTAGGGGTCTTAAAGAACCTCCTCGTTTTACTCAAGTAAGTATTGGAGACTTTGCAGCAGATGAAAAGTTTACTAGAAACTTCCTGCTAATTGATGAATCTCGTTTTCATACTGATGAAACTATAGTAGAAAAGTACAAGGGTAGAGTTCCTAAATATCCTCGTATTTACGATTACTACAAGATTAACCGAGTGGTAACTACTAATGGTAAGAACTATGACTACATTAACCACTATTTGAACGAACGTCTTAAAACTTTGGGAGCCGATAAGCAGGTTAACATAACTGTTGTAGTTACTGAGTTTGAAGAAGACTTCTACCAAGCTCTTTATCATGCTTGGGAAGGTGGTAAGAAAAATGATGTGGTTCTAGTTTATGGTCTAGAAAAAGACTCTAGCAAAGTTAAGTGGTTTAAAGCTACCTCATTTGCTGATGGTCAAGATAACAGAGAATTACTTGCTAGACTGAGGATTGAGACTATTGATAGTGCTCTCTCACTAGAGTTAGTGCAACGTCAGACTGATCTGATAGCAAAGGAATTTCATCGTCTACCTAACGAAACATTTAAGTACATGGTGGAAAGTATTGAAATACCTATGTCAGTGTTAATCACCCTAATGATTGTTAACTTGCTAGCATCTATTGGCGCAGCATACTATGTACACAAAGAGGATTTGTTTAATGAGCAAAGAACTTACCGTTGGAGCTAAAGTTGGGATTGTATTGGCAGGTCTTTTTGCACTTGCTTTGGTAATTGGAGGTACTTTATTTGCTAGCTATGTTAGTGCTACTAATGAGGGTGCACGGTTTGAAAACCAGATCGTGTTACTAAATCAGGATTCTGAAAATAAGCTGTCTACATACACAGTTAAGATTCAGGAGATGATTCAAGTTCCTGAGATGTACCAAAATGACTTGAAAGAGGTCATCAAGGCAACGTTTGAAGGCCGTTACGGCTCTGGTGGTTCTAAAGCAGTAATGCAGTGGATTCAGGAAAATAACTTACAGTTCGATTCAAAACTGTTTGTAAATCTACAGACTGTTATTGAGGCAGGTCGAGATGAGTTCCGTATTGCTCAGACCCTTAAACTACAAGAGTGTCGTAATTACCGTACCAATCTGGATTATTTCTGGAAAGGTTATTGGCTGAAGTTTGCTGGGTTCCCTAAGAAGAACTTGGACACACTCTGTCAGGTAATTTCTGATTCACGTACTCAAGAGATTTTTAATAGTGGAGTTCAGTCTCCAATCTCTCTAAGAGCACAGTAAGCTGTTAGTATGCCCCACTTCGGTGGGGCAATAGATAGATTATATAAAAATGCATTTGCTAAACGCTTTGTTTTATTATATAATATATTTATAAATTTGGAAGGATACACTAATTTGGTAAGTGAGCTGACTGCTAATCAGTGGGTTGCAAAACAGCCTTGTGGGTTCAAGTCCCTCTCCTTCCGCCAAATTAAATTATTATCTTGAAAATTTCATCTACTAAAGGTATACTGATATGAGATTAATTGCTAGCGGTATTGAGAGTTGCTTAGTAACTTCATGGGATGGTTGGGACGGGGATAACGAATGGATGGTATTCTACAGTGTAGTGTTAACTCCAGAAGTTCTAACAGAGCTGCAAGATGCAGAAGTACCTGTGGATAATAGTAAACGGCTAGACTTAGAGATTAACCTAACTAATATGGTTGCTACTATTAGTCAGTACAATGATGATACCTTTGAAGACGTAACTTCTTGGGTGTTTCAACTACAGGTAGTCCCTAAGTATGTTGGGATGCCAGATGTGTCAAATACATAAAGAATTTTGGGGGAGTTGGCTGAGCGGTTGAAGGCACCGGACTGTAAATCCGGCATACCACACCTTGGTTCGAATCCAAGACGCCCCACCAAACAAATGCACCCATCGTCTAATAGGTTAGGACATTATCCTTTCAAGGTAAGAATACGGATTCGAGTTCCGTTGGGTGTACCAAACAATTGGGAATTGGTGTAACAGGTTAGCACATGGGCCTTTGACTCCCATAGAGCCAGGTTCAAGTCCTGCATTCCCTGCCAAATATCGTCAAAGAGGTATTAACCAATAGTTATTTTGTTCCAGCATAATAGCTATTCATTAATATTACTTAGGAGATACACAATGCGACACATTCTTAGGATTTCAGGTAATTATGCAGATGAATTTGATGTTTCTGGTTTGCACGAGATCTCTGCCGAGCAGGCAGCCTTTCTGGTACTTACCCAAGGAGCGTGCTTCTCTTCTACTGAGGAGATTTACTTTGGCACAAATGAAGCCGTTCAAGTTAACGAATTAGCCGTAGAGCTAGATTCTATTCAGGAAGAAGACTACCAAGCGGTTTTACGGGTCTTTAAACTTCGTAACCTGTCAATTGGTATGATTGATTTAAGTGACCTCATTGACGAAGCAATGAATCCTGAAGAATAACAAATTATGCCCTTTTAGCTGAGACGGATTAGCGCTTGCCTGAAGAGCTTGAGAGGTTCGATCGTTACGAACAGGGGGCACCAAATTATAGTCTAGTGGCCAGTTGGACTGGCGCAGCCCATCCAGGCTGGTCAAACGTACTCGAACTAACAGTAGAGTTAAATACATCTAGGTTCGAATCCTAGGCTAGGCTCCAAACAATATTCCCGTGGTGTTAATGGTAGCATAACAGTCTCCAAAACTGCTGGTCTAGGTTCGAATCCTAGCGGGTTTGCCAAATAGGAAAGTAGTATGAAACTTACTAGAAAGTATAACGAAACTTTCATAGGGGGTCATTTATTAGAGCATACTTCTATGGGGGTAGAATACCCTGTAATAGCAAGAAGTGCTAGAAGAGCAGGTTTACTAATAATTGATGACCTAGGTAAAGAAGTGTGGGTTTCGTCTTCTTGCTTAAGAAAACATTTTATTGTGATAAGGAAATAGTATGTCTTGGACTATTAGTAAGTCTTCTAAGTTACATCGATTTAACCGAGCTATGGGTAGTAGATTCACAGCAGATGAGTTAGAAAACGGTTGTGAATACTTTTGGTATACGTTTGGCAACGTAGCCAAAACTGCTGCACTTTTAGTGTTTATTTGGGCAGTATTACTAATCATTGGTGGATTAGTGGGAATGGCAACAGGTTTCCTAGTAGGGCTTAAAGGTACGCTAGCAACTCTGTACGTGCTACCCTTAGTAGGTGCAGCAGTAGCCTCCGGAATTTTTGGTCTAGGATTCTTGATCAGAAAAAACTGGGGCAGGGTTACAGAGTTTGCACGTAAAAGAAACCTTAAAGAGTCTTCAGTAGGAAAACTGGCGGCAGTATCTAACAAAAAGTTAGTATCCGCAACTAACATTACGGTTGAGTTCCTGAAGGCTAAAAAAGAAAAATATTGCCCTACTCTGAAGCTTGTTGATTAAAAATTCATTTGCTTTCAGCTATATTATTTGATATAATATTTATATTGAAAGTTAGTAAAGAACCGACGATTGTCCGAGTGACTAGGTGAGAAATTGCAAACTTCTTTAGACTGGTTAAAATCCAGTATCGTCGTCCAAATTTATACTGTGAGTACGCTCTTAAACTGGTTAGCAGTTCGAATAAGGGTTAATAGTAGAACCAGTATTGAGTAACCCCGAAACACCCAAAGCAGTATAAAGAATTTGCACTAAGTCAATCGCCATACTGACATTAACTTGTGGCGTGAGGTAAGCAGTTTCAAGTGGGTGGCTGTGCAAAAGCCAGCTTGATCAGGGATTTGCCGAGGAAACTCCGCTTAATCTAAACCAATAACTAAAAGTCTGCTAAAAATCGCTGGGATTGTTTTTCCGAATCAGGTTTCTTCCTAGCAACAAATTTGGGTAGTGAGCATATATGGTACATGCGCTCGCCTGTTAAGCGAAGGATAGCTGGTTCGAACCCAGCACTGCCCGCCAATTAAAGCTACTATAGTCTAGTGGATATGATACTCTTCTCTCACGGGGAATATGTGAGTTCGAATCCCATCGGTAGCGCCAAATTGGGTAGGGGTAAAGAGACGGTACTCTCCCTGCGACGCTGAAAGATGCAAGCCGACGAACACAAAGATGTGTTTAACCAATAGTCATTTTTATGGCTATTCATTAAACACTTCCATAGCTCAACTGGTTAGAGCTACCGCCTCTTAAGCGGAGGGTTGAAGGTTCAAGTCCTTCTGGGAGTACCAAACAAACAGAGTAAAGGCTACAGTAGGTGCACCCTTACGGACTGCTACACCGGACTCTGCTCATTAATAAACATTCTAGCGTGGTTGATGGGGAAACCAGCCATTCGAGGGTTGAGGTACGGTTCAATTCCGTAGAAGTCAAAGGGCAAGCTCGTAATTCCGCAGTGGTGATAGCAGGTTCGATACCTGTCTAGAATGACCTCTCTGACCGCACCAAAATCTACTAAGGCTGAGCTTGCATATTCGTGTAACAGCTTGTGTGTCTACTAGGCTAGTAGTAAACAAGGCAAGTTAGTTCCGGCCGTTCTGCTTGCTAAAATCTTCTGTATTGTAGGGTAGACATTCTAGGCCGCACTAGAACCTACCGCCGACAGGAGTATAAGTAAACGAAAGTTTACTTATTAAGACGACTCTGAAACTTTACGGCGGTAAGGTTAGGATAATAATAGAACTCGCACCTCTATTCCTCAGTGTACTCATAATACGAGAAGAGCGTCTTAATAAGTGAGTTGAGTTTAGGTGATATCTTTTATGAACTACTAGAGCAGTTTCCACGAGGAGTGCTCAGGTAGGATCACACAGGAACCACAAATTCGTGGCAGGGGTACAGTGTGTGATATCAATAGATATCTCCCAAACTTAACAAAAGGAAACCTAAGTATGAATGGTAAGCAAGCAAAATTATGTCGTCGTATTGTGAAAGAAGGGTATGGTGTACCTGCACAGGAAACTACATATGAGGCAGGTCGATACCCACGAGTTTTAGCTGCTGGTTGTGGACGTGAACTTTATAAGCGAGAAAAGCAGCGTCGTAAAATGTATAAGTATAAAGGTACTCGTACATCCAAACCTCTGAAAGATTAATATAACTTAGCTTCCAAAGCATTGATGGCGATGCAGTTGCCTTGTAAGCATCAGAACTAGGTTCGAATCCTAGTGGGAGCACCAATTAAGGAACAAATATGAATTCACCTCTATCACTTCTAGAGAATCGAGCTAGCATTGTTGAGCAAAGATTAAGGAACCTCAACAAGGAAAAGACCGAGCTAGATACAAGCATTGTTAATGCCGAGGCTGAATTATCAGCACTATTTGACGCAATAGCAAAGTTAAAAGAATGATCACTGATGGGCAAGTACGATCCTGAAACAACGGTGACACGGTAAGTCTAGGGGCTTGTCTTCTAGCAAGGATGACGGTTGACTTTAAAATGTGTAAACGGTACTGGTTCACCGTCCTTGCCAGTACGTAGGATGATAGTCTCACTTTGTTGGACTGACACGTAACCTACACTATAGTTATGAATAATCAGCGGATACTGTCCCACAAGCCTGTAAATCGATACGAGACAGCATAACTAACTCATGCTATCCACTGAGTTGTAGAAGCTAGGGCTTTAGATAGCCATTGCCCTAGCGTTTGGGAGACCAGACGTAGTGGTTCAACTGATCAACGAATCCACGTTAAAAACAAAAGAGATCCCCTTGTCAAAGTATGGGAAGCTATCAACTTTCAGTCAATGGTTTAGCATATAAGGTACTCTATCGGCTAACTACAAAGATCCCCTTATGTGACTACTTATCCAACTTAAAACAGAAATGACAAGTTACAAGCCTGGGTTAGCCCTTCTTCGGAAGGGCAATACCCGTGTCAATAGTACTACTAAATACTACTAAGGAGCACTATGTATACTTTAAAAATTATTCGCAAACTCCCTGCGGGGACAAGAATTTTCGATTCAGTACCCTTTGAGGTAGATGAAGAAGAGCACTTTATTGAGTTAAGTGTAGATGTAAGAGTTCAGTTTCACTTTGAAGGCTACAGTAGCCCAGACTCTGATTCCGTAGTTGCGTCTGTTGTTTCTGAGGATAAGACCATCTTCGTTCATAAGAACGAGTCTTCATACCTCATGAATGACCAAGGCCAGACAGTAAAGATTATTCATCGAGTTTAAGATTTTACAGCCACTTCGGTGGCTTTATTTTTCTAAAAATTCATTTGCATTTCTTCTTAATTTAGGGTATAATATGTTCATAAATTAGTGAGAGGAAATACAAATGGAAACATTACTTTGGGTTGATGATTTACGTGATCCTAAAGATTACCCTATCTTTACTAAGGGAATCAATCATGTTATATGGGTTGATAACTATGTGGATGCTATACGTCTTTTGCAAGAAAGACCCTATATAACTTATGTTTCTTTGGATAATGATCTAGGAACTGAAAAAGAAGGTAAAGATGTACTAAGTTTTATTGAAGAAGCAATTTTCAATGGGCAACTTTCTTCTATACAAAAAATCAATATCCATTCCCACAACCCTGCGGCTGTAGATAGTATGTATGGAGCTAAAGGATTCTTAGAAAGTCTAGGGATTACTTTAACAAAAGTAAGGGCATAAAATGGTTACTTATTTCCTAAATTGGATGGGGCCAGTTAGCAATAGGTGGTATGAGGAGAATAATATCCCATATACCGAGGAAGAGAAGTTCAACTCTATTTTAGGTGAAGTAGTTAAGATTCGAACTTATGAAACCAAATATGGGGCAGGACGTGTAGATATCCATGACGCCTCACCTTTTGGTAGCGAATTAGGTGTGCCTTTAATGGATATGCAAAGTTGGAATAGACTTGGCCATTATTTAGCAAATCTTAAAACTACGGATGCTCCTAGAAATCTAGCTGAGCTTGTTAACTGGTATGAGCAGGATACTGGTGAGACTATTAACTGGTTTACTAAAAAGTTTTAAAATTTATTTGCTTTCTTCCTTAAAGTTTGATATAATATTTGTATTGAAAGTTAGGGAGGAAATCAAATGATAGATTTTGTTGAAGAAAAAGATGGTACCAATATCTGTTTTTCATAATGAAATTAAGATAATGAAAATCAATTTGCCTGTAAATGGCAATGTTAAAACTACCATCTTTAATTCTTTTGAGAGTATAAGTCTTTCTAGTGTTGAAGAAACAAAAGAATATATTCTTAAAATGTATGAATAATAACTCTCCGTAGCGCAGTCTGGTCAGCGTAGGTGCCTTGGATGCATCGGGTCACAGGTTCGAATCCTGTCGGGGAGACCAATTTATTAAGGGTACGATATGACTAAAAATGACGCTTACTTATACGCTAAACGTGTGTTCCGAAAGAAGTACTCTTACATTCAGCTAGAGGCGATCATGCGAAAGGAAGGCCACTCTGACGAAAATATTAGTATGGTTAAACAGTGGTTGTCTTGTTGGTCAAACGGTCGTACTATATAACAAAATTCAGGGGAATGGGTCTGCTTGGAGTGGACGCCTCGCTTGCACCGAGGATACCAGAACGGTTCGAATCCGTTATTCTCCACCAAATTCTAAAGGGTTAGCATAGTAACGCGTGAATGCAAGGACTAATGCACTAGACTTTCGAGCTTCTAGTATGTAGGTTCGACTCCTACACCCTTTACCAGATATAGATCGCTAGCTCAATAGGTTTAGTAGCACCCGACTTTTAATCGGAAGGTTCTGGGTTCAAGTCCCAGGCGGTCTACCAATTTTAACTAGGAGATAGCATGTCTAGGTTTCAAGAGCTACAGCAAGAACTTGAAGAGTGTATGTGTACTGATTGTTGGGGTACAGGTACACAAGATGACGCAGAACCAGGGGACATAGGCTATATTGTATGGGAATGTCCCACATGCAAGGGAACAGGTATTAATCCTGTTTTTAAAATTTCTCTAGATATTGAAGGTGCGTAATGGAACTTTTTACAACTCCTGCTATTAACTTACTCGGTGTGTCTCTCTTCAGTATCAAAGTATACCGTACTGATGATACAGTTGAGCAAGATACTATTATTGTTCCAGAGTTTTTTGTTGAACGATTTTTCGAAGAATACGAGGGTCTTCGCACGGAAGATTTAGTGTACTTGTCTGAAGACGATGCGCAGATTATTGCACCTTCGTTTATGCAGTACGTATTTACTGATCGTGGGCAAAGCTACAGTAAAGTAGAGCTAATCGAGATTGAGTGGGCTATTTGTTTTGAAGTAGGCTCCCCTTTCCCACGGTATCATCAAGGTTACGAGATTCGATAATATGATTAAGTTCCTAGTTACCACATGCTATAATAAAGGTAGTAAGAGAGGGAAGCCTCAGCCACCTTTCTGTGTATATGCTAAGTCAGAATTTAGACTTAGGACGGACTTCTTTAATAATCAAAAGCATTTAGATGTTCTAAAAGTAGAACAGAAATAATTTAACGCACCACTGGCCCAATTGGCAGAGGCATGAGGCTTAAGACTTCAGAGTTCCCAGTTCGAATCTGGGGTGGTGTACCAAATTGGTTCTCAAGCTCATATGGTATGAGCACTCGACTCATAATCGAAAGGTACGTAGGTTCGAATCCTCGGGGAGCCACCAATTATAGTTAGTTGGCAGAATGGTTATGCACTGCTTTCATACAGCAGAAGACAGTGGTTCAATTCCACTACTAACTACCATACAATTGCGAGTTACAGTTCTGGAGAACTGCTAGGGCTCATATCCCTATACAGGATAGTTCGATTCTATCACTCGCTTCCAAATTTGTGTTCTCCTAGTTTAATGGAGAGAATATGTCGCTACGAACGACAGGGTCGGGGTTCAATTCCCTGGGAGAACACCAAATTTACTAAAAATTCAGTTGCTTTTATACTCTATATTTGATATAATGTTTATTATAAAGTCAACTAACAAAGGAAATCCGAATGAACGAAAATACTTGTGTAGCCCTAATGATGAAAGGGCTGTTATCCGAGTTGCCTGATTCTGCTAAAGAAGTGTACCAGAAAACGTATGCCACTATGGAAGCTTTAAAAAGTGAACTGGCAGTTACGGATGAGACCAAGGCAGCGTTCGCATTAGCTTTAGGTGTATTTGCTACTGAAATTCAGGAAACACTGTAATGAAAACTCGTGACTCTATCCCTGCTTTCTTTTGGCACTATCTGAGTGAAGATGCTATTCGTCTTGGTTGGGACATGGAAAGTGACATGTTTCCATCCCTAGAAAGTATTAAGGATGAAGTGGCCTTTACTTTGAAAGGCTCTGGTGTTACAGTAACCTACGCAGACTTGATTGAAGTAGCCCAAGGTAATATGACTGGAGAAACCTTTAAAGCGTTCGTAACAGGAGTTTACGACTTAGTTAAAGATCAAGAATCGCACCAGTCTGTTATTGTTTCAATGCATTCAGGGTCTAGTGATTACTTTACAGTTGAAATGGTTAAAGATTTTGTTGAAAATATGTAGAATTACGCGGGCATAGTGTTAGTGGTAGCATTCTAGTCTTCCAAACTAGGGGTCTCGATTCGAGTTCGAGTGTCCGCACCAAATTAAAGCCAAGTTAGTTCAAAGGTAGAACAGTGGGCTGATAACCTACAAACGGGGGATCGTTACCCTCACTTGGTACCAAACAAGGTGAAGTATGTGAGAGAAACTTCTTAAGTGGTGTGCGTATCACACCAGCCTTCTTACAAAACAGCCTGCGTCTTTAGGTCAGTGAGTAATTTCCGCTAAAGAAGTTGCAGGTGTAGATTAAAACTCGATTAGTTCAATGGGAGAACCCTGTCTTTACACGGCAGTTACGATAGTTCGATTCTATCATCGAGTACCACTTTAGGAGAAAGTATGTCAGAAGCTCTAAAAGTTCTAGAAAGAACATTGGTAAGACTAGACGCAGATATTAATTGTACTTCCGCTAGTATTAAAGATACAGAAGCTAATTTAGTCAGGATGAAGGAAGGGCTGGAGGTTACAAAAAGTAAACGCGCAGATATAGTTAATAGTATCAATGCCCTTACTAATCAGGTCTTAGTAGTTCAGCAAGTAGTTTTGACAGGTTCTTTAGTAGGCGACGGTTTTGTAACTATAGCTGACTTAAAGACCCATAATCTGAAGTAGCTAATTTGGGGAGTAAACCTCCCCAGTTTATTAAGGTATAACCTAGGCAGAGAACCGGCTACCAAAAAGCACGGCCTCCAGATCGTGAGGACAGATTCCGAAGTGGTTCACGGAAAGGGCTGGTAACCCTAAGTGTAAAGACGCTGTTTGAATTAGTACGGAGCACTCTAAACAAATGGAGGCCCGCGTATTAACCCTAGGTTATAGCCTTAATAAATTATTAATGCACCATTAGCCCAATTGGCAGAGGCACTAGATTTAGGTTCTAGGGGTTCTCAGTTCGAATCTGAGATGGTGTACCAAATTTGATGGTCAGTGAAACCTACTGCTGTTGGAAACACTGTTTTAACGGGTTCGAATCCCGGCGAGGCATAACAGCCTGGTGTAGTAGAGGCGTCATCTTAATCAACAAGGGGTAATATGAAAACATTTTTATGGTTCCCTAGACGAGTTATAACTGAAGAATGTGAGTGTATTCCTACAGAGATTAAATGGCTATGGTTATGCCATGTTACTAAATACTCTGAATATGGAAAAACTTGGTTTTATGTAATATAAGATTAATGGAAGAGCAAATCGATAGGTGACGAAAACCGCTTGGAAAGTGGCTGACTTGTGAAAACAGGCTTGAGAGTTCAATTCTCTCTTCTTCCGCCAAATTTAACTAGGAAATACTATGACTACTTATATTAATGCATCTACAGACGATTTGATCTTTGAACTAAACCAACGTGGTTTTGTAGTTGAAAGTGACCCTAGCTCTGCCCAGTTTAATCTCTTAAGAGAAGAAGAGAAGGAGATTAATATTAAGATTGCTAACCTAGAGCTACGTGCAACTGAGATACGCAAAGAATACCAGAGTATCTGTCAACACTCTTTCGGGGAGTCACGGTATTCTGATGGTTGGGACGGGTACTCTAGAGTTACTATTACAGAGACTGAAAGTAAAATCTGTAAAAAGTGTGGGTATATACATACTAGAGAGTTTGAAGTAAGCCATTAAAAAAACTACTGGAAGTCCCATCCGACGGCTGGCGACGGACTCCGACTTGAAATCGGTTGATCGTGGTGACACGGTGTTAGGGTTCGATCCCCTAGGCTTCCGCCAAATTTAATAGGAGCTATAATGCTTAAGCTATATAGAATTTTTCAAACTGAAAACAACCATGTAGACACCTACGATGAGGCTGTAGTGGTTGCAGAAAGTATGGAAGCTGCACAAAAGGTACATCCTAGCGGTAATCAAGAAGACTGGAAAGGATATAATTGGGGTACATGGTGCATCAAACCTGAGTCTGTACATGTAGAGTATTTAGCAGATGTTCCAGCAAGTTCTGATCTACAGGCAGGAGATGTTGTAGTTTCATCTTTTTATGGAGTTTAATATGAATCTATTAATGTCTTATTCAGTAGGGGAAGATGAGAAATACAGTAAGCAAGGACATGTATTTCTAGGGGCAGCATATGATAAAGACAAGAAAGAAACCCATATTTGGCTGATAAAAGATCCTACATCAAGGCATTGTCTCTTTAATGAGAAGTTTTCTGAAGTACCTAAAGAAGACAGGGTGCCAAAAAAGAAGCCATACGACTATGGTAAAGACCCTTGGTATTGCACAGGTCAACCATATCCAATACAAGATGAATGGGGTGTAGTACGATGAAACATATCGTTAAGTTTACAGAAAGCGAACGTGGGTGGGGTGGAGAAGTATTTTTTATTGGTTACGATACAGAAGAGGAAGCAAAAGCTGTAGTATCTGAGCAGAATAAAGACTTACCTACAGATCATGTGCCAGATTACTACTACTTTGCGGAGTATGAAGGTGAAGCTGATACTGTTCCTGAAAGCTATAAGTTTTAAGGAGCAACATGATTTACATTATCTTTAGGAGACTTCTTTTCCTCTGAATTAATTAGGAGGAAAATATGTCTAGAACAATTCGTAGGAAAAGATTTGCCTTTAGAAGATCTAATATCCTTCCTTTAAACTGGAAGGATAACTCTTTAACCCCTAAGACTGTACAGGAAATTGACAAAGAGGTTCAGTCTATGAATACTCTATGGTCTAGAGACTGGGGTATGTTTAGGCACTGTAGGGGACTAAAAGAAGAGTCCAAAGTATTAAGTAGACGCTTTGCAGCAAGAGAGCTACAACGATATAGAAAGTATGAAGAGGACGATGTGTTCTCTGATAATACTAAGTACCTTTATATGCTGCAATGGGTTTACGATTAAAGAATCTTGGAGTATGCCGGAATTGGTAGACGGGACTAGCTAACGAGTTTATTAGGAACATCCACTCCTATGAAACTACTCGACGGCCGGTTGAGCTAAATGGTCTAGCTCTTGGAGGTTCGAATCCTTCTACTCCTTGATAACAAACAATGGGCCGATGGTGTAACGGTGCTCCTTTCTAGAGAATTTCTTGGGCAACAATCTAAGAGTAATCAACTAGTTGTTAGTGAGAAGAGTTTCCTAGGCTCGCCACAAGTGAGTACTATTAAAAGCCCCACGACTAGGTAATCTAGGACAATACGGGATAACTGTCAGAATAGAACAGTTCGATAGCTGGCAGAGAAGGTCTGATCAACCGTTGATAGTATTCACTTGTGGTCGTATCATAATTGGACTAATGATCTTGACTGTGATTCAAGAAGATGCGGGTTCAACTCCCGTCGACCACCCCAAATTTATTACGGAGGTAAAATGTTCTACCCTGAAATTATAAACAGGTACATCGGTGTTCTTAAAGAGAATAGTATATTTTTACAGCCAACTCCTTCTCCTGACTATCCATTTCTAGAAGAACATTTGTACTGGATGTTACTGGAACTGTTAGATAACCCTGAGCAAAGTCTTACGAAGAAACATCGCTGGCTTGGTTTTGTTCAAGGAGTTATGGCATATAAAGGGTATCTAGACGTTCAAGAAGAGCGTGATCTTACTAGAGGGATATTCCTCGGAAAATAATCGCGAACTAGAGTTCTGGTGAACTCAGGGGGCTCATAACCCTCGGCGCTCTAGCCTAGGTTGGTTCGATTCCAACGTTCGCTACCAAATTGCAAGGATAAACATGAAACCCTTTGAATTTACTCAACACAGTTTAAGTGGGAGCAATCCTAGGATCATCATTATAGATGAAGTTCACATAATGTATGAACAACCAGATGGTTCATGTATTATTAATAACGAATCTATAGGGCGTACCTATAGACCTAACGAGTCATATGAAGAAATGCGTAGAAAGTTCCTTGAGGAGTAACACAGTGCTTAGATGGCTCAAAAACTGGTGGGTAGGAGTTCTAAACTATTGGGCAGATATTCCGAAAGAACACGTTCAGCGTTCTTCTATATCCGGAAAACCTTTGCTCATATTTTATGACCGAACTTTAAATCATGGGTGGAAATTAGAAAATACTGATTACTCTAAACAAGGATCAATTTACCGATTCTCAATAGAACTTAATCCTATAAAAGACTTTGACAAACTAATTTCCGCATTTGAGGGAAAATTAGATGACTACCTAGAGTATTCTGACATGATTAAGTTAGAGAACTTAGCGTATAAGCTTTTGGACAATTCTGGGGTTAAGGTATGTTTAGACACAACAGTAGTCCCTTTCAAATCTAAAAAGTTTAAGCTAACATCCGAAGAACTTTTAACATTACGAAATACCTTAGAAAACTATTATAATAAGAAGAAGAATTAACTTCTCCAGCAAATAACTTTTAGTGCAAGCCTAGATACTACCCGTGTCTAGGCTTTTTTATTAATTATTACTTGCTTAACGCCTAATTATTTGATATAATATGTTTATAAATTAAATCGGAGGCCTTATGAAACCTGAATTTTACCACGTAGGTGTTAAGTTTTTTAGTAGCAACTCAGGTACTTATGTTTATCGAGTACCTTCATCCTCTAAACTAAAAATTACTAAAGGGGATTTAGTTATTGTCCCACCTAATTTAATGCGCAATAGCCCTACAGTAGCTACTGTAGAACAAGTATCTTATGACTATAAAGAAAAGAAAAACATAAATTATGTGACCATTCTAGGGGTAAGTAAGCTATGAGCTGGTACACACAGGACGAAATAGAAAATATACACCTAGCCATACTAGACTCTATGCAGGACTCAAAGATAACTGTAGGTTCCATAGTTAGCGGAGTTCTTGAACATCCAAAAGTAAAGGGTGTGATAGACATAGATTATGATGGTGTGCTGGATATTATTGACTCGATACTTTGTGAGGATGAAGATGAGTAATAATAAAAAACAAGCCCTAGAGCTGGCCAAACGTATAGTAGATTTACATATGAGAGGTTCTTGTGAGTCAGACTCCTATTTCGAAAATCTTCTTATTGAGGATTGTGCTTCCCTATTCATTGAGTTAGATGACTGGGACGCTAATGACTTGCTATGCGAGGCTATGGAAATACTATCAGTTGGTAGATGTGTGCACTGTTGGTGGGTAGTTAGCGATCCAGGAGTAGACGACAATGGTGAGTGTACCTGTTCTGACTGCGTCGAGGAACTAGAAGATGAGTGAACCTACTTGTAAAAGCATTGCCATAGGTTTTCTGCTTGCAATTACACTAGTATTTTTAGGTATTGCTGCCGCAGGAGCCTCCACAAAAGTTCACGTTGAAAATAATAGGGTACGTGTGCAAGAAAACGGTATTACTCAGGAGTACGGGAGAGTACGTGAGGTTAAGACTAGAAATGGTACTACGGAAATCTACACTAGTAAAAACTACTCTGGACCCGCAGTAACTGTACACCGTAATGGAAGTATTACTACTAAACAAACAAGCTCCAGCGCTAGTTCGTACTGCAAGTACAGCTGCGCCGCAGATCTTGAGGATGAGGATGATGAATAATATCAAATCTATTAAAGAAGCTATTGCATATGTTAAAGAAGAACTTAGTGAAGATTATTCAGTATGGACTTCTAGTGGTGATGGGAACTGGGTACAGCTGTACAGTCTAGAAGATGGTATTAGTATTGATCTGACACTAACAGACAATGGTAATGTTACTGCGAAAGCATATTTTTCCTTGCCGGGGTTCTCTGGCTTTGTAGAAGGGATGCTATTTACTCTACCAAATAGGATGCTTTATCGAGTAGTACGACAACTAGAAACCATTAAAGAGTTTATACCAGAGGGCAACATTAATGATCTAGAATCTGTACTAATATTGCGAGATCGGAAAAAGCAATTGAAGCAAAGAAAGCTTGCAGAACAAAATTAAAATATATAGTTGACGTAAGTTATACTATGTAGTAGAATACAGTAATAAGGAGTAGGTATGAGAATTATTTCTAGTTTTACAGATGTGTATGACTTACAGCATTCTATGTTTGACCGGTCTAGACAGTGGGTACGTAAGTCCGAAGACTACAGCTTACCTTATGAGGATGCAAAAAAATCAGTATTCCCGTTTGTACACATAAGAATTACTAACGGCAGTTTTATTGTAACTCCCATGTTTATATATGGTGAAGTACACTGGCTGTATGCTATATCCTCTTGGACTCTAGGAGATTTTCGGACCTTTTCAAAAGAGAAGGCTTTGAATTATCTGAAGGAGCATAACGAGAGTATAGGCTTTTTTGCCAAGGATAAACTTGAAAATCTATCAATATCCTCAGAACAGCTAAAAAGATTTGTAGAGTATAAAGAACCTATTGTATTAGTTAATAAGACTAATGGCTGGGATAACACGATAACTGTAACTACAAACCCTAGGTTAATAGATCTACCTTGGCAGGAGATTGACCCTAACCTATACAGGTTACACCAGCAGCTAGAATCATATGTTTTTGGAGTAATAGGTTCTCCTACACCTGAAACTGTTCAGGTATCAGAAAAAGATAGGCTAGAAGCCAGAGGATTTGACACTAAAAAGTCCTTTCGGAATATGAAATAATGTTTACAACAGCACTAAAATCAGTATTCTCAAGCCCTTGGGTATACGTGCTACTCTTAGTACTATGTGTATTATCCCTGGGGTACCTTGGAGTGAACAAAATATCCTCACTATCTGAGGACGTACAGGGATTCAAATCTCAAGTATCTCTTTTAGAGGAGAAGAATGAAGCTCTATCTAAAAAAATGGTATCTATGGGTTGGTATCACACAACAGTTCTTACTAACCAAAATGCTCTTAATAATAGGGTATCAAAATTAACTGATAGCTTATCTAGGGAAGATATTATTGCAGCTAAGCCGGGATTGGTAACTAGAATTGCTAAGAAGCAAAATGCAGACCTAGAGGAAAGATTAGCATGTGCAAGTGGAAACAGGCAATACTGCCGGTAATACTATCTATACTAGTAGGGTGCACCGCCCCTAAAACTGAGAATCCGGTATCAGTACACGTAGACTGGCCCCCGCCCCTAAATAAGTGTGAATACTCTTTTGAATTTAGGGCAGAAAATAATAAGCCTATTGTAGTTTTACCGTACCCAGATTGGGTAAAACTAACCGTGTGCAGAGAAACAGAACTTAACTACATACTAAATTTAACCAGCATGGTATGTTTCTATAGAGCAGATCTACAGGAACTAAGGTGCCAAACAAAAGGATTAAAACCTAATGAATAAGACAGTGATAGGCTTAACGGGGAAAGCTAGAAGTGGGAAGGACACTGCGGCAGCTCTAATTTCTGAGCTGCTCCCTAATGTTGAAACATTCAGTTTTGCTGAGCCAGTATATAATCTGACTTCGACACTTATAAGTAGCCCAGTTGATTATATATCGGCAGATGCAATTAAAGATTTGCCCAACTGGTATACTATAACTCAAGACTCCATTAGAAAGATGCACCTACTATACCAAAAATACGGTATTGATACCAAAGAAGAGGATTTTGCTTATGTCTTTGGAGAGTTCTTCCAAAAATACCTATTACCTTTGGGCAACTACTGTGTGTTCAATAAAGACGTATGGGAGTTTAGTATGTTTACCTCCCCTAGGATCGTGCTACAGTTAATAGGTACGGAATTTGGGAGAATGATGATCTCTGAGACTATTTGGACTGATATACTTAAAAGTAAGGTACTTTCCTCTAGTGCAGAAACATGTATTATAACTGATGTTAGATTCGATAATGAAGCTGAGTTAGTGCTATCAGAGCTACCTAACTCTTCTGTAATTAGAATTAGTCTACCTAATAATACAACTTCAATTTCAGAATCCTCACATAAGTCTGAGGGGGGAATAAGAGACTCTTTAATCTCTGTAGATATTATTAATCGTAAAGAAGGGTTAGAGCCCTTTAAGAAAACGTTAGCTGATGTAGTCTTCGATATGAAGGCGTAATAAGACCTTAAAGGTATTCTAGGAGTTCTATGAATAACGTACGTATGGATAGAGATATCGAAGAGCAAGAAGAAAAAGCTACTAATTTGTTTAGTAAAGTGGCACAAAGTAAGGAATATACCTACTACTTAGATGAGCCTATACGAGATGCTTCACTTTACCGTGGGTTATCAGAAGTCTTATCAGGAGCCAACGAAGGTGACGTAGTAAACATCATGATTAACAGCCCTGGGGGATACATAGATACTGCGGCTCAGTTAAGTAACCTTATACAGACCAGTAAAGCCCATGTTATAGGGCATCTAGTAGGCCCGTCTGCTAGTGCAGCGTGTACCTTATTCCTATCCTGTCATTCGTGGGTAGTGTATCCTTTCTCTACCTTAATGGCACATACCTTTAGAGGGGGATTCTACGGGAAAGGGAACGAAGCTAGGGACTCCTTTGAATCAACTTCTAAGTTTGTGGAGGACATGATGGTTGAGCTATATTATCCATTCTTTACAGAGGAAGAAATTGAGGATATGGTTAAGAACAACCGCGATATTTATCTAAATCACAAGGATATCGGTGAACGCCTTAAGACACTGGAAAAGTTTCGGTATCCTGAACAATAGTACCCATGACCAGAGGCTAGCAACCTCTGGTCTTTTTCGTTATATACCCTACTGAAATAATTATATATTCCCTAGCAAAAATATTTTATTGTACCCTGTAAAATAATGTAATATAATGTAGGGGTTAGGGGGATATTGTGGATAAATTTATACAACTACTTGCACTTATGTTGGCGGAGGCTAAAGATCCCGCCACTCTTTTAAAAAGAATTCTTACTATATTTGTAACAGTTCTGATGTACCTATCTATAGCTCATACAAGTGAGATAGTATCTTTTCTAAGGGTATTTTCTACAAATTCCGTTATTGAAGATATGCAAACTCAAAGAGTTACATCCTTCCCTACAGTAGCTAGAGAGAAGAGCATGATATTGTTTTCCCAAACAGAGGCTGATGCAGTATTTGTAGTAAAATACAAACCAGATGGTATTAATGACTACCAAAACATCATAGCTTGGGAAGGTAAATCCCAGCTAGACAAAGCCGATATGGAGGATAAACCTGTTAATAAAGCTTCACAGCTGTATAAAAGACAGTTAGAAGGATCTAATTACTCCATTAATAATGAGGTGAAAGTTATACGGTATAATGGTGCGGATATACCTGCTTTAAGAGCAATAACTTTTAATTACATATATACTTGCCCATATTTTAATTTAAATAATATTTATGCAGGGTATATAGGCATTGCATACACTGAACTTCCTGTTCCTAGGGGGGAAATTGCAATGTTTGAGGACTATTTATCACGACTTTGTTCAGCGCAACAAAGATACTTAGGTAGAGCGATATGAGTTTTAGATTCGGAAGTAGAAGTTTAGCCCAGCTAGACACAGTTAAACCGCAACTTAAAGAGTTAGCTATACAAGTGTTATCAGTTAGCCCTATAGACTTCACCGTAATACAAGGAAAACGTACGTTGAGTCAAAGCCAACAAAATGTTGCTAACGGAACGTCTTTCTTAAAAGATCCTAGTAAGTCTAAGCATATAACAGGGGATGCTATAGATTTTGCACCATTCATTAATGGTAAAATAAATTGGGATGATCTAGAGGCATTCTGGACGATAGCAAAAATCTTTAAGCAGGAAGCAGAAAAGATGGGTATTCCTATCAAATTAGGTGCAGACTGGAACGGCTCTGGAGATTATAAAGATGAAATCAAGAGAGGCACGTTTGACGGCGGACACATAGAGCTTGTTTAGGTAAAAATACATTTGACATTTAGCCCCTATTTTGTTATAATATTAGTATTAATTAACAAAGGTAAGGGCTAAATAATGTCAGATAGATTCTATATGCAACAAGCAGCCCACTTCAAAGTAAGTCACGCAGAATTAACCATATCTCTTAGAGAAGGTATTCCTATGTCAAGTAAGCGAGTTACAAGAATTGATCTTAATAAAGAGTTAACAGGTTTGCTGGGAACTAATATTGAAGGGCAGAAGCTTAGTATGCCAACACTAGGGAAAATAGTTGAGGTTGTCAAAGCCAATAAGTGTACCAAAGTAAAAGTACCAGAAGGTAAACTTAAACAGCCGTATATAGAAGCTGTGTGTACCTGTCTAGGCACTACAGTAGATTTGGATTCCGCAACAGTTAAAGTAATGAAAGCATTTTTGGAGGCTATTAATGCAAGGTAAGAGAATCGCCCTATTTACAAGCAGTACGTGTGTACCTTGTAGAAGTTTTAAACCCGTGTTTACCGATATAGCCATTACTTCAGGGCTACCATACGCAGTATTTGAGGATGATACAGAGCAGATGAGGAAATGTGGTATACGATCTGTGCCCACAGTAGTTCTATTTGAGAACGAGGAAGCACATCATATACTAACAGGAAGTTACCTTAAATCTTCTTTGCTAGAAAATGCTATCAGAGACTTTAAAGAATACACTGATGAAACCTTTTACGCGGAAGATCTGTAAACATAACCCACTAACCCTGATCAGCTGATCAGGGTTTTTTATTTCTTGCTAAGTATCCCAAATTTTGATATAATATATGTATAAATTTGAGAAGGAGTAAGTAAATGAAATTTAATCCAGATAACTTTGTACAACACAAAACTATAGTAGTACCGGATGATGTAGAGTTCTACGTTCTAGGGGACATTCACGGATGCTACGATTTAATGATGCAAGCGCTTAAACTAGCAGGATACAGTGAAAAACGTGGAGATTACGTCTTCTGTGTAGGGGATTTGATCGATCGTGGCCCAGATAACCTTAAGGTGCTAGGAACTTTTCTGTACAACAAGCGTTTCCACTCAGTTATGGGTAACCATGATTTTTTCATGGCCAACGATGATTACGACAATTGGATGTACAACGGGGGTACGTGGGTAATTAAAGATGGGCTGGATACGGATACTATTCAGGGTATTGCAGAAGATATGGCTAATAAACTGCCTTTCTTTATTACCGTAGAACACCGTGGGTACACATATGGTATTTGTCATGCAGGAATACCTTTCCAGTATCCTGCATCAGGTACTCAGCCAGAAACTCCTAACTGGTTTAAGCTTACTAATATACCCCAAACTTGGGAGTATCTACAAACTGTAATCTGGGATCGTAATGTCATTGAAGAGGTATGTTTCTCTACTTTCAAAGAGCAGCTTAGTAGTGACCCTTACTTCAATAGATTTGCTACAGCAGGTAAACAGCTACCACTAGTAGTACCACAGGTTAACGGTGTAGCAGCAGTATTCCACGGGCATACTGGAGTACCACACCCCCTTAAATATGCTAACCGAGTATACTTAGATACTGGTGGGGTGTTCAATGGTAAAATGACAGCAGCACATGTAGATAAAGGCAAGATCATTGCTTTTACTACAGACCAATATGACTCTTGCGGAATAGTAACGGAGCTTTAATAATGAAAATGCATTTACTAGCAGTATTTCTAGCATTACCCTTGTTATCCGGGTGCTATGGGGATATGGGGGGAACACGATTAAGTTTATCAGACGCTGTTCAAGCATGTACTGAGGCAGGGGGTAAAGTAGACCCCTCAGGAATCTACGTAGGAGTTGCTAGAGGGTTCTTGCCTCAAGCTGATTCTATTATTACATCTGTCCGTTGTGACATTACAGGGGTAAATAAGTGAATAGAGACTTTAATAGGTACACAGTTATTAAGAACTCTGATCTAGAACAAGCCATGAGCAAAGGGTATGTATCAGTAAAGGACTATGAGGCACTACAGCTAATTCTTATGACTCTTAGGACTATGCGTAGAGCACAAGGAAAACCACTTCTAGAGACCGTTGTTGTGGAAAGCGACTGGCCAGAGTATGAACCTACATGGAAACTTATCGAGGATAGAGTAGACCAAGAAGATATCCGCAAAGGTATTGATGCTGCTCACAATAACTACTCAGAAACTGGTAAGATATCCTTCTTAAAAGGAATTAGTAAATACTGCCAAGGGTATAATGAGTACATGAGAGGCGTAGAAAGCCATAAGCCTACCCAACTAACTCCAGAGTACGTTAGAGGTGCAGCAGAAGCGGCTAGAGCTTTTAACGAGACGGGTAAAATTAGTTTTATGCGAGGTATTTCTGAGTACTGTAACGGATACAACGCATCTATGCGAGAACTTCAGGAGAAAGCAGAATGACACAAGTTTTAGTATGGTCGGATTTACACTTAGACCACCCGAACGCGTATAAGTGGCGTCCGTGGTTGGGTAAGTCTATGAAAGAGCACGACGAAGCCATTCTAGAATTGCTAAGTCAGTCCATTAAAAGTAAAAACACGTCTTTTGAGCTTCTAGGGGATGTTATCGTGGGTAGGCAAGGGATTGCTGCGCTGCACAAGGTCTTGCAGTTTAAGGGTGTCAGGATTCCCTGCTTCCTACGAATCGGTAATCATGATGCAGAACGAGAAGGCATTACAGTATCAGAATTGTCCAGTGTATTTACTGATATTACTTTACAGCGTAAAAAATCAGGGTACTTATATTCCCATGTTCCATGTCACCCTCTAGAGTTAAGGGGTAACATTAGCGTACATGGGCATGTTCATGATGCCTCTATTCCTGACTCTAGGTATATCAATGTGTCAGTAGAGTTATTACCTAAAGGCCCGATTAATGTAGAGGCTATTAAAGCGGGGGAACATGTTACTTGGAATAAGTGCGTGGACTTAAACACAGGTATTATCACCTTAGACAGATCTATTAAAGATCAGGCTAAAAATAGGGGGTATACTAATGATACATTACGTACCTAATACTATAGCCCAAAGTGTTGTTACACTGCTAGGTGTACTAGCAATCTTGTTTTTATTTATAGGAATCTGTATAGGAGTTGCGATAGCATGCTACTAATACATAGGATAACAAATGCCTTAGAACTTTTAGAGGGGTGTAGTAAGTACCAGTTAAAGATGCGTATAAAGGGGGTAACCCCTAAGTTTCTTCAGCTGGTAACAGATCTACAAGGTGAGCTAGGTAAGAGGTTCTTAGCTCACCAAGAGCCTACCGCGGAACAGCATGATAGGGCAGAACAGTATATAGACTTTATTACTAAATGCCATAACGAAAGTATGGATGAAATAATAAAAGAGGACTCGCAATTAGAAAAGTATGATAAGCTAATTCTAATTACTAGAATTATAGCTATACCCATAGCAATTGTACTTATGGTACTTGCTGAGCTATTTTATTAAAGGACATCAAATGCACCTTATAGTAAAAATAGGTATATTAACGTCGATTATTAGCTTTAATTTAGGCGTGTTCTTAGCAACTTTAATTTAAATTTTCTTGCTTAACGCTTATTATTTTGATATAATATATTCATAAATTAATGAGAGGAAAAGCAAATGGAAAACATGACTAAAACTGAAATGGCAAATACTCTAGCTATCCTTCTGAACATGACTGGTCTGGAAGGTCAGCTAATGAAGCTCTCTATTCCTGCTATGAAAAAGATGTTTGAAACTCTCAATACTAATGCTACAGAGTATAGCAAAGTAGTTCGAGATGCTAAGTTTGCTAGAGAAGAGACTCTGATTGTTGAACGTCGTAACAAGGCTCTTGAGCATGAAATTGAAAAGCTTAAGGAAGTTAAATGATTACTATAATCTGTGTACTAATTTGGGTATGTGTTATAAACTCAGATAAGATAGTTAACCTAGTGGAGAGTGTTACATGGGTACAGAAATGATAGTAGGAGGTGTTTTATGCCTCCTATTTGTAATAGTGTTTACTATTTGGTATGCTGTAGTGGTACGTAACAACCTAATAAAAACAAATACAGGTATGTACAACAGGCTACTAGAGATTCAAACACTTAATGAGGAGTTACAGCAATATATTGCGGATAGGGACGTTATAATTAAAGAATTAATCAATCGTCGAGAAGAGGCTGTAAATATTGTTGTATTAAGTAACCTGAATACTGCAATTAAAACCGCACTTCTAAGTAAACTAAGCTGAGGACAACATGATCTTTATTACCATAGTTATTCTGTACTTAATAACTGTTGCGTTTATGGTTAACGAATCTGGTAACTGGAACAAAGCACAGGTTATTAAAACGGCATTATTTGTATTTCCGTTAGTAGGGGTTTCCATCGCTCAAGGGGCGTACTGGGTTATCAACGTGCTACTTAAAACTAAATTCACCAATACCTACTTAGAACTTGCTTCTGATGCTATCAGGCGTGAAATTAACTCTGGAGGTCTGTAATGCTTTCTGAACTTATAATTCATTCAGTACCTGTACTATACGAACTATATCTTTTTATGGTATCTTCTGGAGGCAGTCTGTGAGTGCGTTAACCGAAGCAATTAAGATTTTAGAAGAAAATTGGGATGAAAATGCTGGACAGTTCCACGACTTGTTTATTCAGTTGTTTGTAGAAACTAACGGCACAATCAACCATATATTTTTTAATACTTTCTACGATACAACCTTTTCAGTTAAAGAGCTATTAGCTGCCACTAAAGCAGTATCGGGTAGCAAAGTGGTTCAGTTCACTGAACCAGACAAAGAAGGTAAAGAGTTTATCTTTGATATCTTCACCAAGGTGTATGAGTTTGGAAAGTATGTCAATCCTAGGGAGTACATCTATGAGGTATGGGAACAGACGGATACCGTGCTATCTCGACTAGATGTTCTCACTTGGATTAGTAAACAGAGACCTGAAAAGTCCCTAACTAGTTTTGCCCCTGCTAATGATAGGAATAACTATGAGCAAAGTACAAGACAACCCCTTCGTAAGTCAATTAGAAGCTCTGAAGAGTCTTCTGGAGATGGACTTAGTTGAGTCTCAAGATATTTTAAGTCATGCATTACAGGTATCTAAAAAGGACTTCGTTGCTAGTATCTTGCAAGAAGCAAGTGACTTAGAGTGGTTAAGGGATTCTATGCAAGGAGTCCCGCTCTTACCCGAAGAGCAACAAATGGACTATGTAATGCTTACTATCACAAGGTACATGAGTCTACGCCTTGAACAGAGTAAGAAGACTAGAGAAGATTATGAATACTCTCTAGCATTATTAGAGAATGCAGTTAAACATAGTAATCCAGAGTACAAAAAGTTAATGCACTAACACAGAAAGGCCGCCTACGGGCGGCCTTTATCCACATGGGGAGACAATGAATAGTATCGAGGACGCTCTAAAGTTTCCTGTTAATTCTTTTACAAATTTAGATGGGTCAATTAATAGAAGCAAGATTAAAAGATTAGATCCTGCGTATCAACAGACTGCCTTAAACTTTATCTTTATATGTAAAGCAGTAGAGGCACATGGAATGCACTACAACTACTCTAGGACTAAGTATTCTAGGATGGATAGATTAGTTAGTATATGGTGTCCTGACCACCAAGGGTATTTCCAACAAACAGCTAGAGTTCATTTAGCTGGGCATGGGTGTCCTAAATGTGCACATAAGGTAATCCCTAGGATTACGGAGTATGGCACGTTTAATGTGCCGTGTTCTTTGTTTCAATATAAAGTGGAAGAAGATAAAATTATCTTCTTTAATAAATTAAATAGTAAGGAATTCGATTTATGGTTATAGATATAACAGACATCCGAGCACATGGGCCTAATATAAGGATTACATTCAGGTACGCAGGTACTGTAGACTTAGTACTTATGCATGAGGATCTATCTTCCGCCGAGCTACTACACAAGATTAAGGGGGCCGCCAAGCTATTTAATAGCAGTACAGTAGATTTTACAGAATTGTGTAAAGCATACGAGCTTAAAGTAGTAGATATGATTATCCTACAAACATCACAGATTCCTACAAAAGAAGCACTTAAACTAGATAGCCTACCGGAGTTAGAGTAATGATTATAGTAGATATTTCTAGAATTAAAGTTAATGGTCGTTATATTGTTGTCGAATTACCTCATGATGCTATAGACATTCGTAGAACCGCACTTACTTTTGCACCACAAGCAGAAGGAATGACAGCGACAGACTGGCTATCTTTATTCAAAGAATACGCAGAAGTTTTCAATGCTAAGACAATAGAGTCTACTAACCTGATCAGAACTTTAAATAGCCAAGGTTTCGTCCTGCTGGACGTGTCTTTTCTAGGATTGGAACCTATGTTCCCCGCAGGTAAAATGCCCTTAGATATTATTGCTATGGGTGCAGAGTTTAATCACGTCTCAGATTCTCTGCGATTTGCAGTTCAAAACGCCCAGAGTTTGGGGGTAAAATGAGATTAGAAATAATCACAGTGGAACGCCAAGCAACGCAGTGTGCTTGGCCATTCTATATAACAACCCCAACATTAGTTCCTGTACTTAAAATTACGGAGAAACAGTATTTTCTTTGGATTGAGGATATTCAACTAATAAATATAATACAACTATCCTACAACATGGGGTACGTGCAAAACATTCAACAGGTAAGAGGACTGATCCTAGCTTATCAAGACTTCAAGGAGAACGCATGAAGGATTTAATTACAGAAATTTTAGACCTACCTAGTAAAGTGAGTGAAATGTCTTTAAGGCAGAAGCAGTTAACAGATCTAGTAATGGTTAGATCTGTTTATAACCCAGAACTAAAGAACCACATAGCACTAGATAGTGCTAGACGATCAGGGGATATTCACATACTACCTAGGGTACTTAAGCTAAGTAAAGTTACGTTTCTAGGGTTCTTAGAGTCAAAGACGGAAGTCACACCTAGTGATAGAGAGTTACTACTATCTAAATTAGTAGAGGAAGATGAACATCTAGATTGGGAAGAGTTAGGATTCCCCCCTAATAAAAAAGAAGTAATAACAGACTATTATGATTACTGTTTAAATTCCTATTTAACAGGAGATTATGTATCCCCTAGAAACTTCAAGGGTAAAGACTATAAAACGTTCTCTAAGTCTGGAGGATTAAAACCTTTCTTTTTTACAGAAGCACCATACAAACGAGAGAGAGCAGAAATAGACTTTACTATCATTACTAGAAAGGCTATCATAATTCACGACCTTAACATTAATGCAGACTTTCTTCTAGAGAATAAGGTACTAAAGTATTCCGAATTAACAGAAGATGAAAAGTATGCAGTTCAATTCTTTTGTGAGTTAAGGTTAATAGACCCTAAAACTCAAAGGTTATCAGGTAACCCAACTCATGTTATTTTCTACCCATCTGCTAATAGACTTAAGGCAGCAGGGTATTCAGCTAGAAGTACTCCAGCTAAGAATCGTAGAGTAGAAATAGACCAAGAAATAACCTGGTATCCAGAAGCTAACGAGCCTAAACTAGGGGAGATACCTTATGCTGATAAAGAACTATTAAGGCATCCTAAGTTTACCGAAGATACTATTCTAAACAAGGAAGACATTGTACCACTAGTTATTTATGAACTTTCCAAACTTTACCTAGATATTAAGAAAGGTGCAGAGCTAGAACAGTACCAAGAGGCAATCAGGTATCAAGCATCAGTTAACCATCAAGAGTTAGCTAGAATACTTGAGCAACCTCAACTAGCTCTCTACGATGATGCGTTCGATACTATTTATCGCCAGAATATAAAGGAAGGAAAGAACCCTGTTAAAGGTACCCAGCCTGCTAGAGGCCTATCTAAAACTTTCCTTGCTGAATTCATTTTCTTTGCTAGGCAGAAAGTGTATCTATACTCGGACGTGTAGAAACGATGTTCCATCCCCAAAATAAAAGAATCACTTTACAGATTTTTAGTTGTGTGTTATAATAATAAAAAGATAACTCCTAACCACTAGGGGATTGAGTTATTGCTGGGAGAGCGGAGAGAAGTTCAGGAAAATCGTAAGGTTTTTAGTGTACTTCTCAGCTTGCTCGCTCTCCCAGCTGCAATTATTACAAACTAGGGAATCTACATTCAAAAAATACTAAAAGAATAAGTATTTAAGGGAAATTACCTGCTTAAACAGGTAATTTACATCTAAGTTACAAACGAGATGATACATTGTGTCCCATTTCTCGCTGGTGGAATTCTAGCAAGTTAATTTACTACTACTCTATCAATTTTTCAACTATATACTATCAATGTCCTTTTCAACTATATACTATCAATGTCCTTTTCAACTATATACTATCAATGTCCTTTTCAACTATATTCTAGTATTCCCATATCAAACCATATACTCGCCCTATTCGCCGTACGGCAGTCTGGGCGCTTTTTTGTAAAAAGTATATAGGGCGGTTTACCGGATAGGGGGGTTTATGGGAGGGCGGTTATTTTCTGGACTAAATTTCTGAAACTCTCAAAAATTCCATCGGTTTTGCACATAGTGTTATTCACAAGAGTTAAGTTTTTCCCTACTTAAAATATAGCCAATAAAACTATTTCTTGGAATAAATTTGCGTTCCACAAAAGTAAGTGAGTAGAGGGGCGCAAGAATTTTTGAAAAGTCAAGTAGTTTGCCCCCAAAAAAGCAAAAAATATTTTATCTTCTCCAACTACCTCCCCAAACCTCCAATTATCCCCAAAAACGCGGCAATACTCTTGTCACCCCGAAGAGAAACCTGCGCCCCTCTTAGCGTCTTCCCTAGCCTTCAAACATCTCTCTCACCTCAATCTTTTAACTTATACATCCACCTACCTTTCAATCGAACTCCACAAAAATTCCATCGGTTTTGCACTTTCAATTCCTAGAATTTCAACTTATACTATCGGATTTGCACATAGTATTACTTATCGTTTTTCTTTCCCAAACTTATCAGTTTTCGGGCAAAATTTTTCACCAAAATTTTCCCATCGGTTTTGCACTTTCTAGCAGACCAATCGGATTTGCACCTTTTCAAAATATCATCGGATTCGCACAAGGGTCGGATTTGCACATTTTCAAACTACTATCGGATTCGCACATATGTCGGATATGCACATACGCAAATGAGAATTATTTCGGAAGTTGAATGAGAATCATTCGCATTTGCAGTTGATTCTCATTTCGGTTTGTAAACGAGAATCATTCCCGTTTGTAAATGATAATCGTTCTCATTCGCATTTACCTTGTTGAGTAAGAATCATTCGCATTTACCTGCCTACCATATGTTACCGGTAACAGTCAAGTGAAATTTTCTCATTTGATTTTCTGCGTGGAGTGTGCTAGGCAATTCCTAGTATGGTAGTCTACTAGTATCCAGAGTCGCGCTTATCATGCCCCGCAGGGCAAGTCAAGCGCTTTTTTGGTAAATCACAGAAATATTTTGAAGTCAAGCGGTATTTTGGGGGAGCATAGATTTTAACTACTGTCTATACATAAAATGCTAAATCGAGATCTATTTGTTTTGATACTAACATACAGCCTCGATACAAAAACAGCGTAGCGGGCTTCCTAGAGCGTTCTAGCGGTATGTATATACATACAGTAGTTAAAATAATACTTGACAAATGCTAAAAGTGTTTTGTGCTACAAGAAAAGTTATCCACAGACTTATACAGTTTTGTAAATATGCTTGACTCATGAAACAGCCTGAATCGAGTTATTAACAGACTTATCAACAGGTTATCCTACTGGATAAATATACAGTAGTTTCTGGTAGCATACCATCCTGATATAGCTCTAGAAGCTCCTAGAAAGGCCATGGTGAGGTTTAATTTATGGGGGTATACATTAGGCAGGGGTCACGCAGGTACAGGCAAAAGAAAACCCGCCGGAGCGGGTAGTCTGCTAAAGGAATCTCTGCAATATTGCCGCCCCTGCTACGGTAGCCCATAACATCAAGAGGACTATGATAACAGCAAGTAGGCAAGCCATCTCTTTCTCATCCCTACTCATAGTCCTAACCCCTTACCTACCAGAATTGGAACCCCTGCGCCTATAGCTACAACTACCGCGCCCATAATGAAGCACAAGGCATACAGACCTAGAAACCATAAACGATCACGTATTGTCATAGTAAGCCATCCAGATACTTAAACAGTTCCGCTAATAAAGCCGCTCCCCCTATTATTAGAGTGGGCAAGTAGAATACATACTTAGGCATTGTGTACCCCCTATTCCGGCCAAACTGCATAATGGGTAACGTTAGCCATATCAAAATAGAAATGCCCATTTACTATAGCAAGCCGCCCGTTACTGATGTTAATTACCTCCATATACTCGCGCCTATCTCCTGCCATAATAACAACATAGTGACCTACAGGAAGGTCGGTAACTTTACCCTCTAGAGGCACGAATTTTAGCGTTACTTCTTGAATCACTCTCATACATCATACCCCCATTTAGTCATATAGTCTTGATACTTATAGTAAACAGCCATGACTATAGACTCATGGGGAGCGCAATTCACCGTCATGATATCCTTTGCCACTTCCTCTATGTTTAAGGCGTTGTTATCCATACCCCTTGCCGCTCTTACTACGCTTAATTGAAACGTCGCAAGGATTGACCTAGCAACTAATAACCGCTGCTCATACAAGGATTCGTCATTGTTATCATTCATAGCCCTAGCCCCGTCTTAATCATTGATATTGTTACCATTAACCACGCCAGCGCCGCCATACCGAAAGCTGACATACCCGCCAGTGCCACCAGCCATAAAAACAGCTTAAACAGCCAGTGATTCAATACCTTATCTTTTTGCAACATTGAACACCGCCCCCGTATCCACTGCGCCCGTAGCCTCGGAAAAGAACGTAACAATACATGGGTAATTTTCTGCTCTTGCCGCCATATACGCCCACATCCTAGCCGTGTTTGCCCTCTTACTGGCTGAGGGGATATTGTCAAGTTCCAGCGTTGCCGCTATAAAAAATTCTACTGGTTCCTCAATCACATACGACCCATACCCTAGACTTCTCATCTTTGCAACTCCTTAAATAAGGGATACCCAAATCCAAGTATAGCAAACAAAATCAGCCTATGATAGCTTTACTTTACATGCTCTTGTCTGATAAAGTATGCGTCCCTAGTAACAAACAAACTGAGGCTAGTATTATGAGTATTTTATTATGCGGTATAGAAAGTGAGCTTACCCCTGTAGGGAAAAGAGCGGTTGCCAATTTAAAGCAAGGGACTACTGCGTCACTAGACTACCGGACTAATGATGCATCTTCTGGCGGTATCTCATTAGAAGGGTTAGGCATTTCAGATTTATGTCACCTAGCCGATGTAGTATCGAAACTTCCTCATGGGGTGGTTGTATTTGGCTATTGCGGTAACCAGTGGCTTTTTAAAGACTGCTTTAAGACTAGCCATAATCGCGCGGACGCTTTTGTAATGAGCAAATCCGTGTCAGGTGATATTTATACGTGGCTATTTTGTTCTAACGACAAATCGTTGGCGCAGGACTATTCGCGGGATGAGCTATCCGGTATCGAGTACCTTGATCACTTTGAATTCGCAGACGTTACAGATATTTGTATGTACTACATGGGTAATCATTTAGTACCCCTAGAGTTTATTGCGAGATCTAAGTCATTTTGCCCCGATGACTATAACTTTTCTGATTTTGTTGAATTACCCCTTGCAAATGATGAAGCTATGAATAATAATTCTACCCGTCCCGCTGGTGTCACTAGTGGGTTAACCGAAACTAAACCTGTACAGGAAGATACCAATATGTCTAAAGTTCAAAATATCGTTGCTGCAAACAAAAACGCCGCTGTATCCGCTGCTAAACTGGAAGCGGGGCGCATCGCTTTGGTTCAGGTTACTAATGTGATCAAGACCAAAGCGCCATACGCTGTTAAGGGCTACATCGACACCCCTGTAGGCCGCGCCGTGGTAGCTAACTTGTTCTCCTTTGCCGTAGCGCAGTATGCAAGCAATAACCGTGCGGCTGTCGTGCTGTCTGACGCAGCCATGCAAGCCGCCGCCCTTGAGATCATTCAGAGTTTCAACATTGAGCAGATGATCACTGATGTGGTTAACGGTGTAGGCGCGGAAAAGCTGGCTAAGCTGTCAGGTGAAGTACAAGAGTAATTCTTGCCTTAACAGCTAGTAACTGATATGCTAAAGCCCTAGAGAAATTCTCTAGGGCTTTTTCTTTATCCGCTCTTTAACAAATTGTGAGGAAATCATGACTGAACAAGAAATTTTAGAGGTGTTGTCTGGTACGCGACCAAGTGCAAATCATGTACTAGGACGGGTAGACGATTTGGAAGTATGGAAATCTATGGGGAGTCCCCATTGCTGGGAGAAGGTGGCGCAACAAGGTATCTTCATAGTATATCAAGACTATGGCTATGGGCTTATGGCGTTACTACAGGATGGTGAGCTAGTAGGCTATGGCAAAAACTTAATTTGCAACAATGATGTAGTAGTGCTCAACCCTAGCTATTATGGTGTTGAAGACTACATCTTCATTAACCCCGACGTATTTTAAGAGGCATATCATGGGCTTATCATCAACTGATTATCGTAACTCTGTATCGGCTCCTAGCATTGCAGACCGCCCCCTAATTGGGTTACTTGTATGTACTACGGGATATTGTGGCTCTGATAGCATGGAGCTAATAGGGTTCGCCGCTGGGGAGAATTTGGACGAATTCGCGCATGAGCAAGCTATTGAAAACGCTAGTTCGTTCGGGTATGAGGGGGATAACGTCTGCATCGAGTGCGGGGAGGTGTCAGGTTCTGATACTTCCTGCGATTCTTGTGGCTCCGATGATTTAGAATGGCAAGAAAATGACAATGTATGTGGCACCATATACTTATTCAACCCTAGTTACCATATGGGCTACACAGCAGGTGGGGATGATGAATCCGCGCTAGTACGTCAGATGTTCGCAATAGATATGCTGGTTCAGGATGGCTCTTTAATTAGAGCTAATACCAGTATGATTGTTAATGGTATGGCGGGGGAGCACAACGATATTATCCGCCTAGTAGACGGGTTTATCCGTTCAGCCTCTTACCTCTATGGAACGTTTACCCGTATCGTGTGGGAGTAATATAAATGTATTTCAGTAAAGAAATATTAAAGGACGTCGCTGTTAGACGTCCTATTACTATATACATTGGGGACGATTATTATGATCAATCGTCTGTATCTAATTTGCCTTATATGCTCAAGCGTGCATTATCTACTTTGCCATTTGACTATAAAGGCAATATAACCATTAACTTCTATGGTGCTAATTATTTAATTAACGCCAAAGTATTAACCCTTATTCTCATATCCCTAGAGAATGACGGTATAGCTACAATACAACATGCGGGAGAAGCCCTAACCGTGGAGGATACAGGGGATGATATATTCTGTATGTTTGCTAACTTACATACAGAATCATTCTTCCTGCGTGACGGGATAATTCACGCAGTATTAGGGGAAAGAAAATGAGACTTATTCAGCGTACCCAAAGCCAGCGGAAACACAACCCGCACCAACGCCGTGCTAGGCTATTGTCCCGCTCTTCTATTAGCTGGATAATCATTGTCCTAGTCTTTTTAATATTTGTTTTATAGGTAACTCTATGAGCGGACATATTACTATCATGCAAACACGTACAGAGGTTAACGTTTTCCTTGTACCTGATACTGATGAAAACCGTGCCTTATGTGAGGTGGGTCAATATGACACCTTGATATATGATGATGACGGGTACTCTATTAACCTATGTGAAAACTTTACAGAAAATGAGGTTATTACTCATGTCTAAAATAAAACTGCGTGTCTGGATAGAATTATCTTCTAGCGGAGTTGACTTAGAAGTTACACAAGAGCAACTTGACCGATTGCAGAATGCAGAGACTCAGGAAGAAGCCCGCTTAATAGAGTTGGAAATACTGCCCGAAACTTTAACATTTAATCGTGCCGATATAGAGATTGGCGGATATGAACGGGAGGACTAGTTTATGCCAATGCTAACCGTATATTTCCAAACAGAAATAAATATTGGTATAGGTGATAGTGAGGCAAAACGTATTGAAGGTTTTGCGCATAAGTCAGATGACCGTCAGGCTTACATGCTGGAGCTATTAAACGAGGCGGGTGTAATAACTCCCCCGTCAGGTGTCATTGATAGTTATGTAATTGAGGACTAGAGGTACACAGCAAATAAACTATTAGGGCGCAAACGATCGCGCCCTTTCTTTTGAGGCCACCAGCTAAAAGTAAGCCTATTATACGTCCTAGAAAAATAAACGCCGCTACGGGCTTCCTAGAGCGTTTTAGAGGTACATTAGCATAACGTCCTGTACAGAACTACTGTACAAATATACAGTAGGATAACCTGTGTATAAGTCTGTAGATAACTCGTCTCAAGAGCTTTTAGGGTACTGTATGCCTATACAGGTTGTGTATAAGTAGGTGCATAATCTAAATGCTAGTGATTAGCATTTGATAGCTGTTCTCATTTAGACGCAAACGGTTAACCTCAATAAATTCAAGGTGTCAAGTCTTTTATGTGGCAAAAAGTGCTAAATCGAGATCTATTTGTTTTGATACCGATGTACAGCCTAGCCCTAAAACCGCTTAGAATGCGTTTTAGAGCGTTTTAGAGGTATGTATAAATATACAGGTTTTCAAAAATAGCTTGACATACGAAAATACGCAGTAAAACAAGGGGTTACTAGATTAAGCAATACCCATGCCAACTTTTCGTTCCAAATGAGAATTACTCGCATTAGTGAGATCTATTTGTTTTGATACCGATGTACAGCTTAGGAAGAAAACCGCTTAGAATGCGTTTTAGGAGCTTCTAGCGGCATGTATAAATATACAGTAAAACAGAAATAGTTTGACAGAGTATTTTCTTTATGCTACACGCGTGCGCCTGTTTCCTATCCTAGCGTCCCCTGATTCTCTTTACACTTCTTTACAAATATCAGCTTGCAGGCTGTGCGGGGTATTGATAATATTTATCTCGTAGGACGGCAACACGGAAACATGAAAGCGGATTCATCGCCTTGTTTCATCCTGCAACGCTCTTTAATAATATAACTAGATAGTGGCTTGATAGGCTTCTCTTAAAATAGGAAACTATCATGTCTCTAGTCAAATCCTCTATCATCTTTAGTGAGCAGTATGATGAATACAGGGTAAGCGTGGGTAAGGCAACTTACTACACTAATGACGCTACTGATGCACAGGGTACATTATCCCATATGCAACAAGAGCATAACGTTAAACCTTACCGTGTGAACATCAAAATCGCAACGGAAAGACAAGAGGAAAACTGGTAAAATAGTGCTTGCAAAAGCAAGCCTATCAAGTTACTATCTAGTTGCTCCACCGCTCTTTAAAAATTCAAATGATACAAGCCACCTCAACCTATGAGGGCTTACTTATGACTACTATTTTTATCGGTACTCTAATTGCTAAAGTATTGGGCTTAACATGTATTACCGCTTTTGGTGTCCTAGTTGTTTATACCGTTAACGAAATGTTTTTTACTAAACCACTTTAATATTGTTTAGGTGGCTTGTATCATTTGATTTGTGCTCTTTAAAAAAATCGGAAAATTATCATATAGCTCGTTTGCCTAACCAGTAAACGAGGTAACAATATGGAAAGAGAAATCTTTGTTGATGAATTCAGCGGCTACATAACAGTTGCAGAAATAGAAGCGCTGTTACTACGCATGAATTCATTCTACTACGGTAAAAGTTATTACTTGTCCTGTAGTGCCGATACTAAGGAATTCGACTTAGTGGAGGTAGTAATATGCCATTAACAGGATATCCTTTAATGCTAAGTCTCTTTCAACGTGACATGCGCCGCAGATACAGATCATATAAGCGCGGCGGCCAGCAAGGGCTTGACATGGTATGGCGTAACATGATGGAAGCCCTTAAAGAAGAGTACGAAAAAACAGTTTGATATTCTAGCAAACGGGTTATATGATAGCTTTCCGATGTACCGACGAAACGCTAGTAAAATGCTAAGTAGTCATGTTCTTTAACAATCTGGAAATTAGCTATAGACTCCAATTATTGAGTGTGTTTTCTGTTAATCAGCTTCCTGTTTCTAGTAAGCTGATTAACTGGATAACATACCATTAACTAAACTGGAGTTCTAACCATGAAAGAAACCACCGCACTTACTGTTACCCCAAAAATTGGGCAATCTGTTTACGTCCCTTTTGTAACGGTGAGTGACGCTGTTACGGGTTCCGTAGAATATCAAGGCGGCTGCGCTCTTATCCCTTTCGATAAGATTGATTCCGTCTACAGTGACACGGACACTAACAGAAAAGGTAATAAAATCTATGGTGTACGGCTGAAATCAGGCGATCGCGTTGATGTGGTGCTTAAAGAACACAACGAAAATCAGACGTTGTGGCAAGCTATCCGTTAACATTGGTTCCCTAATAATCCCTTAATTTGATGGAGTAACAAAATATGTCTTTACCAACTATTTCCCGTATTAGCTTGATCGACCTGCCTATGCCTTTCCCTCTTGCAATGGATGAGCGCGAGGGTAAATTGGGGTATGTTGCTGTGGTTACCGTGCCGTCTGTACAGCCGAACATGTATCGTGATTGTACAGTAGGAAAAGAATATTATGCGTCTGTATTTGTTGCTAATGAAGACGCTGTGGAATTCTTAGACGGTGAACCGCCTGCCGATATGGTGGCGTTCTTGGATGACAAGGGCGATCTGGTTATTACCACGTCTGACGAATCTAAAGCAGACAAGGACGCCGCTAAGATTATTCGCTGGTTAGCTCCAGACGAGTACGTCTTGGCTGAACCTGAACAACCTACCGCCGAACCTAAGAACGACCTGCCAGAGCGTACAAAAGCGGGTGATTTTGAAGTATTCGACCTTCCTTTTGAACTGCAAATTTTTGCAGAATTGCAAAAGGTGCCGGAACTGGTAACGGTTCGCATTGAGGAAGAAAGCGAACAACTCCCTAACTGTAAAGTGGGTGATACCTACCCAGCGACTAAATTCCTCATCCTGTCGCTGATGGGTGAAAAATCTAAAGGCATTGAATATTTCCTAGCCTTTACTGATAGTAAGGGACGTCCTTGCTTAGTTGATGACGGTGTAGTAGCCGCAGGCTCTATTACCCTGCAATAACCCGCGCCACCGACGGCGCAAAATAAATAGGGCAAGTGCCTATGTTGGATTTTCGATGTACTACCCATGTAAGCGCAAACAATGTTATGGTGCGCCCTCTCTAAAAGGAGGATGCTATATCTTGCTTGAAGCGGCTACAGTGAGCTAATCCGAACCTATAGCGTGAAATAGGCTAAATATGGTAGCTAGGGCGTTTTAATATCGTATAACGCCGCACTTTAATTAGTGCAAATGAAACCTAGTACACAAAATAATAGTGTTACTGTTAATAGTCTGTGAGTGTATTCTATTCGACGCGAATGCATTTGCAGGCTATTAGCGATTAACATTAACGTTAGTCATATCCCATTAATCAATTTTGGAGTCTTAACTATGTCTACGGCTAAAACCACTAAAAGCGACAAGAAAGAGGCGTTTTCTTGGGACGATACTAATAGCGCTCTTGCGGTGTCTCGTTATCAGGAAATCGTCGCGGCTGACGGTATCGAAGCGGCTAACTCTACAGGTCTAGCGACTATTTCTGCGGAATTGGGTGCTGGTAGCCCTGTTAAGGTGCGCTCTAAGCTGGTAAGCGCTGGTGCGTATCAGAAAGCGGATAAAGCGCGTAAAGTCGGTGGCGGTTCTTCTGTACGCAAGGCGCATTATGTGCGTGTGTTTGGTAAACATGCTGTCGAACAAGAGCTTATCGACGATGCGGATGAGTTCGCTAGTCTGGAAAGCGTAAAACTCGACACGCTGGAAAATCTGGCGAAAATGCTCGGTCTATCTGATGAAGTGAAACAAGCAGCGGAATAATATTCTAGCTGTGCGTATAAGCCGCTATTAGTTTCTAGCGGCTTTATTTCTTTTTCAGTGAGGCTAATAATATGGGCAATATTCAAAAGGTTAAATTGCGTCAGCGTGATAATCCTGATGTGACCGCAACGTGCTCTACTTTCGATCTAGACGGGGATGATAGCGACTTAGCAGGCACAAGTGTTATGTATCGTTTACTGCGGGAAGGTGCGACTATCGAAGGGGTTTATATTCCCGAAGGTGATTTCTTTCGAGAATCCTTTCAAAATTTAGACGGGTATTATTTCCATCTGGACGATATCGAAACAGAGGTAGTTAAATCATGATTTTCTACCCATCTGAATCTTTTATTTTCGGGATGTTTATTCTGGCTTCCGTTTTATGGCTTATTGCGGCGGATTTCCTTTCAAAATGCAATCTAGGTAGCAGCGGGGTGGAATACTCCCGCCGCTACAAGATGGCGCGTAATATCCGTATCATTGCTTGGCTGTTTACTCTAGCAGCCATTATATTAGGCATGTTGTCTAGCCTAATTGATATAACGTAATATACGCAAATAATAGCCCTGTTATTGCGGGGCTATTTTTGGCATATATTAATATGTCGATTCCCAAAAATTAATTTGGAGTTATTCCTATGTCTATAGCTGAAAAATACATTCCCGCCATTGTAACAGCGGCGAATGATTTAAACTTCTACGGTAAGCGACTACGATCAAGCCGCCTAGCTGTATGTGAGACAATTTCAAAGAAACTATTTGAAGATTGCTCTAAGTCGGTAGATATCCATAACTATCTGGAGGCTAACAAGCCGCCTAAAGCTGAACGGGTGAAAGCCTCTAAAGCTGAGAAAGTGGATAACCGACCGCTTGCAGCGGGTAACCTTACATCGGCTATCGAGTCTTGGCCTGTTATTTCTGGTAAAAGATTTATTCTTACCAGCGTACAGAATAATACATTCCCCCATGAGGCATTTTTTCAGAGCTTGGTAAACTACGCTGAGTTTTTAGGTGCTAAGTTATTGGTGTCTAAATACACCTATAATAAAAATGGGTTTCAGAATGGAGAAGGTGAAAAAGGGATTCATTACAATCCTATTTTTACGCCTTTCTTACAGGAAACAAACTGTTTCCTTAATAACACGTCATTTGCTTTCTTAGCCCAGCTTAACATTCTTCCCACGGCTAATTATCCGCTGTCGGGTTTTGCTGAGTCTTTGAATGGTTTTAGTGCTGCAATCGGTCACGCGCAGATTACTAGCGAGGCTGTACCAGCATTGAAGGGTGAAGTAGTCCAGCGTCTTTATTCTACTGGTACGGCTACACTCAAAAACTATATTCAGCAAAAGGCAGGGCAATCCGCAGAAACACGGCATTGTTACGGCGCTTTATTGGTTGAATTCAATGATGAAGGCCAATTCTGGTGCCGTCAGTTGCAAACTATGGATGACTCTGGTGAGTTCTATGATCTTAAGTGGCATATTACTCCAGATGAAGTGAATATCAGTGAAGATTCAGTGCTGGGGTTACAGTATGGGGATATTCATGCCGAAAAGCTGGATAATGAATGCGCGCTTGCGTCATTTGGTAGTGATGACTCGCTATTAGATTTCTTGCGGCCTAAGTTCCAGTTTATCCACGATGTTCACGACTTCACCAGCCGAAACCACCACAACCGAAACAGCGGCGTATTCCTAGCGGAACAATATGCCGCAGGGCGCGATAAGGTTCTTGATGACTTGCAGGATACTGGAGCAGTTCTTGAATCCTGTCAGCGTGATTTTTGCCAAACGATTGTTGTTGAGTCTAACCACGACTTAGCTCTTTCACGTTGGCTGGATGACAAAAACGCTAATATCACGTATGACCCTGCAAACGCCAAATTGTTTCACCAGCTTAATGCAGCGGTCTACGGTGCTATTGAGTCGGGGGATAGTAACTTTAATGTACTTGACTACGCTCTAAGAGTGATTGCTGGGTGCTCGTACAGTGCCGTGTTCCTCAAGACTGACGAGTCATTCAAGATTGCAGGTATTGAGTGTGGTGTACACGGTCACAACGGCATTAACGGCAGTCGGGGCGCTCCTAAGCAGTACAAAAAATTGGGGCGTCTTAATACTGGTCACACGCATACGCCTAGCATTTACGGCGGTGTCTACACGGCGGGTGTCACTGGTTCACTGGATATGGGGTACAACATCGGCGCGTCTAGCTGGTGCCAAACTCATATTATTACCTATAAAAATGGTGCTCGTACTTTGATTGATTTTAAAGACGGTGACTTTTTCGCGTTGCAATCCCTTTAATTGGAGTCAGACACATGAAAGTATTAATTCAATATCGCAATGGTAAACGTTTTATTCAATCCGGCGTCGTTGACGGTAGCGTTATCATTAACCCTTCGTTTATTTCGTTCGATACCTTTAATTTAGATATTGAGCGGGGGAAGGGTGAAGGTATTAAACGCTTCTCGTCTGATATGCGTGAAGATTGTCATACCGTGTTTATTAACCCGTTTAAGGCGCAAGTCTCATACGTGGTTATTATTAATCAGCGTGACGATTCTAAGCTGGAGTGCGACGTTACAGGGCGTAATGGGCTAGAGTTTATTGTTGTTCCGGTTTTGGATTCTATCTGTATTGACGAGCTAAACGACTCGTTAAAATGGTTAAGCAATCAATAACCATTACGCTAGAGCGGGGCTTTAATTAGTCCCGCTTTATTTTTATCCCTTAATTGGAGAGTGCTTCATGAAAGCTAAAGTTAAATTACCCTCACAAAGTTCAGTGCCTAAGACTTATACTTACCAGTCTTTAGAAACTGGTAAGGTATATCAGGCAGTATTACCAGACGCCGATTTGGTAGATGAATACGTTATTGCTCTTGAGAGCGGGTACATTAACATTGATTCTAACGGTGTTATTCGCGTATATCAGGAATTTAACGGCGATGATATGACCGAGGAATTAGAATCTAATACCTTTATTCCCCGCCCTGATTTGCAAATAACCGTTACACTGTCGGGGGCTTAATATGCGTCAAGTCAGGCAGCTTAATATATGGGATTTGGACGGAACGGTTATTAATTCGTTTCATCGTGTGCAACCTTGTCTACGTCCCAATGGGGATTTAGATTTAAATAAGTATGCGCGGGAAGCCTGTACTCATGAAATGATTATGGGCGACACGCTCCTACCCCTAGCGGAATACATGCTTAAATGTTTGTCTTCTGACACGCAAGCAAATGCTATTGTTACCGCAAGGCGCATGAATAGAAGTGATTACTATTTCTTGCGGCGTCAGGGTATGCGGGGACGTGGTAGTAGTAATGTGCAGTTAATGTCCCGTGATACCCTGCATCGCTATGCCCCTCACTTATCCGAGGTGCCACGCCTGTACTATAGCCGTGATGCGGATTATAAAGCGTTCTACTTTGAGCAGTTGCGGAAAATGTACCCCGTAGCAGATATCACCGTATACGACGATCACAAAGGCGTCCTTGCGGTAGCACGCGATATGGGCTTCAATGCTATTGACGCAACTATGGTGAATGAAATCCTGAGTATGGGTGTACGCTCTACGATGGAGGAAATGGCAGATGAGCAAGCTATCAGTGATGCAGACTACGCCAGCTTAGCAGAGCGAACCGCTCTAGCATGGCATAGTATGACGGAATTAGAGCGCAGTGAGTATGAGTCGCCTACTGATTACATCATGCAACTGTTAGCAAGTTAAATAATAAATAAAAGTTATGGTTACACTCTGGGATAGTAACAGAGTGTAACCATTAGGAGGCTACGGGAGGGCGGTAATGAGACTCATTCTCATCTACCCACCCTGTCGAC